GGTCATGAGTCAATCGTTCTCAGTCGAGGCCGGTTGCGCTGCCCGCACTGCGAGCAGGTTGGCAAGTACCCAGGCGACTTCAAGTCGCTTGATCTCAACCCGAAGTACAAAGACGATCTAAACCCGGTTTACAAGCATATTGGGTGCGGACACGTCTTCTCTCCTGGCGATCCGCTGATCATCCAGCAGTACATAACAGGTCAGTTGGTGTCAAGGTCGGTGTTTGAGGATCTCCAGCGCACCGTGCAGCGGCTCGAAGCAATCGTGGGTGGAATACCGATCCAAGGTGAAGGGAGGACAGCAGCATGACGCTTGACACGAGCGAGCGTCACCCCATCTGCCTGATCCTGAACTTCGCGTCCACGGACGTGGAGGAAGGCAAGCTGGATGACAGTCCGGTGCTGTGGAAGGATCTGATGGCCGAGGGCGTGGTTGCCCGCACGCCGAACCTGAAGGAGAAGGTCCCCTTCAAGGTCATCTCCACCGGCCGCTCGTCGTCTCGCAATGGCAACATCACTGTCAGCATGAGCGATCTGGTCGAAGCGTTCGACGCCAAGGCGTTCCAGGACGTGACGATTCCGGACGGGCATCCCAAGCCCGACCGCGTGCTCCCTGATGGCAGGGTTGTCAAGGGTGACAGCGCGCTCAACAACACAGGCTACGTCCGTGGCCTGCGTGTCGTCAAGAAGACGGTCAAGGGCGGTCCGAAGGATGGCAAGGAGATTCACGTTCTCCAAGCCGGACTCGGATTCACGGAGCCGGATGTCGCGGCCAAGGTGAAGCGGGGCTCTGTCCCCAACATCTCGGCTGGTGTGTACTTCGACTTCGTGCGCAAGGCCGACGACCGCTACTTCCGGGCGGCACTGAACCACGCGGCTCTGACCAAGAACCCGTGGATGCAGGATCTCGAACCGTTCCAGCGCGCGTACTTCGCAGATGGTGACAGCGAGTACGAGCTTCAGGAACTCCTGCTGGACGAAGACAAGCAGGATGACAACGACGCCAAGGTGATCTGGAACGAGCAGGTCGCAGCGAACTTCATCCGCAATGCGATCTCCCAGGCCCTCAACCCGAAGCCCACGATGGAAGAGCAGGCGCTTGGTGTGCCGGAACGGCCCCGCGCCTTCTACTACGTCGAGGACGTGACTCACAACGAGCCGAACGTGGCCCGTGTCGAGGAGTCCTATCGGGGACGTACCACCAACTTCGTTGTCCCCTACTCGGTGGATGACGATGGCAAGGTCACTGTCTCACCTCAAGCCCATTGGCAAGAGGGCAAGCAGGCGATGATCGCTGCCAGCGACGACGACAACCTGGATGCCTTCGAGTCCAGGACCGTCGAAGCACTGCGTGAGCGGCTGACCGTCGCTCTCGCTGACATGTTCGGTGATGACAACAAGCTCGTCATCGGGCAGATGTCAACGGATGGGCGTGCGCTGATCCGCAACCAGGACACGGGTGCCGAGCACCTGGCCCGGTTCCGCGAGATCGGTCCTCATGCCTACTTCGCTGACACCGCTGACTGGACGACGGTTCGCCTGCCGTCCAGCAAGCCGGGCAACACACCGGCCAGCAAGCCGTCTCCCAAGGTCGAGTTCGATCTGAACACGCCCGAGGGCCGGGTGGCTGCTGCACGTCAACGGCGAGAGCAACTCGTCACGAGCAATTAGTAAGGAGGTGGACATAAGTGGGAATCCTGGAGACGATCGACGCCATGGACCTCAGTGATGAGGAGAAGGCGCGGATGCGGCGTGAGTACGAGGAGGAAGTCAATCCTCTGCGAACCGAGGTTGGCACGCTGCGGACGAACGATCGCCGCGAGAAGGTCAAGACCGAGATCCTGGCGCTGAGCGAGGCTGGGTTCAAGGATGCGCCACGTGCGTTGGCATTCGTGCGTCGGCTGTATCTCTCGCCCGACGCCGAGGAGCCGGGAGTGGTTCTGTTCGCAGATCACGAACTGAGCCTCACCGGCGAGGAGGCAACCGGGGCGACAACCCGCGAGTCGATGTCGGTCGCGCAAGCGTTCCGCACGTTCTTCTCGCTGCTGCCAGCCGACAAGGATGGCAAGCTGAAGGTCACGCTGTCCGACCAGGGCACCGTCACCGACGACCATGGCAAGCCCGCTGTCGGTGACCGCAACGATGCGGTGGAGCAGACGGCGGCGCACAAGGAGTCCCTGGGACGTTCGCTCGGTCGCACGATCGATCGCCCGTCGCGCGACAAGCGCTACAAGGGCTTCTCTTCGGGAGGCGGTGACTAGCAATGGCGTGGAACATTCGCACCTCTCGCAACGTCACACCCGACCTGGAGATCCTGGTCAACCAAGTCAACGTCGATGTCGCGGCCAGCATCGTGCTCGACGCCGGGGCGGTCACGCCCGACCCGACGACCGGTGAACGCAAGCTCGTCGCCGGAACGCCGCTCAAGAAGGTTGGCAACCAGTACGTCCCGTGGGACGCGGCTGCCGATGCGGCCACCCTCTGCCTTGGCATTCTCGCCAGGTCTGAGGTCTTCCCCGATGGCACGGCGCAGTCCGACCTGCCGTCCGCCATGTGGCACCACGGCCAGTGGTTCCGCACCGACCGCATCGTGGGCTGGGCCACGGGCGGCACCAAGATCCGGCAGGCGCTTCCGACCTGCAAGTTCTCCTGATCATCAGAGAGGAGGTGTAAAGTTAGATGGCAGTCATCGACGACATCATGGATCAGGCGACACTCACGGACGCGATCGTCGGTCCCGTCGAGACGGAGATGGAGCAGATGCCGTACATCGGGGAGCAGATCGCCCCGATGGTGCCCACGGACTCGCAGTACGTGAGCATGTCGGTGGAGGACTTCTACGCCACCGGCATCGGCCAGTTCCGAGCGCCCGAAGCATCAATCCCGTTGATGGACATCACGGGACGCGAGGAGCGCGAGGAAGTCATCGAGTTGGCATATCTCGATGAGGCCCATCGCATCTCCCCACGACGGTGGGAGATCCTGACGCAAGGTGGCGAGAAGCTGGCGGGTCGTGAGGCCCGTCGCCTGATCGAGATCGGGCAGATCTTGGAACGGCGCAACGAGCGCTTGACCGAGTGGATGCGCTGGCAGACGTTCAGCGGCCAGATCACGATCGAGTACCAGCTTCGTGACACCGCGCTTGTCATCGACTACCCGTTCGCGGCCGGTCACAAGCCGACTGCGGCCATCGCGTGGACCGACCTGGCCAACGCCGACCCGATCAACGATCTCAAGGTCTGGCTGAAGCAGGTCAGCACCGATTCGGGTTCGCCTGGCAGGCGGGTTCACATCAGCGACGACGACATCGAACTGATCCTCACCAACCAGAAGCTCCCCGGCTACTTCAACGTCGAGCCGGGACAGCCCTTCATGCCAACGCTGGATGACGTGGGCAAGCTTCTGCCTCCGGGGACCGTGTTCGTGCCGACCAACCACGGCTACCGAGCCGAGAGCGTCGGCGCGTCGAAGCGCCCGCAGGACCACACGCGGTACCTGCCAATCGGCAAGGTACTGATCACGACGGACTACACGGTGCAGGGCTACGGGGCCATCGCGGAGACGCTGAACGGTCCCGTCGAGATCAAGTCCGGCCCGAACGACACGGTGTTCCTGCCGGGTCCGCAGTCCGAGATCATCCTGAAGGGCGAGGGCGTCTACACGCGCCTGCTCCGTCAGGCTTCCCGACGCATCGTGCGCCTCAAGGTGCCCGAGGCGTTCCTGTACGCCACGGTGCGCTAGGGAGGAGGTGAACAACATGGCTGATAGCAAGGGCTACGAAGTGCTCGTGGACGAACTGACAGTCCACAAGGCAGTTCGGGAACTCAACCACCCGATCACGGGTGAGAAGATCGGCTGGCAGCAGGGCCAGGGCGAGACGTGGTTCCTGGGCGAAGTGATCCCGCCCGAAGCGATCAACCCCGAGTGGGCCGAAGCGCTGGAGTCCGGCGAAGGCTCGCTCTACGAGTCGCTGAAGGAGAAGCTCAAGCCGTCCAGCGACGAGCCCGCCGTCTCCGACGCCGTGCGCATGGGGATGCCGTTCGAGGGCTACGACGACATGGAGGAGGATGACATCCTCGCTGCCATGCGCGTGCTCCCGAGCGCCACTGCCACGCGCATCAAGGAGTGGGAGGCCCGCCAGGACGAACCGCGCGATGCGATCGTCCACTTCAACATCGGCTACGGCGTCTCGCCGGGCGACTACCAGGAGGGCAAGGTGCCCGGAGGCGATGCCTCCACCGAGGGCGACGAGTCCAAGCCGGTGCGGGCGATCCGTACCAGGCAGGTTGCCGCCGTCGATGAGGATGGCCCGACCGTTCCGGGCGAAGGTGTCACGGGGACGGGCGATCCGCAGGTCGAGCCGGGAACCGCCGCCGCTGCGGAGGCCGCAGACGAGGCCCCCAAGACGGCTCGCCGCGCCGGACGCCGCCCGCGTCCGCAGCGCACACAGCAGGCCACCACCGAGTCCACTGAAGGCTCGTAGGCGTACTGGCAAGGGAGGTGACAGACGATGGCCAATGAGTACACCCTAAACGACGAGATCGAAGCAGGCGCGCGGGACGAGCTTCCGGAGACGTTCGATGCGCTGATCGAGTCGGAGAACTTCGGGGAAGCTGGCCTCGCGCGTCGCAAGTCCCTTGTCATGGCACGTATCTGGGGCAGGGCGCTTGACGAATCCGAGATCGAGGTTCTGGACCCGCGTGTGCAGGCTTACGCGGCGAAGATGCTCGCTCGGACGTTGATCGGCCCTGGCATCGACTACTGGGGTGCGCAGGTTCTCTCCCAGTCCGCTGGCACGACCGAACAGGTCAGTTACGACGCCCAGCGGATCACTGCGCTCAAGGATGCTGACAAGCGCCTTGCTGCTGAGATCGCAGAACTGCTGCCGGACGTGGAGGTCATCCTTCCGCCCGTCAAGCTGACTGTGGGAGCAGGCCCACATGTCGAGCAGGCTGGCAAACTGGGTACGGTGAATGCGTTGGACGGCCTCTACACGCCCGATCCGTACGACCTGCCGCCTGTCTATGCCCCGACCACGACGGAGACGACTGGAACGGCGTAATGCCAATCTTGGCGTCAACGATCGATTCGGAGGTCATGCTCGATGACATCGAGATTGTCCTCCAGACCGATCTCAACGATGCGCTCGCACAGGTGTACGCGGGCCTCGAAGCTCGGGATGAAGCACGTGCCATACGCCGGGGCGTTGAGTACGTCCCTCTGACGTACGACCAGGTTTCACCAGATCACTACCACGTCGGCAACTTCCCCAGACAGGTGCTAGGAGACGTACCAAACGAGTTGTATCCGTATCTCGTGCTCGCAGTAGAGGACATGGTTCCGGATGCCGAGAGTGCAAACCAGGATCACATGGTCGTGTTCCGGCAAGCGCTTGCGGTCCATTCGCTGGCCATGGCCACTGAGGACGAGGGCTCAGAGGTCGTCTACCGGCGCGCTCTCCGGATGGGTGTGGCAGTTCACACCGTCCTGATGAGTAACAGAGCAACAATCAACATGTTCCAGGGGATAGTGAATCCGACGCGGGGGCAAGCATCGATCCCGTGGACCTATCGCGAAGGCGGTCGCAACAACAACCGTGCCTGGTATCAGGCCGTGGGCCTGTCCTACGCGATCAAGCTCTACACGATGAGCCGCTATGGCTAGGAGGTGACGCATGGCGAGTTACATCCTCCGAGGCTGCAAGCAGCGTGGTGCAAGGGTTGGCCGCGTGAACGTCGATGGCGACCGCTCGTTGGTGCTCAACGGGGCACCAGTCGAGTTGTCAGACGAGGAGTACGAAGGATTCCAGCAACGATACGTCCTCGAAGCTGCGGACGCTGAAGTGCTGGCTGAACCGGATGACAACAAGGGTGATGAGCCCGAGGAGTCGTCCTCCGATACGACAACCAGCCACACCTGAGAAGGGAGGTGTGAAGTAGGTGAGCAATTTTTTCCAAGCTCGGCATGGCCTTGACTACGAGCAGGGCTTCATGCAGGGCGCGGGACGCATCCTGATCGCGCCTGGGGATACTGCATTCCCAGATGCCATCTCGGACATGATCGTGACGGCACCAGGCCCGACGGTCTATGACCCGGTGGACCCGTTCGATGAGGTCGGCTTCACCAAGACCGGCATCAACATCACACGCAACAACGCCGAGGAGACGTTCACCGTCGATCAGCTTCGGTCGGCCATCAAGACCAGGCCGTCGAACTGGGAGATGTCGGTTGGCACCCAGCTTGCCGAAACGTCCCTGGAGACGTTCGCGCTCGCGTGGGAGCTTCCCGATCCCGAGGAGGTCACTGCGGCGGCGGCGGGGACCAAGGGGCTCAAGAAGGTTGGCATGGGAGCGCCAACCTCGTACAGCGAGAAGCTGCTGTGCGTGCTGTTCCTGTACCCCGACGACATCATTCGTGCGTTCGTCTGGCGGCGCTGCCTCCATGCGGCGCAGGAGTCCGGGTTCACGCTCCAGAACACGGGCGAGCAGGTCAGCCTGCCGTGGCGGCTCAACTGCATGGCAGACGACACCGCACCCGATGGCGAGCAGTTCGGCGTCATCTTCGAGGAGACACCGGCGCTTCCGTAGGCCAACCAGCATTACAGTGCAAGCCAGAGGGCAGCGCTGAACCACTAGCAAGCGAAGGCAACCAAGTGGGCAAGAACATGACAACCACACGGAGCGAGGGCGCTGGGCATGTCGTCCTCGCTTCTGTGTGTCTTGGCGGTTGTCATGACTGACTTCATCGAGTTCGAGGTGGATGAGGATGAGGTCATGCGCGGCCTCACCATCCAAGAAGTGTGGGCCAAGCACGTTCTGCGCGACTTCATTGACGACCTGGCTGACAAGGGGATTGAAGTCTTGCGGATGCACGCTCCGAAGCCGGGATTGAACCATCCCTACTCGGAGGGTTACACCCAGGAGCACATCGACCGCACAGGGATCTCCTGGCATCCTGGTGGTGCCGGTGGTGGTGGCACATACCAGGTCATCCTTGGTGTCAAGGCCGGGACCAGCTATCACCCGGTCTATGCCAATCTTGGCACGGGGGTTTACAGTTACACCAGAGATTACATCCGATCGATCAGTGGCAAGCTGATGTGGTTCTACGGAACGAAGATCGGACTCAGGATCGCCGCATACGAGGTTGCAGGGCAAAGGCCGCAACGCTTCCTGTATGAGACGTGGCGTGATCTGGCGCTGTTCGCAGAGATGCGCCTGCTGACAGAGCGATCGTTCATCAATAGCATCTAGGGATACTCAAAGGAGATCCAAATGTCAACTCAGGCGACAGAGCCTAAGGAAGCCACACCACGGCGACGAGCGAAGCCGGTCGCCAAGGACGACCCGGAAGTCGTCGCTGCGACCAACGCCGAGGCGATGGATGCGCTCGAACCAGGCGCAGGCGATGCTGCCTCCTGGCTTGACAAGCCGGTTGACGATCTCTCAGAGATCAAGCGCTACATCGTCGGCAAGCCGCCTGAGGAGGGTGGCAAGGACACCGAGTACAGCGTCTACATCCAGCAGCCGCTCGGCTGGATGGCCCGCCAGCGCTTCTTCGCTCTGATCTCCGGTGCCCTCTCACGTGCCATCCGCGCCAGCGGCGGCGAGGTGGCCGGGATGGGCGACATCTTCGGCAACCAGGGTGGCACGATCCGCGAACGCGGCGAGCGCCTGATGCAGCGCGACTGGCAGGATGCCTCCACCTTCATGGCACTGGCTGCCGAACTGACAGCCTACGTGCCAGATCTGATGCTGGAGTTCTACTGCATCTTCCTCCAGGTGCCAGTGGGCGAGCGCAACTGGGCCAAGCTGATCTTCGACCAGGCGCATGACCCCGAACGCAACCTCTGGGGCTTCACCGATGACCAGCACCGCATGATCATCGGGACGTTCATCGACCAGAACTACGAGGAGCTACGGGGGTATTTTACGAACGACCTGCCAGCGATCGCCAGGCGGGTCGTCATCAACGAGCGGAATCGAGCGGCCCGCGAGTCCGCATCGGCCCCGTCGAAGCAGTCGAACTCGTCTGGTCCAGCGGCGGTGGCGACCGCCTAACGGAGATCATCAACTGGCCTGCTAAAACCTTCGATGCGATCTACACAGCCATTGTCAAGCGTCAAGCCCGCGAGGGGGTCGAGCGTCAGCGCGATCAGATGGTCGCTGCCATGTACTCGAATCCCAACTGGGATGACAAGGAGAATGACCGGCCTGGTCGCATCAAGGAGATCAATAAGCATTACAACAAGATCATTGAACTCATCTACGACCCGGATCTGGATGAGGGCGATGAGCCTGACTGGGACAACCCGTTCTGGCAGGCCCACCTTCGCGCGCTCCAGCGCACGCGCGAGAAGTGGGGGCTGGACAACCCTGATGCCACGATGCGGGAAGTCATCGACGCAGACGAGGAGCAATCCCGTATGCTTCAGGCACTTGAACGCCGAGCCGCACGGCGCGAGGGGCTTGATCAGGTGAACGGTCGATGAAGCTTGCAACTGTCATATTGGCTGGCATTCTGGTGACGACGCCTACCTGGGCGGTTGGTGCTACTCCCCAGCAACCCTTCAAGGCGTGTGTCGAGACGACCGGTGATCACTGGACCAAGCTCGATCTCAAGATCCGGCCCAAGGCAGGCTGCCCCAAGGGCCAATACCCAGTCAGTTGGCCACAGGTCGGACCACAAGGCCCTGCTGGTCCGGCTGGTGCACAAGGCGTCACGGGACTGGCGGGTCCTGCGGGCGCTCAGGGTCCGGCCGGTGATGCGGGTGCACGCGGACCGGCTGGACCACCTGGGCCGAAGGGCGAGACTGGCAACGACGGTGCTCGCGGTCCTGCTGGTCCTGCTGGTTCTACTGGCCCGCGTGGTCCGCAGGGTCCTCCTGGGCCGCAAGGTCCGGCTGGCACTGGTGGCGGATGTCCAGCAGGGACAACGCGCCAGCAGATCACTGTCAATAGCCCTGGTGGCCAGAAGCAGATTGTGACCTGCGTGGTGTCATGAACTATGCCACCTGTTGGGTATCGACATACACGGAGTACGAGGGCAAAGATGCGGCGTTCGCATCTTGGCCAGTCACGTCGGTGTCCAACTGACATCGTTCGCGATCCTGTCGCAGCCATCAAGGCGGTGATCGCAATATGAACGAGGTTGAATATGTTTTGAGAATTATTTTGAGGGCGCGAGATGAACTGGCCGCTGGGTTGGCGAAGGCGCGTACCCAGCTTCGTGGCTTCAAGACCGACACCGAGTCGATGAACACGGCGCTTGGCAACCTGAACAAGACGCTGAGCACCTTCGATGGCCATCTCGGCAACATCGAGAAGAAGATCAACAACTGGCGTGCTGCCCTACGTGATACCAACAAAGACGGTAAAGAGCTATCGAAGACGTTCGATGCTCTGGGTAAGCAGGCCGAGTCCACTGGTCGCAAGATCAGCACAGCCGGGAAGACGCAGGAACAGCTTCAACAGCAGGCTCGCGCTCTCCGCAAGGAGATGCTTGGCATCCACCAGGCTCGCAAAGACGAAGCCATCGATGTCGAGTTTGCCTCTAAGAAGTACAAGCAGCTTGCTGATCAACTGAATACGATCGCACTGAGTATGAGCAGGGCTGCTCGTACGAAGACGCCTGCGAACGAGTGGGCGCGGCAGGCCAGGGAGGCTGCTGAGGAGATCAAGGACGTTGACAAGGAGATGCTGGAGGATCGCAAGCGGTACGCCGCTGAAGAGAAGCGAATCCTCAATGACATCTCAACTGCTGTCAAGGACTTCTCTGACCGGCGTGCTGCGCAGGAGAAGGCTTCGGTCGAGATCGCCAAGAGCACGACTGCTGATCGCATCCGGCTTGCCAACGCTGAGCTTGATGCGATGGAGAAGCGGCGGGTTGCGCAGGAGAAGGCAGCCGACGCGGATGAGAAGAACGCCCAGGCGGCGCTCGCCCGCCAGCAGCAGATCTCTCGTCTGGCTGAGCGGAGCCGTGTCATCGGTGGGCGGCGCAGGCCCGAAGCTGGCGATGCTGAGGAACTGCGGGCCATCGCCAAGGAATATGACAAGCTAGCTGATTCGGTCAAGGACAACGAGGACGAGTTCCGCCGCTTCGCCACTGCTGCCAGCCGTGTCCGAGCAGTGATCAAGGACATTGGCGACGATTCTGGCCGCTCACGTCGGGGGATCATCGGGCTCGGTAGCGACTTCAGCAAGCTTGGCGACAACGTTGCCACGGTTGATAACAAGCTTCGCGGTATTCTTCTGCTCGCGGTTGCGTCGTTCGCTGAGCAGTTGACAACAGCAGTGGCGGGCCTCGGTGGAGAGTTGGTCGCACTCGCCGGGTCGGCTGCGATGGCGGGTGGAGCCCTGGGTGGCATTTTGGCTGCGGGTGCTGCTCAGGCGCTCCCCGTCATTGGCCTGTTGGCAGGGGCGGTGAGTCGTGTCAAGGCGGTCACCGACGCCTTCCAGCAGAGTCAGAAGCTTCAGCAGGCGCAGTTCACCGACCAGGAGAAGGGCGCACAGAAGGCGATTGACAAGACAAATGCGCTTGCTAGTGCTCAGGATACGGTGACGGCTGCCAACGAGCGCCTGGCTGAATCGCGCAAGGATCTGACCAAGGCGCAGAAGGATGGCGTGGATCAGCTTCAAGATCTGATCTTTGCTGAACGTGAGGCCGCACTAGCAGCCAAGGGTGCAGCGCTGAACGTACAGGAGGCACAGAAGGCGCTCAAGGATGCCATCGCAGGCGGTGCCTCGGCCCTGGAGATCCAGCAGCGCCAGCAGTCGCTTGATGAGGCGAAGCTGCGCCGTGATCAGACCCGTGCGGGGGCTCGTCGGGCTCGGGCCGATGTTCGTGAAGCCGGTGGTCAAGTTGGCAATCTGCCTGATGTTCAACAGGCGCAGAAGCAGGTCAAGGACGCTGAGCGTGCAGTTGCCAGTGCCAGCCGTGGGCTAGACCAGGCACAGGACAAGACGGATCGCCTGGCATCGACCACGATGACGGCTGCTGCCAACCTCAACTTCCTGCTCAGTCAGTTGTCACCGGCTGAGCGCAAGCTCTATAACTCCTTCCAGCGCTTCTACACCGACTACCGGCGCATCTTCATCGGTGACCACAGGCGTAGTGGCGTCTACGGTGTCATCGTCTCGGCGTTCGCGGATGCGGTTGATGCGGTCGATCGCATCATGCGTCGGCCCAAGGTCATCAGGACTGTTCAGTCTCTTGCCAATGAGATTGCCAAGCAGTTCCGTAAGGTGACGGCGTTCTTCACTGGCGACGAACTGGATCAATTCATTGAGATCACCAAGGATGCCAAGGACAATCTTGGTCCGGTCGTTGACATCGTGCTTGATCTGGCCGATGCCTTCACCAACATCGCAGTCGAGGCCAATCCGGCGTTCCAGCAGCTTCTTGACTACATCGGCCCGATTGTAGACAAGTTCCTTGGTATGACCGAGGACAAGGGGAAGATGGAGGACTTCTTCACCTCTGGTGAGGAGCACCTGGAGACGTGGCTTGATCTGATCCTGGCGATCATCGATCTGTTCGCTGCGCTCTTCGGTGCATCGGCCGACACTGGCAAGAAGTCGATTGAGGAACTGACTGATCAGGTCAAGGACTGGACCAAGTGGATCGAGGACAACGGCGACAAGGTTCGTAAGTTCTTCGAGGATGCTCACGATGTTGTCAAGGACATCGCTGGCGTTGTGGGCGAGCTTGCTACTCAGATCTTCGACACCTTCGATGCTGATCACCTACAAGAGTTTGCCGAGTTCTTCGAGAAGACCCTACTGCCAGCCATTGGCAGTGTCGTCCGCGCGATGGGCGACATCACCGACAAGATCCTGGAGATCGTCAACTCACCGGTTGGTAGCTTTGCTGCCAAGTGGGGAGTCATCGGACTGATCGTCGCGCAGATCGCTACGTCTGCGTTCGGTGCCGCCAACTACGTCAAGAACCTGGTTGGTCACTTCAAGGATCTAGCCAAGCTGTTCCCCGGTTTCAACCGGGATGGCAAGAAGGCCAAGGATCTGCTCGATGACTTCGACAAGCGGCACGCCGACAGGGAGAAGGAGAAGCAGCGCATCCCGGACCGCGATGCCCGCGAAGCTGATCGAGGTGGGGCGGCTCGCCGTGGTGGTGTTCGCGGTGCACTCGGCAGGGTGTTCCCTGGCCTTGCAGGCGGTGCGGCAGCCGGTGCGGGGGCTGAAGCTGGTGGGGCAGCCGGTGGTGTTGCGGCTGGTATCGGTGCTGCTGGCCTCGCCACGGTGGCGGTAATTGCTGCCATCGTCGTTGGCATTGGCCTGCTGCTGACCGCGTTCCACAAGTGGGGCGAGATCTGGGATGCCATCAAGAAGGCTGCCAGCGACTTCATGGAGTTCATCCAGCCTGCCTTCCAGGATCTTCAGGATGCACTGGATGATCTCGGCATCCACTTCACCGATCTGTCGGACATCGTTGACTACCTGTGGAACAACGTCCTGTCTGGCCTGGCCGACTTCATCACCGATGTTCTGGTCGGAGTCATCACGGGCCTTGGTGACGTTCTGGCTGGTGTCGTCACCTTCATCGTGGATACGCTCGCTGGAGCGATCGAGATCGTCAAGGGTTTTGTTGAGATCATCATTGGTATCTTCAAGCTGCTCTTCGGTGATCAGAGCGGCTGGGAGCAGATCAAGAAGGGCCTGGAGGATATTGGCAAGGGCATTGCCGATATCTTCGAGGGGATCATCAAGGGCATCTGGAAGATCTTCGAGGGCTTCGCTGAAGCGTTCATTGGCATCTTCACGGGTGCCTGGAAGGCGATCAAGAAGTGGTTCGGCGTTGATTCACCGTCCAAGAAGGCAATCGAGCTTGGTCAAGCCATCCTGGATGGCATCAGAGATGGCCTCAGGGGTCTGCTGCGTATCCTCACGTGGCCGTTCCGGCACGCCTGGAATCTGATCAAGGACATCTTCCACCTGGACAAGATCGAAGATTTTGGCAAGGATATTGTCAAAGCTCTCGGTCGTGGCCTGCGTGATGGATTCGATCTGCTCAAGAAGGCTGCGAAGTGGCTGTGGGAGCGCTTCAAGGATGGCTTCGAGGGAGCCAAGAAGTTCGGCACGACGGTCGTCAATGCAATCATCGATGGCATCAAGACGCTGCCGACGATCCTGTGGGATGCGATCCAGGAGATCGGCGGCAAGATCATCGACGTTGGCAAGGCACTTGGCGGGTTCTTGTGGAAGGGTGTCAAGTCCGTCGTCGGCGGTATCGGCAGCGTGCTTGGCATTGGTGGTGACGACAAGGAAGAGCCCAAGCGCCCACAGGCTCCTGCGCGTGCCCGCACAGTCGAGACTTCAGTGCAGGGTCCGGTCCCGTTCGGTGCCAAGGATCTTGATGATGCACGTGAGATGTGGCGTCAGTTCTGGCGCGATCTGCGTGGGGCCGCACGTCAGGGCGACGACTTCATCCGTGCCCAGTTTAGAGAGATGCGCATCGGCTCTGCTCGCAGCGCCGACAACATGTATCGCGACATCCGTGGCAGTCTGGCTGACATCCAGGACTCGTTGAACGTACGCGGAGCCCGGATTCGCACCTCCTGGTCGGACCTATGGGTTGACTTGATGAAGGTCAGCTACGACGGCCTCTTCTACATCGCGCATCAAACCAACTTGGCACTCAAGGGTCTGGGCGAGAAGACGGTCAACTTCGGCCTCACGCAGCCCAAGACTGAGAAGAAGCAGCGTGGCGGCATCATCGGTGGCTGGGGCGATGGCGACAAGATCCACGTCATGGCCGAGCCTGGTGAGGGCTTCATCAACAAGCGTGCTGTCAGAGCGCTTGGTGGTCCGGCTGTCATCGATGCGATCAACAGGCTGTTCCCACGCTTCCAGGAAGGCGGCATCGTTCCGATCCCCGGCCAGCCGGGTGAGTCGATCAACTCCAGCATCCTAGGCGATGTGATGAAGTTGATCAGGACGTACAAGCTGGTTGTCTATGACGGCTGGGCACCGATGGGCACCCATGCTCCGAATTCCGACCATCACTGGGGCGGTGCGATCGATGTTGGTCCTGGCCCCACTGGCAGTTGGAACCTGGTTGACAAACTGGCGCACTGGGCTGAGCCGTCACAGAACAACCCACGTTCGCCGTTCCGCTGGGTCGGCTACGACGGCGATCCGGGGCACGGTCGTGGCAACCACCTCCATCTCTCCTGGCTCAGAGGTGCGCATCTTGCAGGTGCGCTCGGCATGGTCAGCAAGGTGCTCAGGCCGCTTGTCACTGGACCTGGTGGAGCGCTCAAGGACATCGCTCAAGCATCGCTCGACATGGCGCGCAAGGCTGCCAATGCGTTGCTCGACACAGCGATCGGTGCCACATTCGAGCCGGGCGAGGTTCCCAGCAAGGGCGGCGGTAGTCCAGCAGCTAACATCCAGCTTGGTGCCAAGATCGTCAAGGCGATGTATGGCTGGATCGGCGCTCAGTTCCAGGCACTCAAGACGCTGTGGACGGGCGAGTCTGGCTGGAACGAGATGGCGTACAACGCTTCGTCTGGTGCGACCGGCATCCCGCAGTCACTTCCTGGCAGCAAGATGGCCAGCGCCGGACCAGACTGGAAGACCAACCCGGCCACGCAGATCAAGTGGGGCGCTAAGTACATCAAGGACCGCTACGGCGATCCGATCAGCGCGCTGGCTGCGTGGATGTCGCGTAGTCCGCACTGGTATGCGGCAGGCGGCGTTGTTCCAGGTGGTGACGGCACTCCAGTTAGCATCGTAGCTCATGCTGGCGAGTGGATTCTGAATAAGTTCCAGCAGAGCAATCTTGCCAAGATGCTTGGCATGAACCCGTCTGCCCTGCGGGCGATGCTCGGGTTCCACGGTGGCGGGGGTCACTTCCAGGGCGGCGGTGAGATCCGTACACACTTCGGTCCTACACCTCAGGTCAGTCAGCGCGCTGCTGCCGGTCGAGCGATCGAGCGTGGTCTGGATGCCTACCAGAAGTTGCTCTTCGACGTTGAGCAGACGTGGAACAAGATCGGTGAGCAGTCGGCAATCGCGCTGGCCAAGAACAAGCGCCGTGCCGGTAACTACCAGAAGATCATCAAGCAAATTGACAGCATGGTCGCTGAGAAGGGGACGCTGGACACTCTGGCGACAGCGATCTCTGATCAGTTTGACAAGATGGGTGTCAGGCTCAAAGCGGCGACGTACAAGATCGCTGGCGGGATTGTCACCAGACGGCTTGGCAACGTGTCGGTTGCTCAGCGTACGCTGGCCGATATCGTCAGCAACTACAACGACTTGGTGGGTGAGCGCGGCATCATCCACGACACGCTTGGCTCGATCAACAAGCAGATTGCCAAGGTGACGAAGGACCCGAAGCTCTCGAAGAATCAACGCAAGACGCTGCTCAACCAGCTTGACGGCCAGCGCGTCGATGTGATCAAGCGGCTTGATGAGGTTGATAGCCAGATCGCGGATGCGACTGAGGCGCGCTTCCAGGCCCAGATCGCGGTTCAGCAGGCGGTCATCGATCGCATCAACCGCGTGGCCGATGTCAAGTCGAAGGCACAGGAGCTTCAGAAGCGACTCGCCGTGGCGATGGGCAAGCCGGTCGATGCGATCAACAACCAGATTCTCAGTGACATGGCTCTCCAGGCGAGCCAACTAGAGGACCAGGTTGCTGCTACCAGGGCTGCCGGTGGGACGGAACTCGCCAACCAGATTGCCGAACAGGCTGCGGAACTGCGCGCTCAGATCACAGAGCTTACGGCGCAGATGTTCCAAGAGTCGATCGACAATATCAACAAGACTGCACAACGAACACTCGGCCACCTTGACCTCTTCCAGCGCATGGCAGATGCGTTGGATGTCGTGGGGCAGAACGTCGGTGTGGGCATCCCGACACTGCCCGGAGTGTTCTCGCGAGCCGGGATCTTCGCAGCGCGTGGCAGGGCGCTTGAGGAGCAACGTGGCGGGTTGCAGGGCAAGCTCGGTGAAGCTGCGGCGGCTGGCAACCTGCAAGCGATGGAAGACCTTACCGACCAGATTGCTGAACTGGATGTGTCGATCCAGGAGAACACGAAGGCGGCATTCGACGCCAAGATCTCGGCTTCTCAGGATGCATTCGACTTCAGCACTACGATGAACGACCTGAATCTTCGTCTGGTCGATGCCAAGGATGCTGTCACTGGCCTGACATCGACCAATGACCGGCTGGCGTTGCTGAACGAGAAGCAGAGGTTGCTGACCGATCGCAATACCGAGCTACTTGGTCTGCTGGCTGAAGCGACTCCCGGCACGAAGACCTACCAGGATCTTCAGAAGGCGTTGCTTGAGAACCAGATTGCTGTTGAGGAGAACTCGAAGACGATCCAGGATGTCACTGGCGAGGGTACTGCTCCGCAGTCGTTCTCCTCGCTCGGCTGGCAATGGTTCGGCAACGCGCTCTTCGGAGGGACTGGTTCGCTCCTTCCCAGGTACAATCTGCCAAGTTCTGTGGCTGGTCTTGGCCCGATGGGTCCCGGTGGCGCAGGCCCGCTTGGCAACGCTACCAGCCAGAATGGCAATACCTTCATCACAAACGTCGAAGTCAACGAGGCCGGACAACCGATCGATACAACCAAGCTGGCAGGCGCAGTCGTGTTTGCTCAGTCCACAGCCCAATAGGAGACGACAGCAGTGTCAAGAGACTTGTACGAAACCACCGTCGCGTTGCCGGACGCGACAGGTGTGCTGAAGGCGCTCACGGGGATCAAGGTGACGGTCGTACCCCGTGGCGCTCAGGACGTAGCCAACTCGGCTGTGGACATCTTTGCGAGCGATACCGGCGCGACTCGCGGTCCCGATCCGAAGGCTGGCGCGACTGGCACCAACCCGCTTACTACCGGAGCGTCTGGTTCAGTACGCTTCTGGGCTGAGGGACCGGCTGAATATGACCTGGTGTTCGAGGACACACAGGCCCCGGCACGGATTGCTGATCGTGTTGGCTGGAATGCTGTTCCGGCCAAGGCTGGATCGTTCCCAACGTCCATGCTGTCAGGCGACAAGGGCATCACGCTCAAGATGCTGGCCGACGAGGTGTCACGGCAACAGGTGCCAATCGGCTGTGTGATCGAGTGGTGGCGTCCATCCGGCAGTGCGGTGCCGTATCCGGATGGCTTCGAGCTTGCGGATGCACACGTTGTCAACCAGCACGACTTCCCTGGAGTGAGCGGCGCGATCACAACGCCGAACCTCCAGAACGTCTTCATCCTCGGTGCGACGGTCGGCAAGGCCGATGGCGCTGCTGGTGGCTCGGCAGACAACGCAGTTGCCAGTGGTCCCGGCATCAATGGCAAGGGCGGCAGCAACATCGCCAAGAACCTTGCCCATGGACACGCAGTCCCCGGTGTCGATCATGCCCATGCCGCAGGCAGCCTCTACACCGGCAACCATACCCACAACGTGTCGGCCTCGGGTACCACCGGCAATGGTAATCGTGGTATGGCGATGCAGCTTGGCGGATCTGCTGAAGCTGGCACCTTCCTCGCGCACACCCATCAAGTCACCGTGTACGGTGGTAGCGATACGGCTGGCAACATCGGTGTCTATGGCACGACAGCGCTGGCAGATCGCTCGCTCAACACAGCAACCAGCACGACAACCTGGACCGACCCATCGGTGTCCGGGGCGGCAATCGACTTCCGTCCGCAGTATTACGGTCTGCTGCGGCTGATCAAGTGCAGGAGGGCCTGATGACCGAACAGCCACCTGATGAGCGTCCGCCTCTTCCGCCACTTCCGGATCGGCCAGGCAAGCCCGTGCCAGACGCGGTTGAACCTGACAACTCGGCTGCTGAAGCTGCCCTGAAGGCACTGGCTGCTGGCAAGCCGCTCCAGGGAGACGAAGGCAAGAAGAAGTAAGCCATGCCCGCTGCCCCAAGCATCACTTCACTCCAGTCCGTCATCGCCGGACTGGCTTCTGGTTCCAGCAAAGCGCACATCATCGGCACCAGGCACTCGGGACCGACTGGCATCGAGTCGATCATCGAGTACCGGAGCCCATGGCCGGTCTACCTGAACGTCGTTGACTGGTATGACACGTTCCTTGTCATCACGATCAATGGCATCGACAGCGCGGATCTGCGCTCCTCTGCACAACCGAACCCTGGTGAGGATGGCGAGACACCGAACGATCCGCTGTGGGGCGGGCGGACTGTCATCCTGTCAGGTAAGCAGTATGCGCATACGATCTGGAAGCTGCGTGACATGCAGCAGGGGCTCAGAGCCGCCTTCCTGGACGTGCACACCGAGTACCCGCTGATCTTCCACGCCGCCGACCCGGCAGATGATCTGATGATCATGTGCAGGCTGGCTGACAAGATCAGCCTGCCGGATCAGCAAACGACGCGCAACGAGTACGTACGCGACTTCCAGATTCCTCTTCGTGCCAGCAACCCACGCTTCCTCAGTGTTGTGCGCGAGATCAAGTCCGTGCTCACCGTCACTCAGATGACGGCTGACTTCAACGTCAACGTCACGCCGCCGACGATCGAAGACTTCACACTGGCAGGCGGGCTTTCATCTGGATACGTCGCAGAGGGCGATGGATACACCGTGGATTCAGGCTACCTGGTGCCCAAGCCGAATTCCACTGGCTCGCTCATGCTGAAGAACGAGGCGGCTGATCCTGACTTCGAGAGGTCAGATCTGACGTATGCAGGACCGGCCTTTTCGATTGCGACCGCGAAGACCATGGGCGGCGCGCTTGACAATGGGCCTTACTACGAATATGCGCTTGACATGCGAGGTGGCATCAAGCCCTATGGTGCTGGCTTCGCATTCAACGCCGCAGCAGGAACCGTTCTCTCGGCGTCGTTCATGGCACGTGTCCCAAGTGGCATTCGTAGTGGCATCATCCAATTCCAGTGGTATCCGCCTGGTGGCGGGGCCACAATCGATGCCGAGATCCGCGTGTCTGATCCCTTCACGATCACCAGCGAGTGGCAGACCTTCGCCTTCAACAACGTTGTTGTACCGGCCGACGCAGGCGGCGCGATCGTTGACTTCAGGGTCACGAACCCGCAAGCCAATGATGTGCTGCATCTTGACAAGAAGATTGCTGTCAAGGCGGCTACGGTCAGCTACTTTGACCAGCATTCGGAGTTCGCGGACTATCCGAACAACATCTGGATCGGAGAGCGCTACTACTACCAACGCTACACCGCCCCCAGAACGTGGACCGAGGACCAGCAGACGGTCAAGTTCCTCACGGCGTCTGATGCTCCCTCAGCGGCGATCTGGAATCCTCTGCACCTGGGGATGGCCTACCTCGATGAAGACAATCAGATTTACGTTGGCTTCACGATCAGCGACAGCCTTGGGAGCCTTGGAATCTTCAAGCGTCGATTTGGGGTGGAGACGCGCCTGGCGGGTGCCAATCAGGGCGCTATCACTCTGAACCCGAGCACCAACTACTGGCTGCGTGGCCGTTTGCACGACGGCATTGTGTTCTTTGAGATCTACAACGCCGATCCATGGGCCAATACGGCGGCAGCAGCAGCGCTCGCACCGTTCAAGACGTATCAGTACACGTTGACACCAGATGAGATCGCCACCTTCCAAGCAGCGCCAACGCACTTGACACTAGGTGTCGCTGAGGCAGGCGCGCAGTGGAAGATCGATGAGTGGCGCTACGGCGACATGATCGAGCCAAAGGACTGGAGCTACCTTCAGGGCGACGGCACGATGGCCATCTCCAACAACAAGCTTTCACCGCTCACGCAGTCACTCAAGGCGCTCTACCCGACCAGTCAGACAAAGGTCGGAGATGCGACGGTGACGGCAAAGGTCCGCTACGAGACTTCCAACCCTGGTGGTGTGGACCCGCTCATCGGGTTCGTTGTCAAGGGACTTGATAGAGACAACTTCATCTACGCCGTGTACTACGGGCGCGGCGCTGGGTCGATCACGACTGCGACACTCGTCTTCAAGAAGTACGAGAGCGGTGTCACGACACAACTCTCCAGCATGGCTGGCCAGGGTGGCATTCCAGTTGCCACTGACATCTGGATCAGATGTGTTGTGATTGGCAATAACATCAGTCTTTACTACTACACTGGTGATCCTGCGCTGGGCGGCGCTCAGGATATGAACAAGCAAAGTGGCTTCACGCTGTCCGGGGCTGATGCCATCAAGTATGGGGCAGGGGTCAAGGGATACTACGGGATCGCTCTCCCGACTCCGATCCCGTACAACATCACCATCGATGACTTCAAGATGGATGTTGCGTCGTATGATGACATCGCCTACCAACTTGTCAACAAGGGCAACTACAAGGCGCAGACGACGATCGAACTGACCGGTCCGATGACCAACCCACGGGTCACGAACGAGACGAACGGCACCTCGTTCCTGATCAACGGCGCGATCCCCGCAGGCGAGACGTGGGTGTTGCAGAACGACGGGCCGATCAAGCGCTTCTACCGCAAGAGCGACGGCGCAAATCGCTTCACGTACCTCGACTCCACCTCGATGTGGATCATGCTGGAGCCCAACGGAGTTGTCAACAACATCCGGCTGACGGCATCAGCATTGGTTCCGGGCTGGGATATGCTGGTGCAATATCGCCACACGTACATGTGAGCCAGCATGACAAAGTGGCGTTACAACCTTCGCAACTCGAAGGATCTCTCGATCATCGGTGAGTTGACCGAGGCTAGTGGCAAGTCGCTTACACTTGCCCATAACACGCCAGGGTCAGCCAACTGGAACTACCCGATGACCGGGCAGTGGGCGAACCTGATCACTGCGTTCTCGACCTGCATCAGCGCCGAGCGCTACAACTGGCGGGCTTCACTGGCGCTCAACCAGGGCGGCACTCCTGGTCAGGTGTGGGACTGGATTTGGTCTGGCTTTGTCATGCCGATTGACGAGGACTGGACCAACAACGTGATGAAGGTGTCCTGTGTCGGCTGGGCTCAGCGCTTGGCTATGCGCATGATCCGCCGTGATATCACCTGGACCGGCGTTGATGATGCGAAGGTTCTCCAGGACTTGCTGGCCGAGATGAACTTGGCTGCTATTCCATACCAGGATGGCTCGACTTATACGGTGCCGACCGTGGCGGGCTCGAATCCAAACACGCCTACCTGGATGACATGGGGCGGTGCGCAGCCGAATCAGGGGCCGGGTGGTGCGACAGCCTACATCGCACGTACCGACGCGGCGATCAATGCGCCGATCACGATTACCAAGCAGCGTTACCAGATGGTGTTGCCGATGTGGGATGAGTTGGCACAACTGGAGTCGGGGCTCGACTGGTGGGTCGATCCTAAGACCAGGACGGTTTACGTCTACCGCAAGAAGTGCACCGTTCGCAACGTGGTTGTTGCCTTCAAGTGGGGTCCCAACAACCTTGGTCTGTTCAGTCGCAACATCGCTGCCGATCAGAAGGCCAACTGCCACATCACCACCGGCCAGCAAGGCATCGCCCCTGGCATAGCTGATAATGTAGCCGACCAGGCGATCAACGGCTTGATTGACGGCCTGACGCAACTCAACGATGTCAACAACACCAACTACCTGGTTGCCAACTCCGGAGCGGAGATTTTGCTGCGCCAGAACGGCAAGATCACGTACGGTATCACGCCATTTGCCTACGTGGGTGATATCAACCGGCAACCCAACTCGGTGCCTGAGCCGTTTGTGGACTACGATCCGGTGTGGGACGAACTCAAGCTCAGCGCGATCAGTCCCAAGCGGGGTAACATCGATCTCCAGACTGTGCGCTGCTACGGCTGCACAATCAACATCGATGAAGAGAATAACGAGCAGCTTGGTCAGCTTCAGGTAGCGCCATGAGCCCGCTCACTCCAGGCCAGCAGAGCACAGATAAACGCCCGCCTGGTATTGCGACTGCATTCCGCAACAAGGACTACGAGCGCGAGATCGCGCGCCTCAAGCGGATGTCTGGCTCGGGCAGTGGCGGTGGTAGTTCAGTGCCGATTGAAGCATGGCGCAATGTCGGTACGGCTGGTAATCCCGCGTTTATCAATGGCTATGGCAACTACGATACTGCCAACTATCCTGCCGTTGCGTTCCGCAAGATGCCAGATGGCATGGTGCAGTTGCGCGGGTTGCTCATAACTGGAACGGCAGGCAGCAACGCATTTACGCTGCCTACGGGCTATTTGCCAGGGAACAAGGAGTTGCTGTTCAACTGCCAGGCGTCCAGCCCTGGTCAGTGTCGCGTTGACATCCTTGCTAGTGGTGGCGTGTTCGTCAGTGGCATGACTCCCGGCTCTTGGGTCGCGCTCGATGTGATCGAGTTTGATAGTGGAACTGTCGCTACGTTCCCGACTGGCCCTGCTGGTCCAACAGGCCCGACGGGTGCGACTGGTCCTACTGGTCCCACTGGTGCGACAGGTGCCAAGGGCAACAAGGGTGATACTGGTGATCAAGGCCCACCTGGTCCTCCTGGCACTGAGGTGTACTACGAGGGCAGCACCGGCAACTATGTGAACGCCATGGGCAGTGGCGACAAGATCATGCCGTTTCCAAGGGGGTCTGGCAACGGCAATATCAAGCGCCTGATCCCATCCGATCTCTTCACGTTCAACGTAGATGGCAGCTTGACTGTCGTCTATGCGGCAACGTACAACATCACCGTGTTCATGCAAGCTCTGTTCATGGATGGCCTCGGTGCCAGCATCCCTGACAAGGAGATGTGGTTCTGGGTTCGTAAGGGCACCAACATGTCGTCTGGATTCACGCAGTTGGCAACCGTGGCGCGGGTTGTTCCAGAGTACGGTGATGATGCAGCCAGATTGACACTCTCTGGATCGGCGTACTGTGTTGTGGGCGAGAAGATCTGGGCTGGCTGTGCAGGGATCGGTGGCACGCAGGACTTGTTCTGGAACGTCAACTACGCCAGCATCTTCACTCCGTCCGGTCCTGGCCCGAAGGGCGACACGGGAGCGCAGGGCGTCCCTGGTACGGCAGCGATGAATCCGGTGAGCAGCCTCCCGGCATCCAGTGCCAATGTGGGCGACATGGTTCTGTTGACAACTACCAACACGCCTTACTTCTGGAGCGGAAGCGCCTGGCTGCCGTTTGGGACTGGCAGTGGCGGCAGTGGCTCGAAGGCGTTCAGCTTCTTCATGGGAGGCGAGTGATGGCCGAAACCTACAAGGTGCTGGCGCAGGGTGTGAAGGCTGCGACGGCGGGCGCTGTGACGATGTATACCGTCCCGGCTGCTACTCAGGCGGTCATCAAGTTCATGAGCTTCGTGCAGGACGGCACTTCGCTCGATGCGCGCTTCAACGTCGAGGTCGATGGACCTGCCAATGTGCCGGGTATTGGTCAGGTTACGCTCAGCCAAAACGAGTGGGCCGAGTGGGAAGGCAGCTTGGCACTCAACGCCGGTCAGGTGCTCAAGCTCAACCTGCTCTCGGGTACAAGCGGTGCTGGTCTGAGCGCTTACACGATCAGTGGTGTGGAGATCACATGAGTCCGCTGACCGTATACAGGTCGGATGGTACTCGCCGTGGCTACATTGCTTCATCCCCGCCATTGGTAACAAGCTTGCCAAGTCCTGCGGCGGATGGGCAGGAGGTCTACTACCGCTTCACCCCGAACACCACACCGGCCAGTACGATCCCGCTGCTCTGGTATCTGCGCTACGACGCTGCGATATCAGCTTGGTTGCCGATAGGTGATCAGCGCCCGATCCTGGCTGCTTACTACCCCGGTTCCTCAACCTCAATGGGGGTGAATGCGTGGGGCACTTACGACGCTAATGACCCACGTCTGACTATTCCGTTGCTCGGTACCTACGAGGTTGAATGTGGCTTGAGCGAGGTGTACGGCCCGACGGCGGCGAACTTCGCCATCGGTCTGGCCAAGAATGGCGTTCAATGGTCTGAGGGTGGCGCAGCGTGGAGCACTGCCAACTGGGCGGTAGCCGGACAACTCCGTGACATCAACACGTTTGTTGTCAACGACACGCTGCGCATGTACTACTTCCTGGCGGCAGGCGCACCGATGAACATCGTCATGCGGGGCCGCTACGTGACTGCTCGACCCATGAGGATCGGCTGATGAGTCCGCTCACCGTCTATGACAGCATCGGCCGTCCGAAGGGCTCGGGCGGAAGTGCCATCATGCTTGATGTTTGGCATACGATTGGCAATGCGGGCGAGCCTGCATTCGGTACCGGTTGGGGTGCACAAGCTGGCAAGAGTGTGCAGTTTCGCAAGGACCCATTTGGCAAGGTGATGGTTCGTGGGGCGTTCCGCAGCACGCTCTCATGGGCATTCACACCGCCGACCAACAATGTGTTGTTCACGCTGCCGGTTGGCTACCGACCTGTCATCGATTGGCAGTTCAAGATCCTGACGATTGAGCCGTCTGGGGCCAATTCCTCGGCGCTTCACGTGGTCGGCCTGGTGTCAGCGGCCGATGGCACTGTGGCGCTCACCGGGCAACTTGGTGCGAGTGGACCGACCGGAGCCAGTGGCACCTACGTGATTGTTGATGAGATCGACTTCGATACTGGATCAGTAGCCTCCTTGCCAACAGGCCCGCCTGGTCCTCCTGGTCCTCCTGGTGGCAACTCGACTGTTCTGATGGACACGTGGCACTCGGTAGGGGCGGCAGGGGAGCCCGCCTTCCAGAATGGCTGGGTCAACTACGACAACAACAGCGCGGCACCTGGACCGGCCCCGCAGCGCAACGTCAGGTTCCGCAAGTACCCGGACGGCCGCGTTGCGCTGGCTGGGCTGATCAAGGCGTCAGGAACCAACGCCTTCCAGACGGTGTTCACGCTGCCTGTCGGGTACCGGCCGACGACCAACGCCTCCGCGTACAACCCGATGTTCGGCAACAGTGTGGCCTACGGCTTCACGCAGTTCACCGTCTACCCGAACGGCAACGTCGAGATCCACGGCACGGTCGGCTACTGCTACCTCGACGGCATCGAGTTTGACACCGAGACTGTCACTGCTATACCAACTGGTCCCAAGGGCGATAAGGGCGACACGGGCGGCAATGCGACGGTACCGATCGAAGATTGGCGTGTTGTTGGAGCTTCAGGTCAGCCTGCATTCGAGAACGGCTGGACCAACTACCTCAATGCCTATGCTGTTGCTGCGTTCAGGAAGATGCCAGACGGCACGGTGCGCCTGCGCGGTACGGTCAAGAGCGGTTCAATAGCAACAACCATCTTTACACTTCCTGCGGGCTATCGGCCTGCCAATGGCGTCTTGACGCCAGCAGTAGTCAACTTTGTTGGTGCAGCCTACTCCGCGTCGGGCATTGCGATCATGCCGGATGGCCGGGTGAATCACCAGGGCGGCTCAGGCTCCAACGCACAGTGCTGGATCGATGTCTCGTTCATGGCCGAGGACGTTCCGGTCACGCAAATGCCAACTGGACCTATTGGCCCTCAAGGTCCGCCTGGCAACAGCGTTACCGTGCCGATGGACATCTGGCACCTGGTTGGCGCGGCGGGCGAGCCCGCGTTCGCCAATGCCAACTGGAAGAACTACGGCAGCGGAACCACGGCAGTGGGCTTCCGCAAAGACCCGCTTGGTCGCGTGTTTCTCAAGGGCGCGCTGGGTGTGCAGACGGCGCAGATTGGGACGGGTACGAACATCTTTGTCCTGCCTGCTGGATACCGCCCACCAACAAACTTGATCTTCGATGCGAGAACTGCCAGTGGCGCGTCAGATACGAATGCGCGGGTTGATGTTCTGGCAGATGGCAGTGTGCTATTCCAGAACATCGGGACTTCTGGTCCAGCGCCCGTGGGAATCCTCATCTCGCTTGATGGGCTGTTCTTTGACACTGAAGCTGTCACTGCGATGCCAACCGGTCCGATGGGACCCACTGGTCCTGCCGGTCCACTTGTCAATGTGCTTCCTGGTGGTGCTGCGGACGGCCAGGAGTGCTTCTACGCCGCCGACCTTGCCAACGGTGTGTTCTGGCACCTGAAGTTTGTCCAGTCGATTGGCAGGTGGGTGGTTGTTGGTGGAAGCCCGCTGGTGGCCGAGACGCTGGCAGCCCAGGGTGCGGTGACCAGCACGACCTACGTCAACCTCACCCCGGCCCTGACACTGCCGTTGGTGGGCATCTATGACGTGACGATCTACAGCGGCGGGGCGGGATGCGAGGGACCGGCTGGTCAGACCGGCTCGATCTCCTACAAGATCGGCGCGGCGGCAGCAGTTGATGCAGATGCCTGCGTGATCCGCAATGAGGCGGCTGGATCTAACAACTGGGTATCCATTAGCTCAACACGTCGCAAAACGATTGCTGTAGCTGGGACCGTTTTGCAGACACAGGCCAAACGTGATTTGACGGGCAACTTCTACTGGAATGGCAACGGAGCTTGGCCTTATGGCATCAGGGCGATGCCGGTCATGATCGGATAAGGAGGAACATGAGCAACCAAGTTGTCTGTGACGATTGTGGCAATGTCATTGATACGACTCAGCCATACTTCGTCGTGACCGGCGTCAAGCAACAGATGGTCGATGGCGTGCCGACTGTCGTGGAGGCAGCGGTCACGGTGGACTTCCATGTGGACCATCTGCCGTGGGAGTTGCCTGCTGCACCCACACCCCAGCAGCCCATCGCAGCCCAGCCAGAGCAGGAGCAGCCGCCTGCGGGAGAAGAGCCTGCGCCAGTGCGCGCAGAAGGGTAGCATCTAAGTTGTATGTTGTTGCTGGCGGCAATCGCATGGGCAGAGGTGGTCCCGCTGATCATCGGCATCTTCGGTGTGGCGGGATTGATCTTCACTGCGCTGCGCTACCGGCGCGACGATACAACTGCGGTCCTCAACCAGCAGAGCTTGATTGTCAACGAGATGAAGACGCTCAACGACACGATCCGGATCGAGCGTGATGAGTTGAAGACCAAGGTGGAAGAACTGACAACACAGGTTGCAGCACTTCGGGAGGAACTGCAAGCCGCATTGAAGGGAGTTGGCAATGGCTGAACCTGATTTCGCCAGTCTGCTGACTGAAGTCCAGAAGGGCAACAGGTCGATGCTGCGCTATGCGCGTATGCGACTACTGGCAACCTGGATGGTGATTGGGTTGCTGGCGATCTTGACGGCAGTTGCGCTCTCTGCTGCCAACCGAGCCACCAAGACCAATCTCGACCAGACCGAGGACATCGCTCGCGTCTCGCAGCAGACCGCCGATGCAGCCGCCAAGGGCAATGAGCAGACCGTCGCCTATCTCAAGGGCGAGCAGGGTATCCCTGGTGTGCCTGGTGCCAATGGCCAAGATGGTGCTCCCGGCCTGCCGTCGTCGGTGCCGGGGCCGACTGGCTCACCAGGACCAAAGGGTGACAAGGGGGATGCTGGAACCAATGGTACGAGCGGCGCGATGGGTCCGATTGGACCGGCTGGTGCTCAAGGAATCGCCGGTATCGCTGGTACCAACGGCACTACTGGCCCAGCCGGTGCCAACGGTGAGCAGGGTTCCAAGGGAGAGAATGGCACCCAAGGTGATCAAGGCCCGAAGGGTGACAAGGGTGATACCGGCCCACAGGGTCCGAAGGGCGATCAAGGCCCGCAGGGACCGCCTGGTGACCCGCACGTCCTGCGCTCTCAGATCGCTGTCCTGGCCAGCGCTAACGACACTACTGCCCACAAAGTTGTCACAGTCCAGTGTCCGGCCGGAACCACGATCTCAGGCGGTGGCTTCGCCACTGTGCCGTCTGATCCAGGTATCGATGTGTCTGCCTCCAACCCGGTTGGCACATCAGGATGGTCATCCACAGCGGATGTGCTGTCATTGCCGCCTGGTACGACCTGGCAGCTACTTGCGATGGCGATCTGTGTCGGACCGGCTTAGGAACCTGGTATGTCAACTGCGGTCACATCCATGGCGAGCACTGGGTGGCCCACGAACCCTGCCCGTGCCGTCCGGGTGGGCCAGCCCCTTGCGCTCCCCGGCTCGCCACGGGGTAGCGCGGGGGCTCGGACTTGCACACTCCCAAAACCAACAACCAAGGAGGTATCGCTTGCCCACAGGGCAGACAGGCTCGTTCCAAATCGTCATGCGCTAGTAACCCCATGGCGATGACGGCACAGGCTACCCCAAGCCGTGAAGCTAGGAGCCTGTTCAACAATATGGTTGCCTATGCGCAACCTCTGGGAGAGAGTCGGAACACTCTCCACATCGACGTTGGCAATGTGCTTGTCGTAGGGTGTCAACGTGCTCGCCAGGGCCTCGACGCAGCGGCCTCGGTGGAGATCAAGGAACTGCTAGGCGAGAACTGGATCGCCCCGGCCCCAGGTGGGGGCTGGTTCCTCGGTTAGAGCGGATTGTTCGGGGTGGCCAGACTGGCAGTCGGTCTGGCTACCTCGACGGTCATGCTGCTTACAACACAAGTGTTTGACGATCGCTAGGTAGGGTATGTTGCCGATGCGGCGCGGCTCGGGACTGACCACCCCCATCCGCTGCCAGGCCCCATCGCAAGAGGGAGGGGCAGAGGGCCGGTGTACTTGGGAGTGTGCATCGGCCCTCAGTCCTGCCTGCCAACTCCCCTGCTACAACGAACACAAGTCTCGTTCTCCACCAGGTCAAAACAGACGGGACACACACCATATTGCCACTCGATCCAGAGCGCGTTGCGATCGGCCGTGCTCATATTGCGATATCTGAGCAAATGCCAGGCTGCATGGCAGCGCCTTTTCATCCTTGTCAACCTGGTTGAAGGCACGACGCGGTACATCTTCCGTCTCCTCGGCGCTGGGATCATAGGCCAATGTGTTAGACTTCTGCGTCGTGGAGATCCCTGCCGTCATTGATAACCATGTCAGGGTGGACGGTAACTACCTCGGTGCCGACCTCACCGAGCAGATTCTTGACGAGCTAACGCTGTTGAACCCGGCCTGGGTGGAGGCCAGCAAGCGCAACGGCCGGGTCAACGGGGACATCAGCAAGCACATCATACTGGCTGACCTGGATGGCGACACGCTCGTCATGCCACGCGGCTATGCCTATGAGTTCAAGCTGCTGCTGCGCGAGCATGGACACACTGTCAAGTGGATTGACAGGCGCAAATGGAAGCGTGGTCCGGCGTTCGGTGTGCAGAAGTTCGGCTACCGCCCACACCAGGTGGTCGCGGTGCGGCGGATGCGTCACCATCAGCAGGGGATCTATGAAGCGCCGACTGGTTCCGGCAAGACGGTGGCGGTCTGTGGGCTGATCTGGGAGCTTCGCCCAGCCAAGGCCATCATCCTGGTTGACAAGATCGAACTGATCCACCAGTGGCGTAGGGAACTGCTCAGGCACACCGGCTGTCCAGAGTCGATGATCGGCCAGATCGGGCAGGGGAAGTGGGTTGAGCGGCGGATCACGATCGCCACGGTCCAGAGCCTACGCAAAGCGCTCAGGGAGGGTCGTCTCGACCAGTTCTGGTTCGATCAGTGGGACTTCATGGATCTGGACGAGTGTCACCACGTCACCGCTGACACCATCATGGATCTTGTCAGTCTCTTCCCGGCGCGGATGCGGCTCGGCAACTCGGCCACCCCGGACCGGCAGGATGAGAAGTTCGATATCGCTCTCGACGTGATTGGAGACGTGGTTCACAGTGAGGCCGAAGAGGAGTTGCGTGCAGCGGGTTTCATCACTGCACCAAAGGTCTACCGGATTGTCACGGACTTCAACTTCCCGTACCACCGTGATCACCGCTCGGGTCCCAAAGGCCAGTGCGAGATCGAGGGCTGCAAGATCTCCCGCCAGCACTCGCACCGCAACAACTACCACAAGCTTCGAGCGGCGCTTGTTGCAGATCCAGCGCGCAACGCGCTGGTGGCAGCAGCGATCCTTGAGCAGATCCGGCAAGGGCGACACATCCACCTGGTGATCTCCGACGAGGTGGGCCACCTGGAACACCTGATGACCTGGTATGGACGTGGTGCCAAGCGAATGCGGCTTGCACTTCCGCCAACCTACTTGTTGACTGGCAAAACGCCGAAGGCGCGGCGGGCCAAGATCATCGATGATGTCAATTCACTTGACGATGCTGTGCTGTTCAGCACCGTTGCCAAGGAGGGCCTGGACATCCCGATGATCGATCGCATCTACCTGCCGTTCCCTGGCTCACAGCCAGCAGCCACCGAGCAGAAGATCGGGCGGGGGACACGTGCTCGTAGCGGCAAGGGCGAGACGCTGATCTTCGACTTCTGCGATGCCAAGCTGAAGGTGCTGCGCAGGCAGTTCAAGAACCGCCGTACCAAGGTCTATGACAAGCTCGGGCTGGAAGTGATCTTGTGAGCGACAACGACTGGGTGGCGTTCTTCATCGTCTGTGGTGCACTGATCGTGTTCATCTCGCTCTTCTTCATGTGGCGATGAGCGGCGAGAGCGGATCATGGGTCAAGTCGGTTGGCTACGGCACGCTGCACACCGATGGCGGCTGCCGCCCGACCAACCCCGGACCGGCCGGGATCGCCTGCGTGATCAAGCTGGCGGGGAAGCAGCATGTCCTAGCTCGCCCAGTCGGCATCAAGACCAACAACCAGGCCGAGTACATGGCACTGGTGGTGGGGATCAAGTACGCCCACTCGCTTGGTGCAAATGGTCTTGATATCTACGTGGACTCGAAGCTGATCCTGCACCAGATGAAGAACCAGTGGTACGTACGCGAGCGGCAATTGGCTGAGTTCCGCCATGAAGCGCGTGCACTGCTGGACACGTTCTTCAAGAACAACTGGGATCTGACCTGGATTCCGCGTAATAAGAACACGGTTGCTGATGCGTACTGCACCCAAGCGATCCTCAGCAACAACCCGTGGGTACCGAACTTCCTCGATCCATTCCGAGCACCGAGCCAGAAGTGGGCTCCCTTTGCGCGTCATCGTAGATACGACGACTCGCTTCGTTGACAACAGGGTTTACAAACGAGCACCGTAAATGGCGACTGAAGATTCATCCTCCTATAGTTCCAATAGGAAGATATAAAGAGAGTTGATAGAGATACCAACATCCCCTCCCAGCCGCCCTTCACCCTACTACAGCCTCAAAACCTAACCCATCTGTCAAACGTCGCTTCTGGAGCCAAAAACCGTGCCGCATATGATCTCAACTGAGCGCAAGGATCGCCCGAAGACCCGCGAGCCGGGACGCTTCTACATCGATGAGTTGGCGCGGCTGCTGAACCGCCGTGCGGACACAATCCGTCGTTGGGAGCGATCGGGTATGCTGCCCAAGTATCTGCACCCACGGCGTGGTTCCCGTGACTGGCGCTACTGGACTGACAACCAGGTGTACGGGTCGCGCGGAATCGTGGCGTGGATGAAGAGAGAAGACATGCGACCTGGTAACTTCTTCACTGATCCCTCGCAGGAGGAGAACCACATCCGGCGACTGCGCGTGCCGAAGATGATCAGTGAGGATGTGCTGGAGGAGATCCGCAAGTACAGCTACCAGATCACACGTGGCCCTGACAAGGGCAAGTGGAAGAAGTCACGCGAATGGATCATCGCAACGTACTACCCACAGAGTGGGTATCTGTCGGTGGAGAACTTCCTGAGGGCTGTCACACGCTACTTCGCTGAGCGTGGCTGGCCATTCCCACCGCCCTCGCCGCGCAAGTACAAGAAGGCGGCTGCCAAGGGGGCGAAGACACGCAAGGCCAACGCTCGCGCGGTCCGGCGTGCCATCAGGGAGGACAAGGAACTGCGTTCAATCGAGCGCCACGCTGATCGTCTGATCCGAATCACGAATAACAAGTAGGGGGACATGCCAGTTCGCAAGCCGCCGCCCCGCCGTGGAGCCGTTGTAGACAAGCCTGCCGCCAAGCCGAGTGGCAGTCCGCCGCGTGGCAAACCGCCTGGTCGTACACGTCAGCGTGTCAGTAGTGATGAACCGAGGACGCGCCAGGTGCGCGAGTCGGTGATCCACAGACAACACAACGGCAAAGGTGTCAATGCCGTTGCCAAGATCGTTGATGGCGAGGTCGTGATCACCGGTCAGGTGTCGGAGACGGTACCAGTCGCCCAGTACGCCAACGTGGTGATCCTCGCTGGCCTCCAGTGGTCCTGTGGTGGGATCGACATGGAAGCGTTGATCGATGTCGAGTGGGGTGACATCGACGCCGACGAGGACTCTGACACCTATGGCGAATCGACGTTCGACTACGATGCCATGACGCCACAGCAGCAGGCTGCCTACGAGCGCATCCGTGGTGCAGTGCGCGCCACGATGAAGGTGATCGAACACGGCAACGCCGAGGACCGTGAGACGGTCGAGCGTAGCGTGCGACTTGCCAATGAGCGTGAGGCAGCCGAGGAGGCCGAAGCGGAGCGGGCTGAGAAGGCCAAGAAGCAGCGCCGCCGCGCCTCCAGCTAAGTGGCCGATGTAGAAACCACATTGGTATGGTCAGCCATCCAGAATGGCGATCTTGCTGATGTCATAGCACGTGGTGTCGAGGCGGATCACTTCGCTGATGAGGACATCGCAGAGGTCTACGAGTGGGCGCAGGAGTTCTTCCTGGACCACAAACAGCAGCCAACTGCTGAAGCGATGTCAATCGAGTTCCCATACTTCAAGGCACGATTGAGCAAGGAGCCGACCAAATACCATCTTGACCGCTTCGTCCGGCAGGTCAAGCAACGCAAGGCCGAAGAGGGCCTGCGTGACTTCTTTGACATGCTGGAGGACCCGAACGAGATCGATGACATCGAGATGCACGCCATCGACTTTGCCCAGCAGCTTGTTGAGGTCGTGCCCGCCCCAGTAGCGATGTACCTGGGCCGGGAGGCGCATAAGCGCAAGGAGACGTACGACTACCGCAAGCAACATGGCATCCAACATGGCATCCCAATGGGGATTCCGACGTTTGATCGGCTGATGGTCGGGATGCAGCCGCACGAATTGGTTGTCTACGCCGGTCCGCCTGGCGCTGGCAAGACGACCGGGATGCAGCACACGTCGATCAACGTCTATGCCAAGTCCGGCTTGAGCGTGCTGTTCGTCAGCCTGGAGGTGGAGGGCGAGCAGATCCTTCGCAAGTTCGACACCATGCTCAGTGGTATCAGCTACCACGCGCTGAAGGCGATGGATCTCGATGTCGGTTCTGAGCAGAAGTGGATCGAGGTGCTGGAGCGCTGTGAGCACGATGCGCTGGAGCACGACATTGCCATCAGAGATGACATTCGCAACTGCACGGTCGAGAAGGTGATCGCAGAGGAGATCAGGTTCAAGCCGGGGCTGGTAGCGGTGGACTACCTCGAAGAGATGCGCTCGCGCAAGGGTCTGGCGGACTGGGAGAGCGTCAGGGAGAACGCGCGTGGACTCAAGCAACAGGCGCGTGTAAGCAAGGTCCCGCACGTCACCGGCACTCAGATCAACCGTGAGGGCGACACCGCCCACCAGTCGATCCACAAGATTGCTGATACCCTGATCCAACTGATCCCGGACGAGGACGACGAGAAGGTGATGAAGTACGTCCTGCGCAAGTACCGGGATGGACCCTCGCACAAGGAAGTGCTGATGAAGTGGGACTTGGACACGATGGACATCGGTGAGATGGCACACCGCAAGGAGTACCAAGCGCTGCGCGGCAGGTCGAATGGCAACAAGCCTGCCGCACGACGGCGCAGACAACAGACGAGCCTGAGGAGTCTCCGTGGCCGTGCCTGAGATGCCGGATACTGCGCGCGCTCTGTTGATGGCGCTGACCGAGATCGAGCGCCACGCTACGCAGATGGCCCGTCTGATGGGCTGCCAATGTGGCAAGCCGGTTGATGGGACGGACGGAATCTTCTACCCATACGCCTCGTTCAACCGCGACGACTCGGTTGGCAAGCCGCTTGACCAGATTCCCTGGGAGATGCGGCATGAGCCTGGCTGTGTGATGGACGGCCAGTCCGGGGTCGGCTGATGGGCGCGCAAGAGGGTGTGTGGGACCCGATCTTCAGCAACTTCCACGTAGAGCCGGACGGCACATTCGTGGAGCGGGAGTTCCAGGCGGCCAAGTACGAGGGCCACCGCATCAGGCAGCTTGTCGTTATGAGGGCAAAGACGCCCCGGCGAGCGAAGCAACTTGGTCGCGAGTGGACGCTCACGGAAGACGAGCTTGTCGCCTGGAATAACCGTCGCGTCGATGTGATGCTCTACTACGTCGATCGCAAGGTCAATGACTGGCCGTACGTGGAGGAAGCGCTGATCAAGACCGGCGATCAGAACATCGTGGAGTTCAACAGGCACCATGACAACTTCTGGGGTGACTGCACGTGCATGAAGTGCTACAAGATCGGCCAGAACTGGCTCGGTGAGACGCTGATGCTGGTCCGGCGCAGGCTGCTGGAGGGAGCGCCGAACTACGACGAGTGGACGATGCACATGCTCGCTGCCAGCCATGCCCCACTATCGCGATCTCGGTAGGCTTACCAAGAAGCTTGGTGAACGTCCGGCCTGGCTGGACCAGATCCCCGTGCGCGAGATGTTGGAGGAGCTAGGGATCGACAACATCACCGATGCCAGCATGGACGAGTTGCTGTTCTCGTGCCCGTTCGACGGCCACAGCCATGGCGACGAGCGGCCCAGCGCGTACATGAACAACGGTGCCAAGCAGCTTCACATGAACACCGTGTGGGTGTGCCATGGCTGCGGTCGGTCTGGCAACGCGATTGGCTTCGTCTCGGAATTCTCTGGGATCTCACGCCAGCGCGCCTCGCGTGAATTGAAGGAGCGCTTCGCTCCCGGCTGGCACAAGCCCCGTGGTGGTTCCATGCGCGCGGAACTGGAGCTACGGCGTGCGCAGCGTGTGGCCGCTGAGGAGGACAAGCATCCCGAGGTGCCGATCCTGGACTGGGAGGTCTACAAGCGCTTCGAGGTGGACTGGCCGAGCTACGAGGACGTGGAAGCGCCCGAGGTCCAGTACATGTTCAAGCGCGGCTTCACGTCAAGCGACTTGTCAACATGGAGAATCGGCTGGGATGAGGATTCAGATCGCATCACGATCCCGATCTGTACGCCGGACGACGAGCTTGTAGGAGTCAAGGGGCGCGCGTGGGACCCGCACACGACGATGAAGTACCGCGTGCTCGGAGACACTGAGCGCACGATCCGCCGCAACGGAATCGTGTACGGGTTTGAACCCTACTTGAAGAGTCAGGTAGTCTTCGGTCTACACATGTGGGGACCACAGCGGACCTACGTGTGGGATGAGGGCGAGATCAACGTGATGTCCTGGTGGAAGTTCGCAATCCCCGCATTGTCAACCGGCTCGGCATCGATGTCTGATGCGCAGGCCAAGATCATCCGCGAGTACGCCGACGAGGTGGTCGTGTTCGTGGATAACAACAAGGCTGGTCATAGCGGGACGTGGGGGTACACCGACAAGGACGGCGAGTATCACCCCGGTGCTGTCGCACGACTGTCCGCGCACGTCAACGTGAGGGTCGCGGCAGTGCACGATGACGACGCCAACGACATGCTCAAGGCGGGTCAGTGGTGGCGAGCCAGAAGCCTGATCCACTGCGCCAAACCAGCTTGGCGGTTGCAAGCTTCGGTGGACGCGCTATGATCCCGTCTGAACACAGGGCCAGTGCCCGAGCGATCAAAGAGCGACCGAACCAACACAAAGGAGCGTAGGTGGCAGCACCAGCACGACGCCCCCGGCCGGGGAGCGTGAGGCCAAAGAGGTCCAGCGGCAGCAGCAACCCTGGACTTGGCAACGTCGATGCGATTCTCCAGCGCCAGGCTGAGAAGCGCGCGGCAGGACGTACCAACTGGGTGAAGGTGTCCGACGACGAAGAGGACCCGACGATCATCCGTGCCTATGACGTGGACGAAGGCATGTTCCGTGAGGGCTACATCCACCAGGTCGAATTCGAGATCGAGGTGGAGGATCGCAAGCGACGTGGCAAGACGAAGAAGATCAAGATCCGTCGCGATCGGATGTGTCTGGACCAGGACGAGACGGGCGAGCCGTGCCCCGGCTGCCGGGATGACTTGGAGCGCCGCTTCAAGTTCTGGCTGCCGGTGATCGAACGTGACGCCCCAGTTGTCACTGACAGCGGGAAGATCACGGACTACAAGGATCGCGTTGCACTGCTATCGGGCGGCTCCCGCCTGGTGACGGTGCTCCAGCGCATCCAGAAGAAGAAGGGTCTTGTCAACCAGGATGTCGAACTCACCAAGGGTGGTGAGGGCTTCAATGTCCAGTACGCGGGTGATGCGCTGGAGCGTTCACCGCTGTCAGCCGATGACAAGCAACTGATCAAGGACTTCGACGCCCAGAAGAAGCTCGACCGCTACACCGAGATCTACGACTTCGAGCACTTCTTCGATCCGCCTGGCAAGCAAGATGATGACGATGAGGATGACGAGGACGTTGGCGAGCGTTCCCGCCGTCGTGGCTCATCGTTTGGACCCCGCCCCGGAAGGGGCCGTGCCGCCTCGCAGCGGGACGACGACGATGACAGTGACGATGACGAGCCTCGCCAGCGTCGTCGCCGTTCCAGCCGTTCGCAGGCCGGTGGGCGCAAGCCCGGTCGGTTGGCAGGGCTGGGTCAGAAGGACGAGGACGAACCCGCTCCTCGCTCAACCCGGCGTCGGCCACCGCGCCGTCGCTAACAACCGATTCCAGCTAAGGAGGAATCAAATACCATGGACGTTTACGTCTACCAGGAGAACAGTCGCAAGATCAAGGGCGAGGACGTGCTGGTCCTGCTCCCGATCGGCACGCTGGAGGGCTTCGAGTCCGTCGAAGAGGCGATGGAAGCGCTGATCGACTCCGAGCCGGACTACATGGGAGTCGAGTTGGTGATCTTCACCGAGGAGCCCCAGTACATCACGGCCGAGGAGCCGCCCCCGACGAAGTACAGCTTCGTCCGCCGCAACGGCAGCGGCGCGGTCGTGGAGGAGCCCGAGGCCGAGGGCGAGGAGCCCGAAGCGGAGCCCGAGGAGGAGGCCCCGGCCCCGGCTGCGCGTCGGCGTCCGGCTGCCAAGAAGGCTGCCAGCCGCAAGCCCGCCGCCAAGAAGCGCCCCGGCTCCCGTGCCGGGACGCGGGCCGGTGCCGGTGGCCGCAAGAGCCCCTTCACTCGCAACGCTGCCAGCGCCGACTAGGTGACAGCGCCAGCGCTGATTGCCCTGCATGGAGCGCGTGGGGCCGGGAAGGACACCACGTACCAGTTCATCAACCACTGGTGCACGGTGTCTGACCCGGCCCTTTCGGCTGTTCGCAGGGGCTTTGCCGACAAGATGAAGTGGGCTTACATGCGGATGTGGGTCCCGGACTGCACACAGGAGTGGGCAATCAACTTCATCGACCAGTGGAAGAACGATCTCGATGCAACGTGTGCTGGCATCTTCACCGATGACGAAGGCATACTCCTGGAGGACACCAGGAAGAAGATCGAGAAGATGACCGACTCAGATGACGAGCCGTTGTACTTCATCCCGCCTGTCAACTTCCGCGATCACATGAACCAGTTCGCCACCGAGAGCGCCCGTGAGGTGTACGGTGATGACCACTGGGTTGATCAACTCCTGCCAGCCAAGCCGGATGCTCGCAACCCGGAGGGCTGGCATGGCTCGTTCCTGACACCGCCCAAGACGGATGACGACTGGCCCTACAGCATCGCTGACTTCTGCGTGATCACCGATCTCCGTGCTGAGAACGAGGTGGAGCGTGTCAAGGAGCTTGGTGGACTGTGCGTGAAGATCAAGCGCCGGGACGCCGAGGAGAAGCAGCGCCGCTACTACGAGGAGCGCGGAGAGGACCCGCACCTGTTCGCCAGCGAGCTACCAGAAGACCTGATGGATGTCGTCATCAACAACGATGACAACGACATGGACGAAGCCAGGCGCCGTACCAACCACCTCATGCACGAGATCAAGCGCAATGGCATCGACTCGATCAAGCGGGGCCTACCGCGCCCCTGGAGGATTGGATGAGGCACAGCTTCGGTGCCGAGGTACTGAGTGACAGCATCACGCCGGTTGGTGTGCGCTGCACCACCCTCATCGCCACACTGCCACGGGCGTACCTGGCAGAACTGAACACGCACCGGCTCCTGTCTCGGGATGGCTACGAGCAGGAGCTTTCGCGCAACTCGGCGTCCTCACGGGCGATACCAACCGAGAAGAACATCGACAACGTGCGTGCGTTCCCCTACGTTCCTGAGACGTTCAATGCGCGCGTCAAGGGCATGGGCGTTGGGCTGGCGCTTGATCCGGCCAAACAGGAGGATGCGCGCCGAGCCTGGATGCGTGGCATGAACTACGCCACGGTGACAGCCGACATCCTCAACGAGATTGGTATTGACAAGTCACGTGCCAATCGCGTGATCGAGCCGTTCATGTGGCACACCGTCATCATCACGGCAACGGAGTGGGACAACTTCCTCGCTCTGCGCTGCCCGGACGGCGACGAGTGGGACCCGGAGTTCCCTGCTCAGCCCGAGATGCAGATGTTCGCCATCAAGATCCGTGACGCCCTGGATGGCAGCACTCCGAAGCTGCTGGAGGAGGGCTCCTGGGCGATGCCGTACTTCGACTGGGATGAGGAGTCGGAGCTTCTGCGCGGCCTCCTGGGTGGGCTCCAGGTGCCGATCAACGAGGTCATCAACGGAGCACTGCTCGTCTCGGCACGGCGCGTGGCTCGCGTCAGCTTTGAGAAGCAGGATGACATCGAAGACATCATGGCGTCCTATGACAAGGGCATCGTGCTGGCGCAGATGGCTCACTACAGCCCGATGGAGCACCAGGTCCGGCCGATCACCAGCACCGATCTCAAGAACGGCGCGATCAACTCCAAGATCCATGTGCCAATCGACTTGTTCAGAGATCAGCGGGTTGTCAACTTCAAGAAGCTGCCGCTGGAGCGGATGTGGTGTGGCAACCTGCGTGGTGTGATCCAGTTCCGCAAGCTGCTGCCGTACGAGGACAACGCCGCCGTCAAGCGTGCCATGGAAGCTGCCAAGGAGTACGAGGAGGGCACGCGATGATCACGATCCGGGAGGAGCGCCATCGCCAGCCTGCACCAGCTAATGCCAGCCTGGAGTCCAATGCGATTGCTACGGCCGAACGCTGTCTGCACCAGATCGCCACGGCTCTGGAAGACGCTGGTTGGGGGCGAGTCAACGAGTTGAAGGTCACCTTCCCTGGGATCTCAACTGACATCGCACCTGTTATCGCCTGGAGGCGTGATGGGTGATTGCACGCACCCTCGCAGCCAGGGCTATGTCGATGACCAGGACCGCAGCCGGTGCGGTGCCTGCGGCGATGTGTGGGACAATGATCGCAAGATGTTCGTGCCACTCGACGGTGAGGCTCCGGAGATCAGACCGTTCCGTGTCGTCATCATTGATGTTCGCAACGGGAACGTCTATGCCGATGGCAGCAACCTTGATGTTCCTGAGGAGGGACGTGAGGGAGTGCTGCGTGCTATCGAGACAGCCGATGTGCTGGTCGAGATCAGCACTGACAACATGTGGGTCAAGAAGGGTGTCGAGCACGGCGTCGTCGCGTTGGCCAAGACCAGGAGCGAGGCGCAGATGTCGAATGAGAAGGCGCTCCGTGAGAGCGCGGCTCGGGCAACTGGACCGGAGATACCAGCAGGGATGGTAGGGGACCGCGCCACGTTCGAGGACGACCCGGTAGATGCGAAGTTCGCTCGCGTCTGGGACGACACGGTGCCCTCTGGCAAGCCGGTCGAAGGTGGCCTGAAGGGCTACTGATAGACTGCGCCATGATGGCCTGGGGAGAACATGGTCGAGTTCGCTGGACACCTTCACGTACATGACTCATACAGCCTGCTAGACGGCAACGCTGACCGCAACCAACTAACAACCGAGGCGGCACGTAAAGGCCAGGACTTCCTGGGTTTTACCAACCACGGTGTGTTGGGCGGGGCGTTGGAGCATATCCACGCCTGCCGTCATCCAGAGCAGTACGAGGACCCGCAGAATCCTGGTGCCAAGCGCGCCAAGGATGAACGCCTGCTGCCAGTGCTTGGTATCGAGGCGTACTGGCGTCACGATCGCTTCATGGACCTGACCGATCGCGCACTCTATGGCAAGAACGGCCACAACTGGGCGCAGCATCTCTGCCTGCACGCTGGCAACTTGGCTGGTTGGCGTACGCTGCTGCGGCTGAGTGCCAAGTCGTGGGTCACCAGGGAGAAGGGCGGCGGGCACTACGGCAAGCCGTGTATCGACATGGCCATGCTGGAGCAGGATCACGAAGGCATCACCGTCTCCACAGCTTGCATCAACTCTCCGCTGGCGCACCTCATCCTGGCCGGGGATGAGCGCGGTGCCAAGCGCTGGTGCAAGGACATCATGGAACTGGGCATTCCGCTCTGGTTCGAGTTGATGCCACATGATCTCGAAGAGCAGCGAGATTACAACAACGGAATTGTCAACATCGCCTACGATCTGAGCAGGCCGATCGTTGCTTCTGGCGATGTGCACACGCCCTACAAGAAGTGGATGGATACACAGTCGCTTGTCAGGATGATCTCCTACCGCCAGACGCTCTCCGATCAGGAGAAGAAGAAGGATGCAGGCGAGGATGTCTACACAGAGGAGATCGACTCTGTGTACCTCTCTGGTGGCGACGAGATGCTGGCGATGTTCCAGAGCTACCAATCACAGTTGCCGTTGCCTGTGGTTCGGGAGTCGCTGGCCAACACACGTGAGTTCTTCCAGAGCTTCAAGCCGTGGCAGTTCGGTAAGAGCCTCAAGCTCCCGCACGTCCACGTCGATGCCAAGTCGATCCTGTGGGGCTGGGTGCAGGATGGCTTCGAGCGCATCAAGGCCGAGTATCCGGCCGAGCACTGGAAGGCATATCCGTGGGAGCAATACGAACAGCGTTGTCAGGAAGAGTGGGATGTCCTGGTCGCCAAGGACGTGCTCGACTACTTCTACATCGTGGCCGACTTCATCCGCTGGGCGCGCTCCGACAAGCCGCTACCAGTCCGAGTTGGCAAGAAGCTCTACTACCCCGAGGGCAAGAAGCGGCCGATCCGCTGCAACCTGCGCGGCTCCGCAGCGGGCTGCCTGATCAGCTACTTGATTGGCATCTCGGTTGTTGATCCGATCCCGCACGAGCTTCTGTTCGAGCGCTTCATCAACCCGGATCGTGAGGGGATGCCGGACATCGACATCGATCTAGAGTCCGGTGAGTATGGCAGGGATCTTGGCAAGGAATACTTCCGGATCGTGTACGGCCGCAACCACGTGGCTGACGTGATCGCCTACCAGACCTTCGGTCCGCGCGCTGTGCTGAAGGCTGTATGCGATGTCCATGAGGTTGACTTCAACCGCATCCGCAACGCCACCGAGTCGATCGGTGACACTGAGCGCGGGCTGGAGAAGATCGCGGCCAAGAATCCAATCGTGGCTGGCATGAAGAAGGACTTCCCAGACGCCTGGGAGCAGTGCCTTCGCCTGGAAGACCAGATCAAGAACGACTCGCGACACGCCTCAGCGATCATCGTCACTGACAAGCCGGTTACTGAGACTGGCATGGCCGTCCAGACCAGTGGTGATCGAGAGACGATCATCACGGCATGGGCTGACCGGGTGGAGTTCCCGATCGTGTCCAACTACGGTTGGCAGAAGTTTGATCTACTGGGCGTCAACTCGCTCAACAAACAGGCACTCGCCTGCGAACTGATCGAGCGCTTCTACGGCGAGAAGGTGGATCTCGACAAGCTGCCTGTCATGCGTGATCCGCGCGCTGTCGATCCCAAGGTGATGGCGGCGTTCAAGGCCAAGAAGACGTGGGACAACTTCCAGTTTGCTGGCGACGGCATCACCAACGCGCTGTTCGGGATTGCGCCGGATGACATCAACGAGCTATCACTTGCCAATGCGCTTTATCGTCCTGGTGCCTCCTCCCAGATCGATGAGTACGTGGCGCGCAAGCGGGGTGAGCACAAGTGGACGCTCTGGCATGAGTCGCTGAAGCCGTTCCTGGGGCATACGTACGGCATCATCGCCTTCCAGGAGCAAGTGATGCAGGTCTGCAAGGCGATCGGTGGCTTCACCGGAGCGCAGGCCGACTTCATGCGCAAGGCGATCTCCAAGCTCTACCGGCTCGGCAAGGAGGAAGCGCAGAAGGAGATGCGCCCCTACTGGGAGATCTGGCTACCAGGTTGCATGGCACTCAAGATCCCACGCGCCGTGATCGATGAGGTGTGGGCGCTGATCCTGGAGTTCGGTGGCTACAGCTTCAACAAGGCACACTCGACTTGCTACGCGCTCCAGGCGTACCAGGACATGTGGCTGAAGGTCTACTACCCACTCGCTTACTACGCCGCTGCGCTGACGATCACAAAGAAGCAGAAGAAGGAGGACCAGGCACAGTTCCTCAAGAACGGTCTGCGCGAGGCACGCTCGTTCGGGATCGAGGCGCTGCCTCCAGATGTCAACCATAGTGACGTGGGCTGGGCGATCGACGGCGGTAAGCTCCGCTTCGGGCTCGCCAGCGTCAACGAGATGGGCTCGGCGGCTGCCAGGGCGATTGTTGATGGACAACCGTACAAGAGCTTCGAGGACTTCGTGCAGCGGTTGCCCGAGGGTACCAACAAGACGCATCATCTGGCGCTCGTCAAGTGCGGGGCGTTCGATGCCCTGGAGAACCGCGAGTACCTGATGGGCCACGCACCGATGCACGAAGGCAACCAGATCAAGTTCGACATCGAGATGTCCTGCACTGATATTGTCAAGAAGACTGTCAAGCTGACTGACCGACAGATCGAGAACAACCCGTCGCTTTACAACGAGGCGAAGATCCAGGCCGAGCTACAGCGCAAGGGCAAGCTCCAGACGGCAACGGTCAAGTGCCGCAAGCATCCGGAGGCTACGATCGTCCAGGTCAGCCAGCGCTTCGATGCCTACACGGTTGCCGAGTGGATGAAGGATCGGCCGGGGCGTCGGCCGGACGAGTGGGAGAAGGCCACCACGGGGGAGATCGCTGCTGCTGAGCGCGACTCCCTCAACATCAGCATGACCAGCGGTTCGATCGGCGTGCGCTACTACGACTTCATCGCGGATCGCATCATGACAGCCGAAGAGGTAGATGCGCTACCACGCAAGCCCAAGCGCAAGAAGGTCAAGGGCAAGTATTACCATACTACTTGGTGTACTTGCGAGGACTGCCAGGCAGCCGAGGTCGTCGTCGGTGGCGAGATCACGCGCTTCAAGCCGATCCGTAACAAGCGCGGCGACATGATGGCGTTCGGTGACCTGGTGTTCGGCTCTGACAACTACAAGCTGACCTTCTTCACCGATGCCTACCGAGACTTCCACCGCACTGTCAAGTCGCCTACGGCGTTCCTGATCAGCGGTGTCAAGAACGATCGTGGTGAGATCACCGTGTTCGAGGTGGTCGATGTGGTGGAGCTTGCCAAGGAGCAGGGCTGGGAGCCGCCACCGATGCAGGTCAACGGCGAGAAGCGACGGCGTGCCAGTCTCCGACTGATTCGAGGTGGAGTTGCCAATGGTGATGCGAAGCAGAGGGTGGCTTGATGCCGGTCAACGCTGAGGAACGCCAGGCGTTCATCGAGTGGGTGGAGAGCCAGAAGGAGTGGGAGACGCGCGTCTTCACTGGCAATACACAGCAAGTTGGTGATGGCCCGCTGCGCATCCCATTCGTCAACCCGACGCTGACCAGGGCGACCAGCCGGGGTGTGCCGATCGGCCACATCTGCCGCTGGTGGGGTGAGGAGGGCTCTGGCAAGTCACTGACCAATCTCGGCATCATCTACGTGGCTCAGAACTACCCGGAGATCATGACCGAGGAGTACGAGCGCGAGATCCGCTTCTGGGAGGCCAGGCGCAACAAGCTCAAGGCGATGCTGCTGAGGACCAAGCTCGGGATGGTGCTCAAGAAGTTCCCTGATGGCATGTCGGTGTGCATCTATGACACCGAGCAGCGCTTCACCTGGGATCTGGCTGAGCGGATGGGGATCGATATCCGCCATCCTGACAAGCTGATCGTCATGGAGGAGAACATCATCGAGAACATCGCCTACCAGATGCAGGAGGCGGTGGCTGCCTATCACATCGTGATCGTGGACAGCGTGAGCAACGCTGAGAGCTTCGCGGAGGCGAACTTGTCGCCTGGTGAGTACGAACGCGGGACGGCAGCAGCGGCGTGGAAGCGCCTGCGCTCAGTCCGCCGACGACTCGACCGCACCGAGAACACCATCATCCTGGTTGACCAGGTGCGCGCGGCACTGGGCAAGACCGTCTACCGTCATGGCAAGCAGGAACAGGCACCGCCACAGCCGCCGCAGATCCGCTTCATCAAGCACAACGCCAGCATGACGATCGCCTACAGTGCTGGCAAGAAGCTTTACATGATGGATGACGGGATGCTGACCGACGACTACAAGAAGGCCAGCAACGACTTCCAGGCGCTCGGATCAGACGGCAAGGAGGTTGCCGGTCTGGAGATGCGCTGCTATGTCGAGAAGAACTCGACTGGTGCGCCCTTCCGCAAGGCGGCGATGCGCTTCTGCTTCCCGGTCACCGACGTGCGCAGCGGTGAACTGATCCAGGATGTCGGCTTCGACTTGCCATTCGAGTTGCTGATGTCGGCTGAGCACTACCACATCGTGGAGTCCGGTGGCGGCGGGATGTTCTACCCGCTTGATGAGAAGTTCCGGCGCATCCCCAAGGGCCGTGGTCGTGGCCACGTGGGTTGGAAGGGCGAACCGGCCGCGCGAGCGGCGATCGAAGAGGATGACGAACTCAGGGAGCGAGTGCTAAGTCGCTTGATGATGGATCGATGAGCAAGGATGAGAATCCATGGGTGAAGAGCCTGACTACGAAGCGCTCTGGAAGCGAATCGTCGCCCACGCCGAGCGAGCGATCGAACACGAGAAGTGGCAAGCTCGCTGGTCTGAAGGCGCACGGTTCCTCAGTGACGAAGCCTACGTCATTGAGAGGCGTAACAGCAAGAGCCACATCAGGAACACAATCCAGGGGTACGATCTCGCCGCCGCCATCTGCCAAGACGATCTCGCCGGATACATCGAGCGCTGGTACCCGCAGGCGAAGCCGAACGGGCCGCGTGTCAGCTTCGTCACCCGCGACGAGGCCGAGCGCGCCTTCCGTGTCATCCGGGATGCCGTCGCGGATTCTTACGACCCGGCAACCATTCGGTGGGGGCATTGGGACAAGTCCGGCGAGCACGGCGAATTTGAAGCGGGCGAAGCGTCTGGCTACTACATCGCCACCTGGGACGCAGGTGTACGTCGAGTGGGACGTGGACCCCGCCTATGGCAACGAGCCTATGACCTTCTCAGGCGCGGTCGAGAGCTACGACGCAAATGGCAACATAAACGTCGTTAGCAAAGACGGCGTGCGGCTGTGGATTCCCTGTGGCGTGATCAGGATCAACAATGTCAAGTAGGGAGGTAAATACCAAGAACCGCCTCGCTTGCCATCGCAAGAAGGTTGTCAAGGCGATGGAGGTAGTAACAGGCTTGCTGATGGCAGAGTCAGCGATCGAGAAGATCCAGGTTGAGTCCAACTCGGCGTGGCTGTGTGTTGACATCTGGCCCTACAACCCGTTCGTTCCAGCCGAGATGTGCACGCCTGAGAAGTTCGCAATCTGGTTGAACACAAGTCAACTGTTCAAGGTCGATCAGCACGGTGCTGCGATGGAGGACCCGATCACAGTCGAGGAGGCCATCCGTGGGCTTGACACGCGCTGAGGAGCGAGCGGCTTGGTATCTCGCTGGTCTGTTCGACGGCGAAGGATGGATTAGGCTTCAGCATGGCACATCAGGGTGTGCCATCTTGATTGCTAACACTGATCCGTCGATCATCCATGCCGCTGTTATTGCGCTTGACATGCTTGGGATCGCCCATACGCTCCAGGATCGAAGGCTGTCTGAAGCTAATGAAAACCACAAGGACTTGGTTGTCATTGCTATTAGCCAGCGCGCCATGTGCGAACGGTTCATCCGGGTTGTTCCGTTCCTGAGCGAAGACAAGCGAGAGAAGGCGACTCGACTCTCTGCTGGGCGGCGCAAACTCAAGGGCCATGAGCGCCCTGTGGAACGCATGATCGAGCTACGCGATGCTGGTTACAGCAAGAGGGCTGCTGCCAAAGAGATGGGTATTGGGTATGCCACGATCAAGCGCTGGGTGATGGGGGCGAATATCAAGTGGGCTTGAGCAGGATGGAGTTCTGGTCAAGAATCGGTCTTGCCAAGGAGATTGATCCGCTCACAACGGCGGCGTACAAGTTCGGGGCGCTCAAGCGGCAGCTACAGAGCGATCAGGGCGAGGATCACTCCGATCCCTGGCACCTGAGCTTCCACGGCTCCCAGTTCCCTGGAGACAACCCGCACGCCTGCTCCCGGCTGGCTCTGTACCGGATGATGGACTTCACCCGGCCAGTCATGAAGCGTTGGCTGGAACAGGTCGCTGAGTCTGGCAAGGCGATTGAGAACAGCTTGGTTGCCAAATGGTACTACGCGGGCTATCTCGTTAGCCCGCCGTCGTTCCTGCCGGACGTGCTCCAGCTTCAGTACGAGGACGAGGACCACTGGTTGACATGCACGACCGATGCGATCGTGTGCTGGCCCAGAACGGTTGAACCAATCGTCTGTGAGGTCAAGAGCAAGGAGGCTGCCGTCATCCGGGCGATGCAGCGGCTCACACGTGGTCCAGATCGCAAGCACGTATGGCAGATCAAGACCGAGATCGCGCTGGCTCATGAGGCTGGAGAGATTGTCAAGCTGCGTTGCATCAACAGCGGGCGGTTTGCCATTATTGCAGGGGAAAACGAGGTCTGTCCGCTGCACGGTGGTACCAAGTGTCTTGAAGAAGTCACGCTCAAAGCGCCGGATCGGGGCTATCTCTACTACGTGAGTCGTGACAATCCGGAGGACACGTTCGAGTTCATGTTCGAGTACGACCCGAACTGGATCAACATCGGGCGCTCGAAGCTACGGCGCTGGCGCGAATGGTTCAAGACCGACACGCTGCCTGCCACCAACTTCTCCGACAAGCGTTACTCGCACCCATTCGGTTGGCAATGGACCAAGGATGAGTACCCGTGCAAGTTCTGTGACTACGGCCAGATCTGCCGGGACGATCACAAGCTGGCTGTCAGTCGTGGTACTACGATCGCGCTGACGGAGAGCGCTGGGGTCGAGGACACACGCGAGATCCGTGAGGCGTACGACCCTGCGCACGCGAGAGCCGCTGTGATGGCGTTCTGGAAGCGCCGCAACGGCTCACGGATGGCGGCGTAGAGCCAACCACGACGAATCCGCACGGCTCGCCGGGACCTGCTATGATCCCAGGTCGGGTCGGGCTCTGGTTGGTTCTTCGTCGTTCTCGGCTGGGGTCCGACCCACATCAACATCGTTGACAAACAACAAGGAGGACTTATGCCGACACGGCAGAGGTCGCGGCCCAAGCCGCAAGAGGCAGCGGAACTGAAGCTGGACGATGCCCACGCGATTGCCGTTCTGGACAAGGCAGTCGAGTACGAGGTCATCGATGAAGACAAGGTGCCTGACAACAAGCGCCAGCGTCTCACAGCCGCCGCCGAGCAAGTCGATCTCCTGATCGAAGCCTGGACCACGGGCGGCATCAGCCCCTACTCGGACGACGAGGAGAAGGCCGAGATGGGGAAGGCGATCCAGGACATCCTGGACATCGCCGGGGTCGAGATCGATGAGGATGGCAACGTCACCTACGGTGACCTGCCCGATCTGGAGGACGGCGGCGAGGCCGACGATGACAACGAGGGTGGCGAAGACGGCGAGGCTGCCTTCGACATCGAGGACATCATCGAGGGCTATCCCGAACTGTCCGCCGCCAGTCGATGCAAGGCAATCGACAAGCTCGAACTCGACATGGACGACGACGACGACTACAACACGTCGGTTTCCATCTGGGAGTGGGAGAACGCTCAGGAAAAGCCGTCCGGCCGGGTGATGAACTACCTGGAGGAGATGTGGCCCGCCGAAGGCGAGGGCGAGGCCCCTGCCGACGACGACGAGGACGCCGAGGCTGCCGGTGACGGCGACGGTGAGGAGAGCGAGGGCGGCTGGGAGCAGCCCTGGACCAAGCGGGATGGCGCTCCCGCCGACTACGACAAGATGTCAGCCGTCGATGTCAAGAAGTACCTCGACAAGATGCTGGCCAAGGACGAACTGTCAGCCGAGTTGCTCCAGTACGTCATCGACTACGAGACGCAGCGCGAGAAGCCGCCGACGCGCAAGCGCATCCTCGACCATGCCAACAAGATGATGGGCGATGTCGAAGGCGAGGGCGACAACGAGCCGGAAGCCGACGAGGAGCCGCCCGCTCGCGCCGGTCGCCCGACAGCGGCCCGCCGCACCCGCACCCGCACCAGCCGGGACCCCGACGACCAGGACGACGCCGACGACGCCGTGGCGCGCGATGACGAGCGCGATGCCAGGCGGGCTGCCGCCGAGGGCGAGGAAGAGGAGTGGGACGAGGAGGCCCTGCTGGAGTACGTGCCCGGTGGGCTGGCAACCGCGTTCGTCAACGCCAGGCTGCATGACAAGGCCCTGGAGATCGCGGGCCTGGGTGAGCCGGGGGAGTGGGACGGCGAGATGCCCGAGCTTCCCGAGGACATCGCCACGATGGACCACGATGCGCTCAGCAACCTGCTGGCCGACTTCGCCGTCTGCCTCAGCACTGCCTACTGGTTCGCCACGAAGGCGCGCATCGAGCGCATCTTCTACGACCAGATCGTGGAGTACATGGAGGCGATCTCGGTCCTGGAGTCCGAGGAGAGCAGCGAGCAGAAGCGCAAGGCGGATGCCGCCACGCAACCTGCCGTCGTCGTTGCCAAGGCGCTTGCCGCCACGGCCACCAGCGACATGCACCGCTTCCAGACAATGGCCAGCAACCTGAAGCTCAAGCACGCCACGGTGAGCCGCGTCGGCGGCTTCGTCGGTGACGAGGTGGAGGCCGAGGAGCAGGAGCAGGCCCCGCGCATCAGCAGCCGTGGCAGGGCGGCTGGCGCAGAGCGCGCGGCTGGCGGCGCACGGCGGCAGCGTCCGCGTCGGCGCTAACAACTGGCGACCATGCCAGGGGGAGGGGAAGTGCTGCCGGTGCTTCCCCTCCTCTAGCATCATGATTGACTACGAGCAACTGGACGACGCTCGCTCAGAGATCATGCGGCTCTGCCGCCGCGAGCGTCCTAAGTACAAGTCGCTTGATACAACAGGGCCGTCCATCGAGGCGGCTCTTCTGGTTGTGGGGTTCGAGGTCGTTGGAGCAGGCGACTTCGCCAGAGAGGTCACCGCTGCCAACATGATGCGCATCCGTCAGTCGCGGCGGCAGTACCGGGTTGATCTCTTCACAGCCTGCTACCTCAGTGGCATGACGACAGGTGCCATGGCAGAACGCAGACGATGAGCCAACTGGTCCCTGAGGGTACGGTTCTGTGGCTGGACGGCTGGCTACACGTCGGCCGGTACATCGGGGCGATCGACTGCTATCGTACGTCGGCTGGACTAGCAGCACGCTGGATCATCGAGAGCGCTTACGAGCGCAAGGCTAAGGGTGGCATGAGGTCGGTTGGCATTGACATCTCCAAGAAGGAGTACAGCGCCGCCGCCTTGGCTGTTGGTGGCAAGCCGACTGCTGTTGTTGCGTGGCGTAATAAGTTCTCCAATGACAGTGAGCCTGTTCAGCTTGAGCGCTTCTACACGTGGCTCGTCTTCCAGCTTGGCATCTTCAAGCCGGACATCATCGCTGTCGAGGAGCTTGCAGTCTTCATGAACAAGAACACGATCAGGACGCTGGCACGGCGGGAGGGCGTTGCCCTGCTGGCTGCCAAGAAGCGTAACGGTTCGATCGTTCTGAACCCATCGATCGGCCGTGCTCGCAATGCTGTCTTCGGAGTTCCCATGAACACCTCCAAGGAGGTAGCATGGGAGTTGATGCGGGAGCGCTATCCGGACTTCAAGTTCGCAAACTCCAACCAGGGTGGCATGGATCAGGCCGACGCCCTCACTCATGCGCTGGCTGCGCCAACTTTGCTTGAGCGCGGGTGAGCATCGATGCCCGGACGGCGGGCATAGGTCGTCGTAACTGCAAGCGCTGCACCAGGTGGAAGCACAACGTCGAGTTCCGCTGGCGCTGGCGGATGCGCCAGGTTGCTGGGCGACCGCGACGAGCCCCTGCTCCGACGATCGATGTCATCTGTGTTGTCTGTCGTCGGGAGGAAGAGCGCGAACGCTATGCCAACAAGACTGCTGAGGAGAAGCAGGAGCTTGGCAGGCGAGCTAACAACAACACTCGCCTGCGCCGCCAGCGGGAGTATGAGCTTCAAGAGTCGTTGCGGGCCACTGTCAAGGTGCTTGCTGGAACTGAGAAGAAGCTGCGTGGTGACACGCTGCTCCCGCTCATGCCATTCAGGCTGTGGTTGCTGAGCCATCTCAAGGAATACGGTGGGCTGGCCGGACTTGCCAAGCGAGTACGGCTGTCAGAGGACACGATTTTGCCGTATTTGGAGGGGATTTGGTGGGAGACGGACTGCCGCCCGCATCCCCTGGATGGGGTCCGGCTGGGGTTCGTGGACAGCTTCTTCACGCGCCTGGCGATCCCTGACCAGTTGGTTGTCATTTACCCTCTGATGGACGAACTAGACGCAGAGACTTACAGGGATGAGTAGAATGGCCTGCTATGGCAGCAGAACTGGTCCCGGCAGACCCGGAGCGGAGCGGGTCCATAGGGCTCACATCGACGCAGGTCAACGCCCTGGAGCAGCTTCACCGGCTGGGTGCGCAGCCACGGGCGAACCCTGACGACAAGTACGACTCCAACCCACAGATCCGTGCCCTCCAGATGGTCTTCGAGGGGCGCTTCGGTGGCGGGCCACGTACCACTCGCAGCCGCCAGCAGCGGATCTCAGTCGGCCTCACTGAGTACGTCCGTGGCCATCTCGGCAAGAAGGTCCAGAAGGCCCTGGACCGCGCGCTCAAGGCGGATGCGGGGGAACGCATCAACCTGGATGCCATCAAGCTGATTGTCGAGATGGAGCACAAGGAAGCCAAGCTCCAACTCAGTGAAGACCAGGCTGACATCGACAACCAGACCAAGGAGGAACTGCTAGCAACCCTCTTTGAACTCGTCCAAGATGCACAGACAGCGAGCGTGATCAATGCCACCTTCAGCGACATCACCCCGCAGCCCTCCGAAGAAAATCTCCTTGCGCTCAGTCAGGAAGTCAAGCGGCGTGAGCAGAGCGATGCCGCCAGAGCCCGCGCGGCCCGATCCCGAGCCCGAGCCCGTGCATCCGCTGCTGAGAGCGGCGAACGCAACGGAGATTCATCCGACGCTTCTGCAAATGGGTCTGACACTGGACGTACTCGACAGCATGGACGCCGAGTCCCTGCGAGCGATCGTCCAGCGCGTCCAGACCCTATCCCGGAAGCTGCGCTACGACGGGCCGCAGACCGACGACGAGCTTCACGAGTGGGTAAAGCAGAACCTCCACGTTGACATCCCGCGTGTCGCGGTCTGCCCGGACCACGTTGCGCCGTTCAAGTTCCTAGCGGATCTCTACTTCGAGCGCACTTCAGCGGCGCTCGCTCTTGCAAATCGTGGTGGTAGTAAGACGTTCATCGTCGCTTGCCTCCACTTCCTCAACTCGACTTACAAGCCTGGTTGTGAGTCGATGTCGTTCGGTGCCACCGAGGGTCAGGGCCAACGCTGCTACCAGCACATCGAGGACTGGTGCTACAAGCGCGACGAGGAGACTGGCCGTCGTACGAACGAGGTCAAGGACTTCATCCAGGACAAGCCGCTGAAGTCGCACACCGTCTGGAAGACCGGCTCCCGTGTCGAGGTCGTCGCCGGTTCAGAGAACGCCGTCTCTGGCCCGCATCCTGCCAAGGCTCATGCCGACGAGATTGACATGATGGAGCAGGCAGTGTGGAACCAGTCTCGCGGTATGGCTGTGTCGCTTCCTGCCAAGGGTCCGCTGCCAACCTTCATGTCACACTTCCATGGTGTAATCCCGCCGCAGGACATCGCCACCAGCACCAGGAACTCGCTCAAGGGCAGGATGCAGGACATCCTGGACGAGATCTCGGATGACATCAAGGCTGGTGACATCCCCCAGTTCGATGTCTACACCTGGTGCATCTGGGAGACGGTGGCCGAGGTGCCCAACTGCCAGTGCGCTCCTCAGGAACAGCGTGAGGCGCGGCTACGATCGCTCGGCCTGCCGATCACCGATCTCTGCCAGTGCCACCGGGTTGCCAAGGGCATCTGGGGGATGGACTCTCCTGCCAGCCACCTTGTCGGTGAGCGCCGACGCTTGGTCCACGTCTGCGCCGTCTACGACGCTGGCGATCCGACAAACACCAAGCCGATTGATGGCAAGGCGTTCCACTCGCGCGGCTGGAAGCCGTACGTGGATCTCGTTCGCAGCTTCAAGCGCAACACGCCTGGTACCTGGGTGCTCCAGCATGAGTGTAGAGAAGGCCGGGACGAGAATGTTTACATCCCAAACTGGAGCTTGTCAACCTACGGGGTACGCAGCTACGAGCCACATCCGCTGTACGGACCGATCTATCAGGGCGTGGACTGGGGTACTGATCACCCGGCTTGCGTACTGTGGTTCCAGTATTTGACATGCGAGGTGCCAGCACTTGACTTCGAGTACCAGCCAATCTACTTGGCACCTGGTACTTATGTGCTGTTCAAGGAGATCTACGTGGCCGGGATCTCCACCGAGACGTTGGCCCAGCGGGTTGTCAACCAGGAGCAGATGTACCGCAACGAGTATGGGCCAGCCTGGAGCGTCAAGGGCCGCTTCTGCGACCCCGCAGGGGCCGGGGACCGCCTCACCTTCGCCAACTACGACCTGAAGTCGTCCTGGCCCTACAAAACGCGCAACAAGGCGCGTATGATTGAGACGGTTCAGAACCTCGTGATCGATGACATGTTCGCTGTCGATGTCGAGTGCGAGATGTTCTGTGAAGAAGTCGAGATCTGGCAGAAGAACCCCAAGACCGACAAGGAACTTGACAAGTTCAACCACGCAATGGCGGCTTGGCGCTACGGCATCAGCAATGCCGAGGTGCTGGAGTCCGCCAAACGTAAGAAGCTGGGTGGCAATCAGCCGACAGCCAATCAGGGTGGCAGAAGGGACCGGCAGTTGCTCGTCGTGAGCGCAGCCCGTCGTCCTCCGGTCGCTGACTACCAGCGCAACTATGGAAGCGTTGCGTTCAGTGGGGGCACGGGTGCACCGCTTGATCCTCGATTCATGATCAGATAACAGCGAGGTAGATGATGCCAACCAGTGCGTCCAAGCGCGGTTCAGGTGGGGTGAGCGGACCGTCAACAGCCGACATGGCAAGCTCGAAGATCGAGACGACGGTTGTTGACCCCAAGGAACTGGAGAAGATGAAGAAGTCGGTGCTCGGTGTCGAGCAGGCACCGGCTCTCTCTGAGATGACACCGGACCAGAACACCTGGTCCCAGTTCCGTGATCAGCTTGGCCCGCCGTTTGACAGCGAGCGTGTCACGATGACGCAGTGCCGTCAGATCCGCAAGGACCCGATGGTTGCGTTCGGGCTGCACTACCTGAAGGTGCCGCTGGCCCGCGCCGAGTGGCACATCGACGCCTACGACAGCAGTGGTCCCAATCCACAGGTGGCCTCATTCGTGGATGCCTGCCTGCGCAAGATCTACGCTCGCTTCATCTTGCAAAGGAGCTTGGCAAAGGACTTCGGCTACCAGGGGATGAGCAAGCGCTTCATCTGGGAGAACCCTGGCGGCTTCTACATGGACCCGAAGGCCACCGACCAGACGAAGGCGCTCAAGCCCGCCTGGGACGAGGGCGAGGTGCTGCCGATCATCTGGAAGCAGCCGGTGGCGCTGCGCCCAGAGACGACACTGCCAACCTTCGATGACAAGACCGGTGAGTTCACCGGCATCGCTTACACGGCACCGCAGGGTGTCGGACGACGCAAGTCCACTGGAGGTGGCGCAGGGCAGGCTCAGGGCGTCCAGCAGTACGACATCTACCACTCCTACTGGGTTGCCAACATGAAGGACGACGAGCACGGGTCGATGTATGGCTACCCGCTTGTCGGCTTCGCGCGTGACTACTGGTGGGCCTACCGCTTCCTGTTCATGATGAGCAACCGGGCTTACGAACGCCTGGCGATTCCCCCGGTGCTCGCCTACCACCCGGAGGGCAGCACGCTTGTTGATGCGGAGACGCAGGAGATGCGTCCCAATTGGGAGATTGCCCTGGAGGCTGCGGAGCGACTGCGTACCAACGCCGTGGCCGCTGTTCCCAGCACCATGGCGACCGCCGGACTCGATGCCTCTGCCACTCAACGAGAGTGGGACTTCAAGTTCATGGAGACGCCATATGAGGCGCTGACGGTCTTCAACGAGCGCTTCAACTACCTCAATGTCATGAAGCTGCGGGCTGTCTGGGTGCCCGAGCTTGCCTTCATCGGCAACGGGGTGGGTGGCAATTCGGCTGGCAACATCGCGGAGCAGATGGCCGAGATGCTGGTCGAGTCGCAGGCGTTGGAGATGGACGAGTGCGACGAGGACATCAACCGGCTGTGGATTCCGCAGCTTCTCACGCTCAACTTCCCGGACTTCATCAACAACGGCGGCGTTGCCAAGAAGGTTTCCCATGGCTTCCGCAAGGAGGATGTGGAGTTCTACAAGCAGATCATCCAGCTACTCGGGCAGACCAACCCCGAACTGCTGGCTCAGGTCGATCTGGTGGAGGTCTTCCGGCGCATCGGAACGCCGCTGAAGTCGCCGGATGCGCTCGAAGCGGAGCGCCAGCGCCTCGCCACTCAGCAGGCCGCAGGGCAGGCCCCCGGCGTCACGCCGCAGCGCGGTGCGCTCGGCATCATCCGCAACCCCACTGCCAACGCCGGTGTCACGGGTGGCGGATCGTCGCCCAATCCGACGCCCTTCCTCAATGGCAACGCGGCTGTCGGGTTCGAGGAGCCCCCGATGGTCTACGTCTACGGCGGCGAGACGTACAGCGTGGCTGCCCAGTTCGCTGACAGCGACACCGACGAGTTCCTTGCCAACCTACCTACCAGCAAGCACTACCAGGACCGCACGATCCGGGCGCTGATGCTGCAACTGCGACGGCTCTGGCTGGGTCACTACCGCAACCTCTTCCCCGAGTTCGCAGCGCACGTCAGCCAGGTCAAGCTCGAACTGAGCGACCTGGAACTGGAGGGCGAGGAGGTCTACGATGGCAACTCGCTTTACGCGATGTTTGCCAACGGCAACAGCGCAAGTGACAAGGCACGCCGGGTCACAGCTAAGGCAGCAGACAAGGCGGCTCGTCTGCTTCTGCGCACATGGGGCCAGTCATCTGACAAGCTGGCTGAGCTACGTGACCGCTCCAAGGCGATTCTGAAGAAGGTGCTCGATCGCCAGATCATCATCGATCAGCGCGCCACCGGCCTCAAGGGCGACATGGACGCCAAGTCGGATGACATCAACGAGTTCCTGGACACCCAGGTCGGCCGACTGATCCGGCTCACCCAGGGCACGATCAAGGACGAGCTTCGCGCGTTCCTGACACAGCAGATCAGGGAGGGCAAGAGCAGTGCCGAGATCGCGGACGAGATCCGTGCCCACTTCAGCGGCTTCGAGGGCGCGAAGGCCGATCGCGTGGCCCGCAGCGAGATCCGCGATACGGTCAACGCAGCAACCCTGTTGACAGGTGAGGCGATTGGGCTGCGCTACACCCGTGCCAGCGATGGCAACCAGTTCGATGCCGAGTGCGCCGACCGCGACGGCAAGCTGTTCACGATCCGGGAGGCGTGGCGCGAGATGCGCCGCGAGCACCCCTATGGCACGCTGGGCTTCGATCTGATCCCGAGGATCAACTTCTCGGTCCAGACGGTCAACAAGCTGCCTGACGGAGCGGGTGACGATCCGGAGATCACCGCCTGGTTTGACAGTTCGACTGACACTGCGTTCATGCTGATGGATCAGTCGCAGGAGGACAAGGACGAGTTCCTGTACTGCGTGGCCGATCTGGTGCTGTCATGAGCGTCGAGCAGCTAGATGGCAACCTGGTGATGTTCGCCCGTGCACCGGGCCAGGTGGCTACGCAACCGCCGTCCTCTGGTGCCGTTGTCCGGCGTGGCGCAGCGTCGGGCAATCCCAACTTCGACCCGGTGACAGGCAAGTTTGCAGGAGGCAGACTGAAGGCGCTCAAGGACAAGGTGGAGGGTGGCGGTGCAGGTCGGGGTCCCCAGCAGACGGCGGCGCAGAGGGCGAACATGGACCCGGTGGCGTTCATGCGCCGCAAGGATCTCATCCGCCGTGCTGCGGCTGCCATGGAAGAGTTCACGATGACCACTGCCGGTCAGTGGTTGGAGGCGTTCGGTGTGGACGTGGCCAGCGCGAACGTGGAGCAGTTCCTTGGCGATGTCCGTCAGCAGCGCATTGACTACCTGGTTGATGCGATGCGTCCGAACCTGCGGGCGACGGTGGATGCACAGCATCAGAACCAGGTGGTCACGCTCAAGGCCCCTGCCGCTTGGACTTCTTCGACGCTCAACACGCTCACGGACGGCGAGATGCTCCAGTTGTACCAGCGGCTCGCAGGGCAGGGCTTCGACCCAGAGGACGTGCAGAAGAACCTTGTCAAGCGAGTTCGCAACAAGAAGCGCAAGGCGGCGCTCGATCAACTGTTCGGAGAAGCAGCACCAGTACAAGGGCAACCACCAGCGCAGTAGGCGAGGAGACTGGTCATGAAGGAGATCGGACGGCGGATCTGGTACGAACCTTCAGTGGCAATTGGACTGCTACTGACGGTGGCGATGACCGTGATCACGCTGCTCAGCGACACGACGTGGGATTGGAACACGATCCTGCTCGTCTGTGGTCCGCTACTGACCGGCTTGGGCATTCGTCCGACTGTCAAGCCGACTGCCAAGATCGATGACGAGAACGCGGCTGCGGCCCAGAAGAAGCTTCAGCCGCGATGAGCATTCTCCCTGGATTCGAGGATCTGAAGGCGCGCGATGTGCTCTCCTTCAACTCGGATGGCACTGTCACCGTCGTCGTGGGTGACAAGGTGGAGCGCTACCAGATGTGCGTCAACCCCACTGGCAGCTTCTCGGCGCACGCGATCCCTGCCAGGCAGCCCGATCAGGTGGAGCAGCCCAAGCGCGTTCCGGTTGCGCTACGATGGGCGACCACCGATCAAGGCGCTGCGGCCATGCAGCGTGGGGAGATGTAAATGGCAATCAAGCTGATACGCAACTCGAAGAACCTGCCGTGTGGTCGCTGCGGCGGGATTCACGACTTCATCACTCGGCTCAGCGATGATGCACCGTGCGACACGCCGGTTGCCTTCAGTGAGGAGATCGCCAAGCTCAACGCACGGCTTCATGCCAATGGCGATCGTGATGTCGTCAACGTGCCACATGAGCTAACCAAGCTCGTTGTCATGGATGACAGCGCCCGCAGTCTTCCTCGCACCGGCTCACAGCCGCTTCGCCTGGCACAGTTCGAGTTGATCGTGCGGTCAGCCTGAGCAACGACGACTGGGTTCGTGTCCTCGTCTGCCTCGTCTGCATCATCATCATCCTGCTCGGTGCGCTGATCCTCAGCGTGCCGGGACTGGTCGAGCAGTTGACGATCTAGTGGTATGATCGCGGCTACGTTGACGACGACCGGAGGAGCTTCCATGCAGTACACGCTTGATTGGGTGCGCGAACAGGTGACTCGATTGCTGGCCGACGCTGACAAGCGCGCTGGCAACGTGCGAGTGCATCCGAATGGGTTCATCCAGGTGGACCTGCTGCCAGTTGAAGAGACGTGGCACGAGAGTCACAAGCAAGGTCACAGCGGGGCGAACCTACGCCTGCACGTCTGGAACCCGCCCAACCATCAACTGCCTCGTCAGGAGACTGTCAACGAGGTTCATGACCACGTGTTCGACATGAAGTCCACCGTGGTCAAGGGTCAACTCAGCCAGTGCCTCTATGCCTTCGAGGTGGGTGCCAGCGCCGACCCGACGCACGAGCTATACCGGGCGGTCTACAACAAGTCGGCTAGCAGTCGTCTGGAACCGACTGGCATCAAGGGCAAGCTGATCCTGACCGACATGTTCGAGATCATCGAGGGTGAGCAGTACACACAACCAGCTTTCACCCTGCATGATAGTCAGGCATTCGACACCGTGGTCACCGTGATGGAGAAGACCGAGGTCCACGAAGGCGATGCCACGGTCATCTGCCCGATCAACACGCCACCTGACAACGAGTTCGACCGTGCCACGGCGGCGACACCAGACTTCCTGTGGGCAGCGATCGGAGCGGCTATCGCATGACCGAGATCAACAACTGGCAGGGGCCAGGGATCTACGAGCACTACAAGGGTGGCTACTACGTGGCAGTCGGCTTGATACGAATCGAGCACGACGAGTCCGAGGCGGTCGCATACATGACACTCGACCCCGATCACCGGGAGGAGCAGTTCTATCGGGGCTTCCTGTTCACTGCTCGTCCGCTCAATGAGAAGGATGGGCCAGACTGCTGGAATAGCATGGTGCTTGCTGATCCTGGTCTGTCACAGTTCACCAAGCCGCCCAAGACGCCACCGGTCCAGGAGGCCGCGATCCTGGTGCCGCGCTTCCGGAAGATCGCATGAGCATTCTCCCCGATCACGAGATCAGTTGGCTGAGTCATTCCGATCCGCCGCTGATCAAGCCGTTCAACGAGCAACGTGTCCAGCCAGCCAGTTATGACATGACACTTGGTGACGAGATCATCACCTTCGATCGTGGTCCGATGCCACAGGTGATTGATCTTGCCAGTCCGCCCAAGGATGTTGGGCTGAAGATCAAGCTGATCGAGAACGAGTCATACCGGCTGATGCCAATGCAGTTCATCCTTGGTGTCACCCGCGAACGGATCTGTTGTCCTGCTGATATCGCTGCCAAGCTTGATGGCAAGTCCTCGCTGGCACGCTTTGGACTGCTGATCCATGTGACAGGCGGCTTCATAGATCCCGGCTTCCGTGGACCGTTGACACTGGAGATTTTCAACGTCTTCCCGGTGCCGATCCTGCTGCGGCCAGGGCTTCCGTTCTGCCAAGTGGGCTTCCAGAGGCTCACAGAGAGCGCATCGGTTCCATACGCTGGTCGATACCAGGACGCTGAGGGCGTCGAAGCGAGCAAGTACGACGGGAGGTAAGCCGGTGCCGTATGCCGATCTCACCCAGGATGAGAAGGCTCATTGGAACGAGTTCGCCACTCTGCGCCAGATCTCCGACTGGCCGGGGTTCGATGCTGCCCAGGCCAGGCGTAGGGATGCATCACGTGCCTGGTTGGTTGACAGGCGCAAGGACATCTGGCGCAACGCACAGTCCAAGGCCAAGGGCGGCGATGGTAAGGGCTGGAGGATCAACAACCGGCGTGAACGTCATACGTTCCTGAAGGACGACAATCTCAGCAATGCCGCTCCCAAGATCGAGGTCACGCTGCCTGCCCCGAAGGGCATGACGGCTGCCGAGCGGGTTTACATCGAGGAACGCGAGGGCTATCTGGCCTTCGCCAGCACTGCACCGAAGCAGAAGCAGCGCAAGCTCGACAACGTGAACTGGCTGGTCAAGCGGCGTAAGCAGCTTTACCACCTGATGCAGACCGATCCCAAGAACAACAGGGCTGCCAACCGGCAGGCTCGTTACGACGCGCTCTGCATCGCCACGCACACCGGCACGGCGTACAAGAAGTGGGATGCCACCCACAACAAGTGGGGCAAGCCCAACAAGCCCGCCGAGAGCAGGCGCGCTCACTGCGTCAAGCACGCTCGCAGCTTCATCGGCGTCAACGAGCACCCGGCCGGTAGCAACAAGGGCGATCCGCATCCGAGCGACTGGCAGAAGCGCGTCATCGGCTCGGACGGCTTCGCCTGGTGCGCCTGCTTCACAACCTGCATGGCATGGGATTCGGGCGTCCAGGGCTCAGCCACAGCCGGGGTGTTCAACAACATCGAGATGGCGAAGAGCGGACGCGGGATGTACCGTGGCTTCACCACGGATCACCGCAAGGTCAACCCCGGCGATCACGTGGCCATCGGCTGCTCGTCCTGCCACATCGAACTGGTCGCGCGCAAGCCGACTGCCAGCGCAGTTGACACCGTTGGCGGCAACACCAGCCCCGGCTCGTCGGGCTCGCAGTTCAACGGTGGCTGCGTGGCCAATCGCACACGCTCACGCGGCGAGGTCGTCGGCTACTTGCTAGTCCGCTTCCCGGACGACTGACAACTAGGAGGACAAAGTGACAGAGGAACGCGGCTCGGATGCCATGCTGGAGAAGCAGATCGAGGAGTCCGGAGAGGACATCGATCTCAACCGTGCGATGATCGAGGAGGGGATGGAGCAGGCCGCAGAGGAGGAGCGCTTCGATCACGCCGAGGAAGCGGACGACGGCGAGGACGGTGAGCCGGATGACACTGACCCGCCCGAGGACGAGGAGCACGACGAGTTCGATCCGCTGCCCCCGGAGACGGACGTTTAGCAACATGGCTGTCTACTGCGGAAGCTGCGCAAGGCACCGCGACTTGCCCCGCAGTGCTGTCAGGGTGAGTTCGGAGCCTTGCCAGTTCTGCGGTGGCTACGAGTCACAGACCACTCGACGGCGCGTTGGTCGCAACAAGGACCGTGTGCTGCAAGAGACAATCAGATTGAACAACTTCGACTACCCCGATCGCTTGATCAACTCCATGCCTGGCAGCTTTGAAGCGCAGGCGCACAAGGAGTACGAGGGGATGGATGTGGGGGACGGCTAATGGGTGATGGCATGACACGTGAAGTGACCCGGCACGACTACCTGGATGACAACCACAAGCTCAACCCCACCGTCGAGGCAGGCGTTGTCAATGCGCTTGCTAGGGAGTGCTGGGAGACGAGCGAGGCCCACGGCTTCCATGAGGACTGGGACGCCGCCGACTGGCTGGAGGCGCTGGCCGACTATCTCGACAAGGAGGAGCGCTTCACGACCGACAAGACGGTCATCATGGGCTGGGACAAGGCCAACTCGCTGCCTGACGGCGTTCCCATCCCTCATGTCAGCACCGTCGAGGGCCTGCGCCAAGTCGCTCAGATCCTCCGTACCAACATCCTGGGCATGAAGCTGATGCTCACCGTGTCCGAACTGGGCGAGGCCCTGGAGGCGCTGCGCGATGTCGGCGCGGCCGGTCTGCTCCAGCCGAGGGACTTCAACGTCGATGTCAAGGCGGCTGACAACTTCGGGGAGGAGTTGGCCGACGCCAAGATCCGCATCGATGACCTGTCCGGCTACGTCAAGCTCGCCATCGGGGACGCTCAGGTGGCCAAGATGGCAATCAACAAGGACCGTCCGCACAAGCACGGGAGGGTTGTGTAATGCCGCTTGCCGGTGATCGGCTCCAGCACCTCATCTCGCAGAAGGATGTGATCGGCGGCGCGCAGTACCCCGAGGGGTGGGCAATCGTGGACGGTGCGTTGATCATCTACGACTTCGACAACCCACCGCACTGGTTCCCCCAGGACCGTGACGAGAACGGCAACACACCGGAGTTCGTGGCAGCCCAGGAGCCCTGATGGCTCACAAGATCAAGCTGATTTACCCCGGTTCTGAGCCGGGAGCGGTCGAGATCATCGAGGTCTGGACCGATGGGCCGCACGCCCTCGCCGGTCACGTGCTCGATGCCATGTTCGGTATGTATGGGCCACGACCCACGACCGATGCTGACATTCAGCGGATGCTGCCGATCAGGATGGAGATCACTCCCAACTCACCAGATACACCCGAGGTCGCCATGCAACCACGACCAGGAGAGGAACATGGAAGCTGACACACGTCCGCTGTCGGAGAAGCTGGCCGACTACCGCGACACCACCGAGCTTGTCAGCGTGATCGATCTCCGCAATGGCTCGGAGTTCCGCATCATTGGCAATGCGCATGACATCGAGCGTGTGCGCGCTGCCTGCAAGGCGCAGATGAAGCGGATCGAGAGCGACAAACTGGACCCGAGTGACAGGTTCACTGTCGTGGTTCCAGCCCGTGAGAACTAGCAACCAGATTGGCAACGATGCCGAACAGCGCGCCATGGCCATCCTTCAGGGCCGTCGAGTTGGCGGCTCTGGTGGAGGTCGGTTCCTCAAGGGCGATGGATCAGACGGTGGCAAGTTCATTTACTTCGTCAAGGCCACCGAAACCATCCGAACGACTGCTGCCAGGGCTATTGCAAACCTATGGCGTGAGGCCGTCGTTGGTGCGCGCGGGCCAGCCGGTCACGGCGATGGCGCTAAGCCTGCGTTGATCTTCGAGCTAGAAGGCGAGTTGTTCCTGCTCTGTCGCCTCGAAGATCATGCCGATTTGGCAACAGCCAAGTTGACACCGTACATCGCTCCCAGTAGGGCGGCTGAACGTCGTCAACGCCTGCTCCAGCGCCCTTCAGAACGCTGACTCTGGTATCCTCCTGCTAACGCGCAGGAGGAATCCCGATCATGGCACGCCGGAAGGCCAGCAGGAGCCGTCGCAAGCGGCCCCCGAGCGGTATCTACATCAAGCCCGCCAACCGTGGGAAGCTCCGCAAGACCGCCAAGGTCAAGAAGGGTCGCAAGATCCCAGTTAGCAAGCTGCGTGCCATGAAGAAGTCCAAGAATCCCAAGACGCGCAAGCGGGCCACGTTCGCTCTGAACGCACGCAAGTGGAACAAGGGCGGTAGGAAGAAGAAGCGATAACAAGGCGGCTGCTGATGGCATCGAAGATAAGTCTCCTTCCCACCGCGCTGGATCTGGAACTCTATGCCGGTGATGGCGTTGCCTTGCGGCTTGCTGTCACCGACACATCGCAGCAGCCAATGCAGTTGACAGGGGAGATCACAGCGCAGATCAGGAAGGCCAGGACGGATGCCGATTCCGCTGCCGACTGGGCTGCCGATCTCGCTGATGGTGACAACGGGATTGTGATCATCAGCTTGACAGGGGATCAGACAGCGGCGTTGATGAACGGATCTGACAAGTTCACTGGTGTTTGGGATGTGCAGTGGCAGGCCACCGACGCCGAGCCGGTGACGCTCATCCAAGGTGCAGTCTCCTGCCAGAGCGATGTCACCCGTCCCTGACTTCATCGTTGAGATCGAGCGCGTTCGCCCCGAGGCGTTCGTGCAAGTCGATCCAGTAGTAGATCTTGGCTTGGTGGTTGTCACTGATCCGACGATTGAGATCGTCGCTGGTGGCAACATCGGTCAGCCAGGACCAGTAGGGCCAGAAGGTCCGCAAGGGCCACCAGGTAACAAGGGAGTTGATGGAACTGACGGACAGCAGGGACCAGCAGGACCGCAAGGACCACCGGGCTCGCAGGGGCCACAGGGCGATACAGGACCGCAAGGAGCACCTGGAGCGGTTGGAGCACCAGGACCGCAAGGTATCCAGGGCGATCCAGGTCCTCAGGGACCACAGGGGCCGCAGGGGAATACTGGACCAGCCGGGAGCCTAACTGGGCCAGCGGGTGGGGATCTCGCTGGCAACTACCCCAACCCGCAGGTTGTCAAAGCTGCCAATGACTTCAGCGTTGGCAATTCGCTGTCTGTCTCCAACCGCGCGTTCTTCAACCGCTACCTCAGTCTTGGCCAGAGTGCGTACTTCAACCTCTGCGCCTACTCGGGCTTTGGCAGCCCAGTTACAGGAGCGTTCTGTCTGCGTACGAATGTGCGCAAGGGTGGCAACAAGGCGTTCAAGATCCACCTCGACGGCTTCTCTTCTGACAGCAAAGATGGCATCTACCACTACGAGATCAGCGGGATCTCGTACACCAACTTCGGCAGTCTGGGTTACATCACCACGAACAGCCGCCCACTGAAGGTGCGTGCTGCCTGGGGGCCGGGGCAGGGCGGTGGGGCTGACGCGCTCTATCTGATCATCGGTGACGTGGCGGATCAGTTCGGTAACCCTTATTGGCATTGCAGCTATGCCTTCTTCCAGGCTGCTTCGACAGCGCCGGACGGCACCGAAGCGGACTTCTTCCAGATCGATCAACGTACGTCGCTGTCGGCGTTCAACACGATCACCGACATCCCTGACAAGCGGCCTTACGCGAACTTCTACACGACTGCCACTCATGCAGCCGGAACAACAATCGTGGTTCCCCAGAGCCAGCACGGGCTTCACGCCAGCCGAGGGCTCAACATCATGGTTGTTGATGAGGCGTCAGGCTTGTATGAGATCCCTGGCATCATGATTGGCTCTGGTGGCGATGTGAGCATCATGTTCCAGTCGGCTGTCGCTGCCAACTCCAAGCGAGTCAACATCGTGGGTTGATATGCCAGAGTTCACCGGCCGTCTCCGCGTCACCCGCTTGCCAGACCCGCCTACCAATCCGCAGGAGGGCGAGGTCTACTTCGACACAGATGACAAGCACATGCATCTGTGGAACGGCACCATCTGGGAGCAGTCCGGGGTTGGCCCACAAGGGCCTCCTGGTCCAGCAGGCGCAGATGGAGCACCGGGTCCAGAGGGACCGCAGGGGGTTGAAGGACCAGCGGGGACAGATGGCGCTTCAGCCAGCGTGCTGGAGTTCATGTTCGAGACGAAGATCACAGAGCCGCCCACCGGCAGTGAGGTGCGCCTGAACAACGCCACGCAGGCGCAGGCCACCGGCATGTTCGTGCGTTACCTGACTGTCAATGGACTTGATGCCAAGGCGATTATCCTCAACATCGTCGTTGGCAACAAGATTTACCTCCAGGACAAGGACGATTCCACCAAGTTCAACTCCTACACGGTCACTGTCAATCCGATTGACAAGGGAACGTATGCGGAGATCCCGATCCAGTGGACGCAGGGCGGTTCGGATCTCGTTGCTCAGCGGATCGCCTTCGGCATCATCAGTCAGGGCAAGCAAGGGCCTGCGGGTCCTCCTGGACCGCAGGGTGATCCTGGTGCACAGGGACCGCAGGGATCTGCCGGTCCTGCTGGTCAAGGAGTGCCAATCGGTGGTACGACCGGGCAAACGCTTGTCAAGAAGTCTGCCACCGACTTTGACACCCAATGGGGTCCGAGTATCCGCAGCAACAATGTTGGCAGTCCAGATGGCGATGTCAGCGGTGCGATGGGCGACATCTTCGTTGATAGAAGCGAACCGCAGTTGTATCTCAACGAAGATGGCGTCTATGACTGGAAGGCCATTGGCATCCCCAATGGCGGTACCAATGGTCAGGTGCTCACCAGAAGCAGCGGTGGCAATGGGGATTGCTATTGGGCCGACCCGGCTGGTGGTGGCGGCGGTGGACCCGTGTTCACCGTTGTCACTGGCACAGACCCGTGGCCAACGAGCCCCCAGCAGGGCGATCGTGTGCTCTACCAGCGCAACATCGCCTCGGTCATCTACTGGGAGTACGTTTGGGTGACGGCAGAAGCCTCCTGGATCGCGGTCGGTGTAACCCCCTACTGCCAGACAGTGGTCAATACCAGCCAGCAGGCGTTGACTGCGAACACGTGGACCGCCCTCACGATCGCCCCATCGATTGTCATTCCTGCCAAGTTCTTCTCGACTTTGCAGTGGGGATTGACAGGCGGCATGGTAGGCGTGGCTGCGACCGTCGATATCGGCTTCGACTATGCCGCGCCAGGTGGTGCGTCCACCGGGCACAGCGAGTTCGGTGGCATCTTCGTCACGACGACGAGCGGCGCGGGCAGCAAAGACTTCTCCTCGTCGGGCGTGACCTACAATGCCAACCAGAACCGCACGTACAAGTTCTACGCGCGTTCCAGCGTTGCTGGTAGCATTGCACTGGCTCACGCCTACATCAACGAGATCCCTCGCTACTGCTTTGGCGTGTGATCGATACCAGGCAAACGAGATAGGAGACAATCAACATGGCAGGAGCAGACGCAGTGCTGAAGGGGGCGCTCGGGCGTAGCCGGTCCGGCTCCAACTTCGGTGGCAGCAGGGGCACGCGCACGTCCACGGTGCGGCAGTCCAACAAGGACCGCGCTCACGGACTGGCCCTGGCCAGCGCCCCGAACACCCACCTGATGAGCGGCGGCTCGTCCGGCATCCCGCAGTTCCCCAACAACACCAACCAGGGCCGGAACTTCCGGACCTTTGGCAAGTAGACCTGTTATCTACTCGTTTGAGTCGTGGATGGCTCTGAACGAGTTCATCAACCAGATGCACGAAGAGGAGGCACCCTTGCAGGAGCACGACGATACCAACCCGGCTGTTCCCGAGACACAGCCCGTCGAAGACGAAGCCGTCGAAGAGGACGCCGCCGTCCAGGACCCCGAGGACGAGGACGCCGACGACGACAGCGACGACGAGGACGGTGACGAGGACGACGGCGAGGAGGACGACGACGGCGGCGACGAGCAGATCAGCGCCGGTGCCAACGCGCCGCAGGCGGGCGAGGGCACGGTCACCGAGGGCGGCGGCGCGGCAGGAGGTACGTCGGGCAACTGACAACCAACATGACTGAAGGAGACAACCCTCACAAGGCGAGCAAGCGGAGCGCCCTCCACATGGAGGACCAGGACGCCGATCGCCGCCAGCCCGAGCCTGAGACTGAGTACATTCCCGGTGAAGAAGCCGGGGATGCCGGGGAAGGTACTCGTGGTGGTCCGATGAAGCATCAGGGCGTGGGTCCTGGTGACCCTCATACCGACGTACCGAACAGGAGGTGAACAAGCGACATGGCAGGACCCGATGTGATCAAGGCTCGACCGCCCGTGATCCTGTCCTCAGCCGTCAAGGGCTACCGTCCCGAGTCGATGGACGTGCCAGCCGGGTACGTACTGAAGACGGGGCCACGTCGTCCGGCTGCGGGGTTCTCGGCTGACACGGCGACGAAGACGCCGGGAGCGATTGCCAAGCCAATGGGCACTGGTTCGCCGGATCGCATCCCTGAGGCCAACCTGCGACGGCGTTCCGGGCACACCGTCAAGCCGCCTGACAGGCTCGGCCTGCCGGGGCGTGTGATCATCCCCAACAACGGCATCTCACTGCCGAACAGCAATCGGTGACATCGTGGCCATCCCGACTGCATCACGGGTCGCTTGGCCCACGCCATCGGCGGGCTCGACCGGCCCCACCAGCAGTAGCTACCGCGCAGCAGATCGCTACCAGCCTCGTCGGCGTTACAGCCGTGGTAGCGGGGCTCATGCTCCTGCGCTGGCTAACAAGCCGCGTGTCATCATCCCGTACGACGGCAAGTCGCTCGGGCAGTCGGACACGCTGAGCTAGAACGGCGGGGGCGTTCCTTCGGGAGCGCCCTACCGCTTCAGAGGGCAGACATGCAAAAGCCCCGCCGTCTGCCTGGAGGGATGAGGGTTCGGCAGACGACGGGGCTTCGCGGCTGGAACCCGGAGGCCCTAGCCTTGGCGGGTGGTCATGCCACCCAGGTTGTTGCTAGTGCGGCATCTTGCGGCACTTCGCGAGCGCCCGCGTGTGGCGCTTGCCATGCAGCTTGCGAGACGCCTTGACGCACTTGGCGTAGCGCTTCTTCTGCTTCGCGGTGACCTTGGCCTTCGTCTTCTTCGGCGCGCTGACCGACGCCGACGTGACCGGCGTGCCGACGACCGGAGCGGTCACGGCCGGGGCCGTGCTGACCGGAGCCGGGGCCGGGGTCGCCGGGGTCGGGGCGGGCTGAGTGACAGGCGGGTTGACGACGACGACGACGCTCTGGTCCGGGTCCGGCGAGTTGGTGCCGGGGGCCAGGATGATGCAGCCGAGGTCGCCCACGTCCACGCCGCGCGAGCCGTTGGGGCCGTCGCAGAGCGAGCCGCCCTTGTAGTAGTCCTGCCAGGCCGCGTTCCAGGCGATCAGGTCGTCCAGGGTGAACGTGACATCCCGCTCGGTGTTCGGAGCGCCCAGCGAGGGACGCAGCGTCCACGTCAGCGGCAGATCGCCCTTGGTCGTGGTGGCGAGCAGGTTGAACAGCGCGTTGTTGGTCGTGGCCGGATCGGTCCACGCCGTGTCGTCGCCATCCTGCTTGAAGAACACCGTCTGGCCATCCGACGGATCTCCGAACGTCCACGGCTCGCGGGCGTCATCGAAGTCGTTGACACGTCGGGTGTCATACGGGAAGTCGGCGGGCCGGGGGAACAGATCCACGACTCGCGGCAGCCGCGCGTCCCCGAAGATGGGGGACGGGAAGGCGTTCGGATCGGTGACGTTGGCGAAGGCGCTGTGGCCGTCGTACGTCGGGACCTTGTACCAGCGCTCGGTGTCGTAGCCGAAGCCGACCTTGAACGTCTTCAGGTTGGTGATGGCCGACACGCCGACCGCCGTCACCTTGGGGGCGAGGATCGGCCGGTTCTTGGCCGACACCATGCCGTCTGCCTGCTGCTCGTACGGCTCGTTCTGACCGGCATCGCCGTGGTCCGAGACGCACACGATGGTGTCACGGGTGGAGGTGGTGCCTCGCGCCGTGAAGCCGTTCATCTGCGTGCCGGTCTGGCCGGGGTCGATGTCAGGGTCGTTGTTGCTGGTGCCGGTGTCGAAGGTGTTGTAGACCTTGTAGCCCACGTTGTCAGCGACGAGCACCTGATCGACCGAAGCGTCGGCTCCGGTGTCGAGTGACACATGCAGATCCTCCCCCACCGTGCCCGCATCCAGCAGGCCGAGGTCGAGGTGATCCTGGATCGACTGCGGCAGCCGGTATGAGTTGGCGAAGCAACCCGGCTCCAGCGTGCGATCGTTCAGCCGGTAGGGGCTGAGGTCACTGATTGCCCTGTCACCGGGCAATGCGCTCGCCGTGGCGGCGAACGCGAGGGAGGACGCGAGTGTCGCGGCCATGACAAGAGGCTTGGTGTGCCTCATTTGAGTGAACTCCATTCACTCGGATGCTAGGACCGTCGCGCCAAGGAGCCTCCGGGGGCCGGTGGCGGACCGGAAGAACCTATCCGGAGTGAGCGCTTTAGGTCAAGCTTACGAAGGTCTAGCTTGCTTTATCCCTGCACGTTGCGACATTTTGTTGGTCGCCTGGACGTTTGTTCTACGGCTGGGATCATAGGCGAGGCCCCGCCCCCACCGGACCAGATCAGCGGGGCTGCGGGGCCTCTCATCGTCAACCGCAGGCGGCTCTGCGGAGCCCAGAGCGTATCACACGCGCGTGACTAGACGAACCTTGAAGTAACAACTCGCTTGATCTCATGGAGATCGATCGTGGCGTGCTGTGTACGACTGAGGTGAACCTTCTCGTGGTCAGCAGCAACCACCCTGCCTGTTATTATCGTGCCGTCGCGCATCTCAAGTTCCACGATCATCCCGAGATACATGACAACTTCATGGGTATTCACGTGGTGGACGAGGAGCATTAGTAGGTCATCTCGAACCTGACATGCAGACTGCTGAGGCCGGGAACTTCACCCTTCCCCTCGATGAGCAGCATCTCCGCAGAGAAGATCGTCATCCACGCTGTCATCGTGTAGCTGCCCATACGCTCCAGGCGCAGGCAGTAGCGTGAACGCTTGCCACCGCCCCAGGATGCGCTGTCTGAGAGCATGAACAGTTCGTGGCGCTCCTCCAGCCGGGGGCGCAGAGCTTCTTTGATCGCTTCCAGGAGGTCGTAGTCGTCGCTGTCGATGCGGATGATGCAACCGGTGGTTGTCATCGATCCAGCTTGGGTGTCGTGTCCAGCAGTTCCAGCACTTCGCCGTCCAGCCGGTTCAGGTCGGCGGTGACCTTCCACTCGGCGTAGCTGGCGACGAAGGCACGCAGCTTGTTGTAGTGCGTGACGATCTCCTCGGCACTCAGTGCCGTAAAGAGATCGCCCATGGACTCTGCCAAGTCCATTTGCAACTGCCCCCAGAACCGATCCATCATCTCGGGGGCGCAGTAGGACAGGCTGCGCTTGGTGCCCTGGACGGCGGCTTCCATGCTCTCCAGCGCCGTGGCCAGCGGCTCGGGCGTATCAGGTGCGACTGGCATAAATCTCCTTGCTTGTTGTCAACAAACAAAGAAGCCCCCGGCGTGAACCGGGGGCCTCTCTGTCACCTTGCTTGTCGTGCGGGGTGAGTCTTACGCGCGGGCGCTGATCCGCACGCGGCCCGAACCGTTGCCGCGAGCGGCGGGCTTGCGGGCCGGGGGCTTGCGCGCCGGGGCACGCTTGGCGGCGGGCTTGCGAGTCGATGCCCGCTTGGCCGCAGGCTTGGGAGCAGTGCGCTTGGCAGCGGGCTTGCGAGCCGCCTTCGCCGCCTTCGCCTCGATCTCCTCCTGCGTGAGCCCCTTGTTGGGGTGCGGGTTGGTGGCCATGCGCTCGGTCTGCACGTTGGCCTTCTCCATCAGGTCGTAGAGCCGCTGGCGCGAGAGGCTCAGCTTCTCCGACACGACGGACATCTGGATGCCCTCCGCGATGGCATCCATCGCCAGTTCGTTGACGGCGTTCTGGGCCTCGACCAGCGCCTCCTGCGCGGACTCCTTGTCGGCGCGGGCGTCCTCCATCTGCTTCACGAGCGCGTTGAAGTCACGCTGCGTCCAGCCCTCGGGCAGCTTCGGGCCGCGCGTCTGCGCGCCGTTCTCCTGCACGGGCGTGGCCTTGGCCGCGCTCTTGCGAGCGGGAGCCTTCTTGGCAGCGGGCTTGCTGCGGGCCGGGGTGGACTTGGGAGCCGACCGCTTGGCGGCGGGCTTGGTACGGGCGGTGCGGGTGCTGGTGGGCTTGCCAGCGGTGAGCTTGAGAGTCGGCACAGGGCCTCCTTGTTGAGTTGGTTGGTGCGGTTGACGGTACTGCGTGATCAGTGTACTTGGTTATCGGCGCAAATCAAGGCCGACTTGAACCCGGCTTGACATTTGGCTTTGTAGAGCCGTTTGCCAGCCGTCTTGCCGCTGCGATGGCGATCGGGAACTTCTGGATCAGTGCTCCGACCACGGGCAGTGGCAGGGTCATCAGGTAGCTTGGAGCGTCGAACAGATTGACGCGGTAGAAGACGAGCGCTGGACCGATCCCAGGCTCGTAGTGGGGGCGCACCTCTATGTACGGCTTGCTGTCCGAGCCCAACAGCACGATCGTGCAATCGGACTTGGCACGCGCGAGTACGTGACGGCGGCGCGCTGGCCGGATGTGGTCCTGGCTCAATACCCACCGATGATGATGAAGGCCATCAGGCCAAGGATGATCAGGGCGATCGTCTGTCGTTCAGTCACTTCTTGAGTCCCTTCAGTGTGATCTTGGTTGTTGTCTTGGGTGCTGCGGGCTTGGCGGCACGCGCACGTGCTGCCTTCTGGGCTTCCTCGACGCGCCTGCGCTGGTCGTGGACGCTCGGGACGCCCTCATGCTTCAGTTCCAGCCGGAACCGTTCCTGGAGGTTCTGGTACATCTCCAGTTGGCCCATGTTGGTACCGAGCATGGCTGCGATTCTGGCTGGCTCTGCCATGCCAGTTGACATGACGGCCATCCATGAGCCGTACATGTTGTGCAGGGTGTAGGTCTGGTCGCCGTTGCTGACATCGACGCTGCCGTACGGGCGGAAGACCCCATCCTTGTAGCCCTTGGTAACTTCACCAAGGATCTTGGCATTCCAGAACAACATGCCACCTACATAGAAGTCGCGTGCGTTCTGCTTCTTCGGCAGCGGCTTCTTGACCACGCCTGCCAGCGACGGCTTGCGTGGCCCTCGGCCATTGCCCCTGGACAGGGACTTCAGGCTGACCGTCTTCCGCTGGCCGAATCTCCCCATCCAGGGGTTTGTCATGTTGGTTACTATTCCTCTCCGAAGCGCGGATCGGCGTCGAGGAGCCCGGACTTCTCTAGCCGTTCCCTGATGATCTCAGGATGCTCGGCTTGCATGTGGGAAACCTCTTGCCAGCCCCGAACTCCAGCATCGCCGTCGTCAGGTTCCGGCGTCTCGTACTCGCAGTACGGACACTTAGCCATTCTACTTGATCCTGCCCTACTCGGCAGGGTCCCAGTCGATGTTGAAGGCACTATTGCCCATCAGTCTCGACACCGAGAGCTTGAAATCACCGAGCTTGGCGTCGAAGCTCTCGGCCTCCTCGTCCCAGATTCGCCTAGCGAGACTGATGGCATCGCCCTCAGCCACGTCGTTGATGTCGATTGTGATGCGGTAGCCGTCCATCAGGGCTCCTTCAGGTTGTTGGTGAACAGGGTGATGATGCTCTGCTGATCCTCTGCGGAGAGGATGGCAGTGACAGTTCGGTTGACAAACGGTTGATCGATCGCCGTTGTCAGCTTGACCATCAGGGCTTTTGGCCCGAACTGCTCGTCGTCGCCGTAAGGGGCGGCGTCGAGGATCTGGTACGCCCTAGTAGCAGGCGTTCCATCAGGCCCGCCTGAGCCGTACGAAGGCGAAGTCTGCGCCCCATCGAAACGGGCGCACGATCTCGTTCATGAGCTTGCCTTGCTCCAGTAGCTCACGCCCCGCTGCGAGCGGGATGAGCCCTTGACGACCCTCCTCCTGTTGAAGCCGAGCTTCCCACTGCTCAGCAGTTAGCGTGCCATCCGCCTTGGTAGCTAGAACCACGTCGTTGCTACGAGCCCGAGCCATCAGGCTGGCCCGTCATCCTCGGTGGAGACGAAGCCGAGCTTGGCCATCTCCTTAGGCCCACCGACGTAGCGCTCGACCTCGGCGTAGGCACGCTTGTCACCACGGAACTCCGGATTGCCAACCGGGCTGTCCTTGGTGTCGTCGGAGCGCAGCATGATCTCCAACGCCTGGATCAGCCCATGCAACTGGCCGCTCCAGCGCGCCTGATCACGCTTCAGCTTGGCCGACAACTTCAGGCCAGCCGTGTTGAGGATCTGCTCACGGATGTACGGAGCAGCGTGTGAGTAGGTTCTGGTTAGATTGCCCATCTAGTTGTTCTCCTTCGTCTCGATGATCTCCAGGTCGTCCGGATCGAACTCGTCCGGCGTGTACGGCGGGTACTCGTAGTTGTCGAACTTGACGGTGACCAGGTTGGCATCCTCGTCAATGGCAATGACGGTGCCAGGCCCGTCGAGTGCACCGTCCGTGGTCTGGACGCGGGTCTTGTTGGGAACGAAGTCCTCGATGTCGTTGCTCATAGCTCCTGCCTTGTTGTCTCGTCTGCGATGTAACCAGTGCCGCTGTCCCACAAGCGGGATGGGCCGATCTTGCGTGGTCGCAAGATGACAGCCGACTCGACGTTCTCTACATCACGAACGAGTCGGTGAATCAGTTCCGACTCGATGTCAGCCGTGGTGATATCGATCGCCTCGGCCGGTGTGAGTCGTAATTTGACAACAACTTCCATTACTTCCAGATCTCCTTCTCGCGCTCGCTCATGCCACGCCACCCACCCGTTCCAGTGGGCAGATAGCCTCGTTGCTGCATCTGCGTGAGCACGAAGCTCTCGCCCTTACCTTCCCGTTCGGCCCGCTCGCTGATCTCGTTGTAAGCCAACGTGGCAGCAGACGGACCGGAGCGGAGATTGCGCCTCCGCTCCAGCTTCCGTGCTCGTTGCTTCCGGTTCACACCTCTTCCTTGGCGTATCCGAGCTTGACCAGGGCACGCCGGACGCCGCTGGCGATGGCCTCGGCCATCTTGTCGGCGCGGTCGTACTGCTGGGGAGTCTTGTCCCCAATGACAGCCCTCATGCCAGAGCGAGCCCCGGTGAGTACGTGGGCGATGAACTCCAGTACGGCGACCTCAGACATGCTGCCCTTGACCGTGCGCTCCTCGATCGCGCCCTCCTCCTCCATGATCGGACACAGCGGGTCTTCACGCAGGTAGACCTCGGCGTCCTCCTTGGAGAAGAACACGTCAAGTAGCTCGGCAATCTCGCCGTGCTCCTCACGTGACTTGTCCCAGACGATGTAGACGTTCATGCGTCGTTGACCTCCCAGTTGACAGTGGTGTAGATGCCACCGTTCTCGCCGTCGATCTGACCAGGGTCGGCGCTGGTCAGCGCCTCCATGATCTGCTCCTGCAACTCGTCGCGCGTGGCGAACTTGCCCTCCGAGCGCTCGACCTCGACGGTGACGGTGAAGATGAACGGCTTCACGCTGCCGCCTCCTCCTCGTCGTACTCCCATGGGTTGACGGCATCGCCGGACAGCACCATGAGCAGGGCGCTTGTGTAGTGGTGCTGGCTGATCTGGCTGTGCGAGCGCAGGATCGGCGGGTTGCCTCGGATGCCAGCCGCCTTCAGTACGGCATCGACGGCGCTCGGATCGTGCATGTAGACCGAGTGATCCCACTGCATACCGAGCTTGTGCTGGTAGGTGGGGTTGCCCTCCGCGCCACCGCCGACGCGCTTCCACTTCCTGCTCCTGACGATGCCATGCAGGAAGAGGCCACGCCCACCGTGCCCGCCGACGGCGATCATCGGAGAGCCAACCGGCATGGTAGGCTGGACGGACTTCTTCCAGTAGCCACGCTGCTCGATGATCGCTGCCATGTCGGCCATGGCCAGCGCGAGCGTGTTGTGGTGCGGCGTGTTGACGCGGACGATGAAGTAGTTGCTCATGCGCGAGCAGCCTCCTTGGCCGACGCACGGTGTCCCTCGATGAGCGACAGGGCCTCGCGCCGGGTGATCTTGACGGTGGTGAACGGGATGCTGTACGTCATCCCCTTGGGGAACAGATCGCGGAAGGTCTGTTCAACCTCCTTGATCTTGTCCAGGATGAAGCCCATCGGCTCGCGCGTGACGGGGATCTCGTCGCGCTCGGTCAGCACGAGCCGCTGGCACGACGGGTCGTTGCTGTTGGTGACGGTGATCGTCAGTAGGTCCATTTGGTTAGTCCTCTGTGGTTGGTGTTGTCGTCAGGATCATAGCGCATCGTAAGATACGCCGCGTTGCTTCTTGTAGAGCGATTCGACCGGCACACCGCAGTAGATCGCGATGCACTTGGCGTCACGCAGCTTGATCGATCGAATGCCCATCTCGATGCGATTGAGCACGGTTGCGTCCATGTCCGCAGCCTCGGCAAGCTGGGCCAGAGTCAGGTCATGACGCTGGCGTAGCCGCTTGATGTTGACGCCGACGATCATGTTGAACTCGTCGTTTATGACACGTCGCTTTTCATTCAGTTGCGGCAAGTGTCACCTCTTCTCCAGGATGTGATCCTCTAGGAACGAGATGGCACGCTCGCCACGTGCCGTGGTAGTCCACTGTGGTTGGGTGTGGCGTGTCCGCCGCACCAGGTTGCGCCGCTCCAGTGAGCGCAACGTTGAACCGACCGACGATGATGTGGTTGACTTGTAGAACTGACCACCGTGCTTGTCATCGTACTCGCGAATGTCGGTCATGAAGTCCGCGAGCAGATGCGCCGCCAGCACCCCTTCCTGCTGGAGCAGAAGCAGCACGTCGTACTGCTTCCAGGTCAGGAACGCTGCCAACGACCTTGTTGACAGCGGGGTTGGCTTCTTGGTGACAGGCATTAGTCGTGCCCCAGATACTTGGCGCGGCGCTCAGCCAGCGCACGATCGGCGTGCACCGGCTCGGGGTCGTGCAGGCGAAGCTGGGCTAGTTCCTCAGCCCAGGCGACGATGGAGTCGTGCAGGCGCTCATGCTTGCCGCCCTTGTTGATGTCACCGACGCCAGCCGACTTCATCTCCTGCACGACAGCCAACCAGGCGGCATGTTCATTCGCCTGGTAGGTTCGGATGAACTCAAGCTCGTCCATTATCCCTCCTTGGTATGGGCTTTCAGCCACCCGCAGACATACAGGTAGCCGCCGCTCTGCTGTGCGGAGCCGATGATCTTGCCTTCGTCGTCCTCGTAGATGACAGCCTCGTCCTCGAACCTCATCATGGGGAAGAGGCCCAACTTGTACGGCTCCTTCAGCGCCACGCGCATCTTGGCGATGGCACCGTCACCGTTGCCCGGACCGTTGAGCCAGGCGATGAGAGCCTGCTTGTCATCATCACCGTGAGCGGCGAGATCCTGCCGATCGTAGACCAGATCGTTCGGCCAGATCAGCCGTGCACCCCAGATGGCACGAACGTCCTCCGGGTAGGTGCGGCGGCCAAAGCTGATGCTGAGCTTAGTGCTGTCAGTCATGTTGTTCTACTAGATGATGTTGCGCTTGATGATCTCGTCCGACGACTCGACCAGAGTCGCGTTCCAGAAGTTGTGGGTGATGGCACCCTGTGGGTCGATCACGACAGTCGTGACGCTGCGGTCCATGTTGCTGCGCTGGAACAGCGTCGTGCCATCCGGCTTGGTCCAGGACCCGGCGAACAGCACGCCACCAGGATGGCTGCCAATCGCAGGGGCACCGGCCACCGCCACGATCAGGTTGTCGCCGGGGGACGTGTCGAAGTTGCGGAACCAGCCCGCCTGTCGAAGCTGGGCGAAGGCGGCGTAGTGGGCGTAGCTGCTCATGTTGTTGTCTCCTTGATTGGTACTAGAACCCGGCATCCCTGATGCCAGCTTGCTCGGCGGCGTCAATGGCCTCGGTTAGCTTGTCGCGATAGCGCTTTGCCATTGAGATTGACATCAAGTTGGAGGTGGCGGAACGGGGGTCGCCGGTCACCATCGCCAGATGGATGGGAAGACCATTGCCACCGTCCTGAACCTTGATCTGGGCCAACTGCTGATATGGCCCGTGCTGCTCATGGAAGAAGAGTTGATCAGTCATCGCTGGTTCGCTCTTCGATCCGGTGGGCCACGGACTCCACGATGTTCGCCGCCGCGTTCAACTCCCCTGACATCATCAGGGCAGAGGTACCGGTGCGGAACTTGCTGCTGGCGCGGTAGATCTTGTCCACCGCATCACGAAGCTCCTGCACCGCCTCGCGCTCACGCTTGGCAGCCGGTGAGAGCGCCATCAGATGCCATCCTCGTGGATCTCGCCCACGATCGTGGCACCCTGCGGCGGCTCCTGCTGGACCTGCACGACGCGCCCGTGGCAGCGCTCGGCCACTGCCTTGGCGATCCGCTCAGCCTGCCCCTTGTTGTCCGCTGGCAGGCTGACTGTCATCCAGTAGGACTTCACGCAGCCACTTCCTCGACGCGCCATCCGTAGCCGCTGTCCTCGATCGTGCCGTCGAGCCCGAAGAAGTCCGGCGTGTCGATCAGCACCCACTCGCAGTGAGTGAGATCGAACGTGAAGCGATGCCAACTGCGCTTGAAGTTCGGCATCTTGGCCTGGATCAGCACCGTCTCGCCGTCGTCGGCGTAGCGCAGGTTGCCGTAGTCCTGACCGAACTCGTTGGTGCTCATCGGGTTGCCATTGGCATCCCACTCGATTCCGGCGAGCTTGTGCAGGGCGAGCTTGGCCGAGCCGTCCAGGCCCGTCAGGATCTCCATCCGCTGCTGAGCCATGCGACGACGCTCGCGCTCCTGGGCCTTGGCAGCCCGCTCCTGACGGCGCTGCGTCCGCAGGACGGCCGGATGAGCCTCGTCGCTGAGCTTGTCGAACTCGCCCTGGATGCGCTCCCAGATCTTCTGGATCTTGGGATCGCCAGAGTCGAGCGCGGCCACGATGCTGTCGATGTCAGGCAGGTGGATGCTGCGTGTGCTGCTGCTGCCGGACGGACCACCACCGATCTGGATCGCGCCGTCGTCCTGGTCGGCTGTGGCGTTGTAGTGGAAGCCGACCGCCAGGCGCGACTGCCAGCCCTGGGCATAGGCACTGATGCCGGACTCCTTCGTGCCCTGCCGGGTGGCGGGACCGCGAGAGCCGTGGATTCCGGCGTAGAAGTGTGACATGTTGGTTGTCTCCTTGGTTAGATCTGGAAGGCGCGGTACAGCCGCCCATTGACGTTCAGCGTCCAGCGGAACATGTCCGACAGGACGAACAGCGTGGCCGGGTTGACACCCACGACATGCCGCTTGCCCTCTGACGAGAGCACCGGGATGGTCGGTGAGCGATCCTTGCCGCCGACCATGATGCGGTTGTTGAAGTCGAGCCAGAGGATGCCGTCGTCGGTCTGATCGGGAGTCTCACCCGAGTTGTCAGCGATGGCCCACACGCCCGCCCCGACCTCGCGAACGTGACCATGCGGATAGTTGCGCCGCACGCAGTCATGGGTGGCCCGGAAGATCCGGTGCTCGTCGGGGAGCAGGATTGGACCTGGCTCCCACAGTTCAGTCGTCGTTGTCATTGTTGTCTCCGTTGTCGTTGTTGGCAACTGCCTTGGTGAACGGCGATTTGATGATGACCTCGCCGCAGGTCTGGCACTGGAACAGTTCCTTCAGGTCCCAGCGGTAGCCCCACAGTTCGAGCTTGGCATCTGAGCCGTCGTCGCACTGGGTGCGGTACTCCCGGTCACGCAGTTTGGGAGCGAAGCGATAGGGCACGACCTTGCTCTCCTTGTCAGGGACGGGACGCCAGCGCGCCGTCTCCTTCAGGAAGTGGTCGAAGTGCTCGGCCTTCGCCCAGCCCTTCTGGTCGTCTGTGAGCTTGTCAGTCGGGATTGGTATCCCGTGCTCCTCGATGTCTGCCGCCTGCTCCTCACCGGACTCGACGTTGAGCCAGTAGGTGTCCTCCGTCATGCCATTGAGGATCAGGTACTCGATGAAGCCGTCGCCAGCCTCTTCGTGTGGCATGTGACCGTTGTCACGCATTGGATTGTGCGTGTGGTACTGCTTCTCCAGGCGCGGATCGACCGGCTCGGGAGCGGGCTTCGGTCGTGGTGTAGGAGTCCTGCGCCGCCGCATGATTGCCTCTCGCCAGGTTGGGTTGGTAGTTGTTAGCCGACGACCTGCCGAACCGGGATGTAGATCTTCAGGCCGTCAACTTCCTTGTCAGAGAACGTGCCCTTGACCTGCGGGTACATCAGGCGCTCACCGGCACCGTCCGGGTAGTTGGACTGGTACTCCTGCTGGTCGGCCGCGTCGTAGGTGGAGAACAGCAGCCCACCGACCTTCCTGACACGATCAAGCTCGGCCTCGGTGGTGAGCTTGCGCGTTTCGACGGCCTTGTCCCATCCCGGCTTCTCCTGGTAGCCGTAGGCGCTGTGCTGGACGAGCGTCCACCAGTCTCCCTGAAGTTTTGCCATGTTAGTTTCCTCTCGGTGCCCCAGCACATAGCTGGGAGGTTGGTATTATTCGTGCTCCATCGCAGGTCTGATGGCAGACCCATGCTTCACCCTCCTTGATCCGGCGTGCGATGGTTCGCCGGGTGTCAAGGTCGATGGGAGGGCCGACCCGCTCAGGATTGAACGGGCAGCCATCACACATCTCAGGGCGTCGGATCACGGCAGGATCGTGATGCGTAGGCGCTGCTCGGGATGGCCCTCAGTGGCAGACGGATCTGCCAGCATCTCCTTCCATTCGTCCTGCCCGAACAGCGGCGAGGGGAACTCGACCACGAACCCCTCAAGCGGGTTGTCAGCTTCGGGGTTCATGATGAACATGCCATCGCCACGCCGGATCGAGTTGCCATCGATGTTGCCCTTCATCATCCAGACGAAGGTGAGGCCGTCGCTCAGCAGCGGGTAGACACCCGACATGACGATGACCTGCGTGGCGATCAGCGGGTCGCGGTTCATCGGGTCGAGCCGGTAGGTGCGAGCCTTGAAGATCTCGACGCTGCCGATGTGCTTGAACATCACTCGCGCTCCGGGTTGGGAAGCAGTGTGATCTTGGCTGTCATCAGGTCGATGTCGTCACCGCCCATCAGCGCTGTGTCACCGCTGTAGAGGTTGACGATCTTGCGACCGCCTTCATCGAACATGCTCGGCTTGGTCGTCTCTTCGATGCGAGTCACGTTGTCGAAGACAATGCGGTCGCTGCCCTGCTCGAACAGGATGATCATTAGATGTGCACCGCCTCAAGCATCGGGCGGGGGATGATCCAGACGCCACGACCAGCGCTGGGTACACCCATCATCCATGCCTTGTGGGTACGAACCGTGGTGAAGGACACCTCGCCGTCAAGCTCGTTGACCTCCATGGAGATGCAGGCATCGATGTAGTCGAACTGCTCGCCCTCGGCGGTGTCCAGGTCGGCTGCCATGATGGCCTCGATGCTGGCCTCGATGCAGACACGGGTCGGCTGCTCGAAGCGGGTGGTTTGAATCGGAATCTTGTTCATGTAATTCTCCTTGCTATCTGGTGAACTCGACGCCGCGCTTCTTGACGACGATCTCTTTGTCCTCTGGACCCTTCACGTAGGGAGAGATCCAGATCTGCCGGTAATGCGTCGGCTTGTCACGTGGACCATACGGCTGGTTGCGCCAATGGCCCTCCACGATCCAGCGGTGTGACCACTCGACTCCCGCACCTTCGGGGAGATCGTGGTCGTGCTTGGGCTTGGACCGGCGCAGCCGTAGCACCTTCACGTCGGAGACGCGCTGCTCACGCTGGCGCTGACGACGGGCCTGCCGGGGCAGCGACTCAGGCACCATGACAAGCTGGCCCATCAGCCGCCAGAAGCACTGCACGTGGGAGTAGATCTGACCGCCCAACTCGGCGGTTGCCTCATTGGTGATCAGGTCGCCGTTGTCATCGACAATGCCAGCCACGTAGGACTGGTCGAAGACGAGCGGTGCTCCATGCATCAGCGACCAGATGTGCCCCCGCTCCAGCGAGAGATCGCGGATCACGCTACCCGCAGTGCCATCGCTCGCCGTGTGCGTGTCAAGCCAGTAGTCATCGACATCCTCGATGTTCGAGATCAGTGACAACCAGACGCCCTGGCCCTTGACGCCCTCGTCCCAGCTATAGGTGTCGCTGGTTGAGATCGGGAGCCATCCGATTGCCCGGTACTTGACGTGCTTGCCGTGGATGTCGGTGATCTCGAACGGGCGGGGAAGCAGTGCAAATCCGCATGGCACAACGAGATCGTCACGCCGGATGATCTCCTCCTTGAACGTCTTGGAGGCGTGCTCCCACAGCGTCATCACGTCGTCGCTGACGTAGATCGGATCGGCTCGCAGCATCGTCTGCATCGTGACGCTGCGCACCACCCCACTTGGTAGCTCTGGGTAGCGAGACTTCTGGAAGCCATCACAGTGCGTGGCGAAGTAGCTGTTGGACAGCATGTTGTGCAGGAGGTGATCCTGCGTGAAGGCAGCGTCCTCGAACCTATGCACGGAATGTCCTCCTCTCTATCAACTCCATGATGTAGCCCTGTGGCACGGTGCCGACGAAGCGCCACAGCCCCTTGCGTGATGCGTAGGGACGGCGCTCGACGGCCTCGCGTGTCATGTTCCAGGTGGAGTCCGATGTGACTCCAGTCAGCACGATGTAAGGCTGCTTGCCACTGCCCAGGCCACGCTCCAGGTACAGGTGGATGATCTCGCGTCCCCCGTAGGGGCGAACGAAGATGTCACCGGGCTGGATGAGTGCCATCTAGACCGTCACCACCTCTCGGGCCAGCCAGTAGGCGCGCTCCTTCTCCTCAGCAATGCGCTTGATGATCGCCTGCTCCAGAGCGCGGTAGCACTCCTCCTCGCAGTAGTCGTGGTCGCCCACGTAGCCACCGCAGCCCTCCATGTAGTTCGTCTCGTCGTCCTGGACGGAGTACCAGGTCACGTCGCCTTCCAGGTAGGAGGCGTACGAACTCATCTCGTCGCGCAGCGCCTTCTCGATCTGCTCGTCGGTCACGTCGTCACCCATGCACTCCTTGACCTTCTCGGGAGTGTCGAAGGTGTAGCCAGCGAAACTGGTATCCCAGCCCTGCGCATCACCGGGAATATCACCGACGTGACCAACGCGCATCGTGATGCCGCTGTGCTCGTACACGATGACAGGCAGCACGACACGGGCACCGCGCTCCCGCTTGAAGTAGTCGATCGCGTTGATCTCGTACCAGCCATTGCCACCGCACTTGTTGCATGTGACCTCGCCGTCCTCGTCGCCGGGATCGCCCTGGTCGGCGGCGTGCGTGCTGTGAGCCGGGACGTAGCCTGACTCATCGCAGACATCGCAGCCGACCTGGAAGTCAACCTGCTTGATGTCCTCGTCGCCCAGGTCGTAGCGATCGTAGTGGCAACAGATGATGCCGACGTTGCTCCACTCGCGCGGGCTCATGACATCGTATGCCTCCCGCTCGTAGCCGAGGTGCCCTTCCAGGCCCTCGAACACCGGCTCACCGTCGCGCTCGATCGTGAGCACCTGGTCGCCGTCGCTGTCGCTCTTGCTCTCCACGTCGTAGGTGATGCCGTCCACCTCGATCGTGGCCATGTTCGTGTTGAAACTCATGTGTCCTCCTAGTTGTTAGCAGCGTTGTCGTGACTGGCAGAGAAGATGGCCGCTGTGCGAACAGCGACCCTGATCTCGTCCACACCGAACATCGTCAGGCCGGTGGGCAGATCGCAGTCCCACTCGTCCCACATGCCCATGCTCAGGGCATTGAGCAGGATGTTGAACTGCTCGTCGTTCAGTTCAGCGATCTCTTCGAGGATCTGCGTCGCTCTGCTCTTCATCATGCTCCTTGGTTATTGGTAACGGGTGCTGCCAGATCGAGCCAGCGGTCCACCCACCCGAGTGCCGAACAGTCGAGCCTCAGCTTCGCACGGGTGACAGCCACGTAGGCAAGCTTCATCTCGGCGTCGTTGAGCTTGGCAGCCTCGCCGGTCTGCTCGTCGGCCATCGGCTCTGCGAAGTCGGGAGCGATCTGCACTGACTCGTACTCCCGGCCCTTGGCCTTGTGAGCGGTGGAGACAACCATGTCGCCGTACTGCTCCTTGCTCACGGTCGTGTTGGCCAGCGCCAGGATCTTCTCCACGCCGTACTGATCAACCAGCTTGACGAAGATGCGGAGATCCTTGGCCGTCTCATCGCTGGCCGCGTAGTCCACTACCTCGTCCCAGTTCTCGAAGCCGATCAACTCGGCGTGCTCAACCGGCTGGCCGCGCATGAGTTGCTGAGCCGCCTCGGCCAGATCCTTGATGTCCCTGGTACCACCCTGGACGTAGACCTTGCGACCGGCCTCCTGGTAGTGCAGCGTCTCCGCGATGACCTGTGCGTTGGTACGGCACAGGACGGCGTAGGGCTCAGTAAGCTCGCACACCTCGGAGTCGATCTTCTCGAAGCCGACCAGCGGATGCGGGGCGTTGAGCAGCGTCAGCCACTTGTTCGCCTCATTGGCAACCGCCTCACCGAAGCGGAAGCTCTTGGTCAGGTAGCAGACGTTCTCCGAATCGAACGCATCCATGGCATCGATCGCACCGCGCCAGGCATAGATCTGCTGGTAGGTGTCACCGACCATGATCAACTGGGCGTGTGTGCCCTGGTTGACGAAGATGTCGAGCACGGCCGGGTTGGTGTCCTGACCCTCATCGATCATCAGGAAGTCCACGTTGATCGTGGGGTGGCTCAACTGGTACTGCTTCAGGTAGTAGTCGTGGCTGTAGTTGAGCTTGCCACCCTGCATGTTCATGATGTCCGCCCACACGATCTGGGCGAAGTGCGTGGCCAGCGCCTTGACCTCGTTGCGCTCCTGGTCGGACCAGGTGAGCCACTGCCGATCGTAGGGGACGTGCTGGAAGCCGATCTCCTCGTCGGCGCTGTAGCAGAACTTGGTGACAGTCTGCATGGCGAGGTAGGTGATGCCGTTGCGGCTCAGCTTGGCGTTCTCGCCACGGTAGCCATCCTTGACGCCGATGATCGAAGCGATCTCGTGCGTGCGCAGGCGGCGCACCTTGGAGCGCGGGCCAGGGATCTCCCGGCCAGCGTTGACCCACGTCTTGCCGATCGCCTGGAAGGCAAGTGAGTGGGTAGTACGGCACTCGACCCAGCCGGGGAACTCCGTGGCAGCTTGCTTGGCGATCTCGGTGTTGAAGGAGAGGTACTTGCCAATCTCACCCTTCAGGGCCTCGCTAATGAAGATCAACGAGGTGGTCTTGCTTGCGCCTGCATACGCGCTGATCTTGGTGTGCTCGCCACCCAGGACATCGTGCTTCGCAGTCTCCTGTTCTGCTGTGGGCGTGTGTTTCAAGGGGTCGTCCTCCGTCTTCTCGGTCGGTTACGGGATCATAGCGAAGCCGAGCGCCACTTAGCAACTCGGCCATCGCTACTTGTCTAAAGTTCCCGCTCGTTGCGGGGTTTGTCTAGGTGAGCTTGCGAAGCTCCGGGTCGGCCTGAGCCGTCGCCATCACGCGCTCCTTGAGCTTGCGGTCGCGCTCCCTCAGCGCCGCCTGCATCGTCTGAGCGAGGTTGCCCATCACGTCCTCACGAAGATGCTTGACGAACTGCGCATCCGTGTACGTCGAGACGTTGGAGGCGAGGCCGATGTAGTCGATCACGTCGTCTGTCGTGAGGTAGCGCGGAGTGCCATCTCCGTTGGTGAACAGCGAGCCGAAGCAGACCTCGATCAGCTTGGCGCGGGCGTAGAACGTCGAAGCGTTGTTGTGCGTGATCTTCTGGATGCCGGTGTGCATCATGAAGACGCCCATCGTGAAGTTGAAGGGGTTCTCCTGCATGATCCCCTCACCAGCGTCCACGTAGCAGACGTTCTTCCAGTTGGCGATCTTCTTGTAGTCGAGTGTGAGCATGTCAGTTGTCCTCCAGGTTGTTGGTGATCTTGCCGTCGTTGTCGAGCACGTCGTCGGCCCAGAGGCCGCGCTGCTCGTCGGTCAGCTTGTGCCAGCCGTCCGGGATGTACCAGCCCTCGCGCTCAGCCTTGGCAAGAGCGTCGAGTATACGCAGGGCGTTGTAGTTGGTTGGCATCACGCATCCGTCAGATCGATGTGAGCACGATCCAGCATGTCCTGGAAGGCGCTCAGTCGCGACTGGTCGTAATGACCATCGAAGCACGCTCCCTCGTCATGCGAATTGATATGCACACGATGGGTGGCATAGACGTGGCCGTCGTTGTCCGGTGACGGCTGGCCGTTGCGCACTGGCCGCTTCCAGACGACGATGAAGCTGCGCTCCCAGTAGTTGTCACGTTTGATGTCGTCGCGCCGGTTCTCCACCAGGGCGATGACCTCCGCGCGCTGGAGGTTGTCGTGCACAGTCAGTGCAATCTTGTCAAGCAACATGATGTTCTCCTACTCGATCGTGTTGGAATCGAAGACGAGCCGCGCTTCGCGCTCCTCGGCGGACGGCTCACCCTCGTAGGTGAAGACCTTCAGGCCAGTGCTGGTGAACTCCACCCAGAACGGCACCTTCTGGTTGTCAGTCTCCTCATCGACGGACCAGAAGGGGAAGGTCAGCTTGCCATCCGGGTTGATGCTGACGAAGGCATCCCAGCGATGCTCGTCCCGGACTGCGGTGCCGGTGGCGTACTGGATCTCGCAGCCGCCACCCTGGAACACCAGCTTGACATCCATGGGGTTGGCATCGACCATGACCTGCTCGTGGCTGATCGTGCCGTGATGCTGCTGGTAGTGGAAGTCGTCGTCGCTCGGGCCGAAGCTCACATCCAGTGTGGCGTGAGACTGGCTGGCGAGGACGATGTTGCGATCCTTCATGTGCATGGTCACGTTGCTAACTCCATCCGAATTCGTCGTTGACTTCGCGGATCATGTCTTCGATGTCCACGTTGCTGAAGGACTTCTGGCGGACCTGATAGACCCACACTTCCTCGATCCAGCGCTCGCCCTCTGGGTCCCACCAGATGTAGCCGCAGAAGTCCCATGCTGCGTGCTGGGCGTGTAGTTCCGGGTCAGTCTTCAGCAACTCGACAACAGAGTTGTCAAGCTCGTGATCGGAGTTGCTGTAGACGCTCTCCGGGTAGTAGTTCGGCGGCTTAGATGCCATCGTCCTTGTCCCCGTAGAGGGTCACCCGCATGTCATGCGGGATGATCAGCCCGTTGCGCTGAGCGGCACGAGCCAGGTCTTCGACCTCGTACATCTCCGTCTCGGGGGTCGCGCCGAGCCAGATGACAGGGTTCTCATCCGGCTCAACGTCGCCATCGTAGAGTTGCAGGTAGAAGCTCTGGAGCGGCTGATCCCAGCCGAACGCCCAGAGTCCCTTGCTGGTTGTTAGTTCGTGGCGGCTCATCGCTCACCGTCGTACTCAGCAGGCAGCTTGACACCGCGCTGACGCAGCACCGCACGGATGTCGCGCGCCGTGTTGGGAGACAGCTTCTCCCAGGTGTCATGGATGCCGATGAGCCAGTCGTTGTCGTTGTAGGTGCTCATGTCGTCGTCCGGCTCGACGCCGCGAAGCTCGTCCCAGTCGAACACATCGACATCGATCTCGCGATCGGTGACGACGTTGACCGGATCGGCACCGTTCAACTCGACCAGCACCTTGGGCTTGCTCATGTCAATTGGCATGTCGTTCTCTCCACTCCTGTTCGATTTGATCTAGCGTTGCCATGGCCTCTGGTTGCTCAGCCATGACTAGTCCGATTGCCACACCGAGGGCAATCGTCTTGGCGCGGTGCTCTTGCACACCGCGCTTGACCATCTCAGTGGCCGCATCAGCGGCCAGCCGCTCGGCGGCAACGGCAGGGCCGGAACCAAGTTCCCGCCCCGCCATCGACACCCGTTGGAATGCCTCCTGGAAGGTCACGCCACCGGAGCGGTCGGGACCAGACGCTTGACCATGTACTTCCGGAGATCGCGCCTCACTCCGTCGTAGCTGCCATCCTTCTTGCCCATCGTGCCAGCGTCGGCGTCCATGTCCAGCCACATGTAGATACCAACGTCCTTGTAACCACGCTCACGCAGAGCGTTGACAGCGAGGCTCGGGACGTAGTAGCGCTCCTCCATGTGGTTGAGCAGATGGTCGTGGTTCGCCTGCATGGTCGTGCTGCCATCCTCGTGCACGGTCGGCATGTTGTCACCCATCGGCTGCAAGCCGCCACCGGTCGGCGTGATCCTGCCGGTGTCCTGCGACAGCGCGCAGTACCAGCAGTCGCCGCCACTCGGAATCGGCATCGTGCCCTTGGCAAGCTCCTTGACAAAGCCATCGACATACTTGTCGATCCGAGCCTTCATCCGCTTGACGGCAGCCTCATGCCGCCGCAGCTTGGCGGGGGAGGGACCCTCTGCCCGGAGCCGGAAGGCATACCCCTGGTTGTCAACCTTGATGCCCTCATAGAACGGCACCCGGTTGCGCTCCTCCCACTCGGCATCGGCCTTGCGGTAGGCACGGCGAGCCCGGAAGTCGGTGATGTACGCCTCCTGCCACGCCTCCATGCTGCCGAACTGCTCCATCATGGCAGCGTAGGTGGCATAGCCGGTCTGCTGATCGAAGCGCCGACCCCAGCGGTTGCCGTACATGGCGAAGCGCCAGCGCTCGTGCAGCGCATCGAACTCCTTGCAGTGCGAGCACTGGACGTACTTCACACGTTCGTTGTCATTGATCGTGTGATGGTCGGAGTACGAATAGCGCTCGCTGCCGACGAACTCCTTCCAGCCCTCGTCGTAGTAGCTGTGATCCTTCTCACCGACCCACACGTGATCGGTCCAGGTGCGCTTGACCTTCACCTTGTCATAGGCACCCTTGTCAGCACCGCTGAAGCTGTCGTGGCTGACGATCTCGACAAGCTCGTCGCCATCGCGCATGTCCCTGCGCCAGCACTCCACGATCTCGTTCTCGTGGAGAGTGGTGACAAGCTGACCGGCAACGCAGCCCTCAGGGTTCTTGACCGGCTCATCGCCGGGGTTCGTGGCCGTGTAGGGCTTGGGGACGCTGCGATCGTAGCGCTCCGGACGCTGATCCTTGTGGTTCGGAGCCAGCCACAGGTAGAACTCACCCCGAATCGAGAACAGCTTGGCCGGTGACCAGCGCCGGATGCGATCACTGGTCGTGATCGTGTGGTAGCCGCCGCTGCGGAGGGTGTAGGTGTTGTCCGGATGGATCGTGACAACCTCGGTGCCATGTAGCACGACACCGAAGCTGCCATCGGTGTGCTCGTACATGCGGGTGTTGTTCTGCACCGGCTTGCCAGCCGCCTTGTTACGGGCGGTCTTGAAGGTGAGTTGAGCGTACTCGTAGTAATACTTGTCCATGCTGTTGTCTCCTTAGCTGAAGTTCGCCATCTTCAGGAACGCCTGCACGATGTCGTGCTCCTGAAGTTCGGTCAGTTGGTCACGGTTGACCGCGATGTTATGCGGTTCACCGCAGGCGATGTCGCAGACTGTCTCGATGATCATGTCATCGTCCGCATCATGCGGCAGCCCGCCTTCCGGGTTGTTGGCCTCGATACCCACTGTGTGGGCGATTGCCAACACCCGGTAGTAGGGGAAGGCGTCCATGTCAGTTGGACGGTTCCGGGTCGATGCGCGACCAGAGATCACCCAGGTTGTCCACGTCCCACTCCTTCTCGGCAGCCTCGGACGGCTCCCACTTGGACGTATCGACACCGTAGATGCAGTTGTCATACTCGGGCGAGCCGAGCACGATGTTGTGCTCCTCGGCCTTGCGCTCGATCCGCTCCCACATCTCGTGGATGTACTCACCCTGGATGTCACTGGCCCAGATTGCGTCGATCTCATCCCAGGAGCGGTAGGCGGGCATGAAGCGGTTGCCAGTCAGCATGACGATCGGCTCGTCATTGCCGTGCAGGCGCACGTCGTTGGCGATCACGTCGCGAGCGAACAGCGAGGCGAACTGCTCGATGTCACTCCAGATGTCGTCGGCCAGCGAGTCCACGATCAGGCTGGCGATGGTGTCGAGTGCCAGCATGTCGCTGTTGTAGTTGTGGCGACCCTTGTTTGCCAGCGCACGGTGCAGCTTGGCGATCTCCTCGTTGGAGTCGGACAAACCAACGAAGTTGGCAAGATCCTTGCGCATATCGCGCAGCGACTCCAGCGTCACCAGCTTGCCGACGATGCGCTCGACTACATCGGCGCGGATGGCTTCCATGCTCGGAAGCGGAACCTGAGGTTGAGTCATGTTGTCTCCTTAGTTGCTGTCGTTGCTGCCGTCGGGGTAGATGGTCACCGTGTGAAGCTCGAAGCCGACGATCAGTCGTCCGCCCTCGAAGGTGAACTGGACCGGCTCGCCGTCCAGATTCTCACGCAGTACATCGACCAGAGCTTGACCCTGGTCGTCAGTGATCTCGAACATCACGCCTCCTAGCTGTCGATGATGATGTCGGAGTAGGGACCGCGATCGTCCACGTCATCGAAGCGACTGTCGATGTACCAGTCGCCGTCGATGCATGTGGCAATCGGATTGCTGGTGTTGATCTCACGCAGCACGGTATAGGTCAGTTGCACGTTGCCGTCGATGGCGATGGTCACGTCATCGGTTGCATTGGCATCGCCACGTTCGGCCATCGCATCGCTGCGGCGGAAGGTGAGGATCATGCCGCTACCCTGGGGTCGCCGCCGTCGCCGTAGCGCTTGGCGATCAGCGCCTTGAGATCGCGCTCCACCCACTCCTTGCGCTGGTCGAGCCTGATGTGCGGTCGGCCGAAGCAGTCCGCAATCAGTTCGCAGAGTGCACGAACGTACTCCGAGTTGTCATCGAAGTTGTCGGCCTCCAGGAAGTCAGCGGCGGCCTGAAGCATCTGCGCCTCAGTGACCGTGGCATTGGCGAGCGGGTCGTCGCCGTAGTTGAAACGCTTGGCGATATGCGGCGGAACGAGGCGAGCCATGTCCCAATTGCCATGCGCGTCGTCCAGCAGCGACGTGCTGCCGTCGTCATAGCGCACGTCGTACCAGGTGGTGTCAGGCAGCTTGTCGCCGGTGACACCGTGGACGGCATCGCGGACGGTGTGGTTGATGCTGATGACCGTGCCCCACTTGTAGTCGTAGTGGGTCCAGAAGCGGTCGCCCGGCTTGAACTGCGGCTGAGTCTGTGCCATTAGAAGCCCTCCTTCTCGCTTGCGATCATGTCAAGTGAAGTGGCATGGTCGATGGGAGTCATCGACTGCGTGTGCCAGTCACCAGCACCCGCCCGCGCTTCGCCGTAGGCGTCGGCGTCGGCCTCCTCCTCGAAGGCGTACACTTCCGGCTCGGTGTCGCCGTTGTTGACGAGCACCAGGTAGATCGTCTGCTCGCGCTCTGTCAACGTTTCCACCGACGCCGGAATCTCCTCTGCGAGATCGTTTGCGAGGATGGCGGGTTCCGTCTTGGACTTGAAGCCAGTGATGACTACCTTGTTGTCATTATGCTGGATCGTGAGCATGTTGTACCTCCTTAGAGCTTGATTGTGTCGGGCGGACCGATGATTGCCTCGATGGCATCGGTCACACGGTCGATTGTGCGCTCGTCGGTTTCGAGCAGCGACCAGCGAACCTCGCTGCCATCGGGCATAGTGATCTCGACGGTCATGACAGGTCGCATGTCAGTCCTCCTGCTTATAGGACAGGTCGATGATCTCGACGTTGCTGCGGACAGTCTCGCGGTCCACCTCATCGGTGGAGCGGTCCAGGTGATCCTCGATCTCGAAGTCGAGATCCTCGACCAGATCGACCACCTCCGGAATCTCGACCTCGTAGGTGACCTCGATCACGACGGCGCGCTGTTCCTTGACAATGACAATGGGCATGACTATCGCGCCGCCTTGAGGTGGTCGTTGAAGGTCGTGTAGACGTGGCGCATGACCTCCGCGCAGTCGGCCCAGGTCCGGACCGGAGCATCGAAGAACCAATCCAGTTCGTACTCGTCGCGCAGCGCCTTGACGGTGGGGCGCAGCTTGTTGACACCGGGCAGGAACATGTTGTGATCCCGCTTGAACTCGGCGTTCTGCGTCTGCACCAGCATCCGCAGCATGTTCACGGTGCGCGTCTCGCCGGACGGGAAGGTCACGTCGAGATCGGCACCAGGCATGTTGGCAATGGTCGGCATGTTGTTCTCCTAGTTGGTCGGTGCGTTCAGGGTGGCGACGAGCCATTCGTGGTCGAACTTCTGCTGCTCGGCCCACTCGATCGCTGCATCGTGGTCCTCGAAGGGACCGTGGAAGTCGAAGCCATCGAAGATGTTGCCGTGCAAGATGATGCTCTGCATGTTGTTCTCCTTGGAAGGGGTGTAGAAGCGTCGGCACTCGCAGCACTGACGCAGTGAATCGTTGACGTACATCGTGTTGCCATGACCGGCAGGGCAGGGCATGTCAGAAGCCTGTTCTGATCTCATCTGGATCGTAGACGTAGCGGTCGCCGCGCTGAGCGATCCAGCCCTCGTAGCCGAGCCAGTGGGACGCCACCCCGTTCGCCTCCTTGCCAAAGCTGACAAGATCGGCGTCGGTGAACGGCGCACCCTGCTCGGTGGCGAACACATCCTCGTCAATGACAAGGGTGATTACAGTGAGCTTCTTGCGGCTCATGGTACCTCCACACATAGGAAGCAGAATGACAGTCCGTTGGGATACTCGCCATCGGGAGCCGTCCTGTATGGACGCCCCGGTAGCCAGCGGCCACAACCGTCGCAGCACCAGTCGGCAGCGCGGAGATCCTTGCTGCCACATGCCCAGTCGTTCGGGCTGGTGATGAACTTGACAACGTAGTGGGCATGGCGCTTCATGCCCTCCCACTGGACGTAGTTGGCTTCAGTGACAGTCGCCAGCGCCTCCTGGGAGCGCACCCAGACACGCTGGTCGATGGCGTACAGGCTCATCGGGCAACCTCCCTGAAGTTGTCGAGATCATCGAGGCAGCGCCCGATCTTCGCCAGCACGTGCTCGTCATGCTCAGGGCAGTTGGTGTGATCGGCGCTCACGTCATAGCGCAGCGTGCCGGTGAATGATTCCGCCCAACCAAGCAGCTTGCACATGAAGTTGAACGCTTCACGCTGAGCAGCCGACGGAATCAGGTCGGTGTCGATATCGAAGTTCTCCCGAATCTCATGCAGCTTGGTGTCAACCGTGTTGCAGTAGAGATCGAGATCGTCACCGTTCTTGGCAGTCAGCATGGGTCGTTGATCCCGTTGTCGGCCTGCCAGTTCAAGCCAGTGTAAACCAGCTTGCGAGACTCTTCGAGGAGTCGCTGTGCCTCCTCCTCGTCGCCCCTGTCATGGGCATCGACGGCAGCGTCGATGATCTTCCCACGGTGAGCCTCGAAGCTCTCACGCGCCTGAGCGTAGGCCATGTCGGTAAGTCCATCCATGTTGCTACCTCCTAGAAGGGGATGTCGTCGGTGTCGGTGGGCAGGAGCGGCGCGGTGAAGTCGTCAACCGAGTAGACCAGGACTCCAGTTGAGGTGACAACCTCGCTGTAGTCGTCGTCGTTGCCATCCATGGCCTCGTAGTGCTCGGCCTCGCAGCCGCCACAGTCGCCAGCGTAGGGGCCATGCTTGGGGCAGTGCTCCATGTAACGCTCGCTTACACTGTCATAGCGTGCGTTGAACTCGTAGTCGGCGTTCTCGGCAGCCTGATCGCCGCCGTAGGGGTCCTGCAACGGGCAGATGCGATAGCACTCGCCGTCCGGCTGTCCGCATTCAGGGCAGGTCATTTGCTCTCCTTCTTGACATTCGCCATCATGGCAGCGATCTCGAAACAGCGCTGCTCGTTGTCGGTGATGATCTCCACGAGGCTGGAGCCGTCGCAGAGGCAGGGCAGACCATCGTGGTAGCCGCACGGTGCCACGTACTGAGCATGATCCGGCTCGTTGTCGTTGTTGACGATGGACTCCTGATCATCTTCAGGCAGGTTGACAAACTCCTGCCACCTACGGCTCGCCTCGATCTGTGCGGGCGTGGCGAGCGCGTGATAGTCACGACTGGCACCGTAGGCACCGCGTCCGCTGTAGTGGACACCGTAGCTGCCAATCAGGTCGTTATTCCAGACGAGGTAGCGCTCGGTGTAACCGCTGCCGTCGCTGTAGCGCTCGGTGCGCTTCTCGGCATAGATCATGTCAGCCTCCAAGCTGGTTGCGGATGTGCGTGGACTCGCTGGGAAGGATCTCCCGGTAGTGAAGCAACGTGCCAGTCGGATAGGCACTGTGGCGCTCACGACTCAGGTCACGGTGCGGCTCACCGAACCAGTCACCCAGCGTGGACTGCAAGTTGCGCTTGGACTCGTCGCTGACCACAATGACAATTTCATGTGTCAGATAGGCGTGCTCGTGGTAGTGAACGGCCGGTCCGAAGCGGTTGACCAATTCCCGGTTGACCATCGCGCGAGCCGCAGCGTGGTCGAGCCGGTCATGCTTGATGATGAGGTTGTACGAGTACATTGTGTCTCCTTTGATCACGGGATCATATCGCAAGTGACGGCCAAGTGGCGACTGCCCACTCCCACCCAACCACGAGGAGAGAGACAGTCGCCGCTTCGCCGCCACCCGTTAGGATGGCAGCGGAGTTGTTAGAAGCAGTAAGTCGAGCCCTTGAGGGTGTGCACGCGGACCCAGCCGCTCCACGTCATCGTGGCGCGCGTCGTGCTCTCGCAGCGCATGTCAGTGAGTTTGATCCAGGTCGTGCACTCGACGGACGAGCGGCCGATCCGGTAGCAGCCCTTGGCACCGCTGCTGATCACATCATCCATGCCAGCGACGACCTCACGCTCGAATGAGCGCGCCTCGGCCTTGCCACGGCTGATCGACAGGAACGGGGCGGCGTTGGCCGTGGCCGGAATGAAGCCGAGCCCAGCGATGGCAGCGGCGGTGATGATGAGCTTGCGCATAGTGTTACCTCTGGTTGCTAGTGGCACCGGCCACCCTTCCCCACTAGGAGGAAGGGCAGCCGATGTAGGGATGGTTGGTACTAGGCCGCCGAGATCGACAGCGTGATCTCGTCGTCCGACTTGACGGTCAGCGTCACCGTGACCGGCGTGGACTCGGTGATGCCCGAGCCCTTCAGGGCAGCCCGCATGACGTACAGCGAGCCGTTGAACACGGTGCCGTTGCCGTCCTCACGGAACAGGATGGAGTGCTTCTTGCCATCGGCGCGGCTGAACGTCGCGGTGACGTTCTTGGCACCCTCCTCGAACGCCTCGATCGTCTCGTTGGAGATGTAGCAGCCGGTCACCAGCGGGTTCTTGGCCGAGCCCTGGAACTTGAAGTACCAGGAATTCTTCTTGGCGCTGACCGCCTTCAGGGTGACCGTCTTGGCAGCCGACTTGGCAGCGGGCTTCGCCGCCTTGCGGGTGGCGGGCTTGGCAGCCGGGGCAGCGGCGGGAGCGGACTGCTCCGCGACCATGCGGGCGACCATCGCCTCCAGGTCGGCCTTGCTCATCGTGATCTGGTCGTCGGTGGACTTGGCGGTGTTGCGGGTGCGGCGGGTGGTCGTGGACTTCACGGTGTTCTCCTTGGGGGTGTTGTCGGTCTTGGGGGTGGACTTCTTGGCAGCCTGCGGCTTCGCCGGGGTCGGCTTGGCAGCGGGCTTGGGGGTGGACTTGGCAGCGGACTTGTCAGCCTGCTTCTTGGACTGGATCTGACCCTTGGCATTGCGCGGGGTCGGGGTCGTGGCAGCGGACTTCTTGGCAGCGGCAGGCTTCGCCGCCTCCTTGACCGCCGTGGCGGTCACCTTGCCATCGGTGGCCTGCTCGATCTGAGCGGCACCAGTGTCGGTGATCTCGATCGCCAGTTGCGGCGCGGCAGCCTTCGCCCTACGGGCGCGGCGGTCGGCGGCAGTGACGGTCGGCTTGGCGTTGGGCTTGGCAGCCATGTTGGTGTCCTCCTGGACGTTGTGAACGATGCGACTCTCGGTGAAGCGGACGCGCGAGGCGTCGGATTTGGTGCCGTACCAGCCACCGTAGGGGCATTCCGTTGTGACTGTGACAGGCTCCATGTCATCGCCAAAGGCCACCAGGTAGGTGGCACCCGGCTTGACAGTGATTGCGCTCATGGTTGGCTTACTCCTTGGGTCGGTTGGTATTCGACAGCAGCAGCGAGAGCGTCACTAGCTCCCGCTGTGTCGGATTGTTGGGTAGTGCGATCCTCCTTGTCATTAGTGAGCCATCACAAGCTCGGTGGCGAAGCACTCGGTCGGCATCACGTCGTACCAGATGTTGCCGCTGTCGCCGCCCAGGCAGCGAACGTGCCAGCCGTTCTGTGACGGGTGCTTGACGAGCGTCCGGTAGGTGATATCCAGCACCTCGTCCCGCCACAACTGCCCGCGCTCGATGGCAGGCAGGGTGACGGTGGGCGCAGCGGTAAGGATGGGGAGCATGTTGTCCTCTGGTTGGGTTGTCAACGGGAAGCGGGTGCTACTTGACCTTCTCAGTGACGATCCGGCCGTTCGGCTCGATGCCGATGAGCTTGCGCTCCATCGGGCGGGAGATCACTGCCAGCGGAATCCACACGAACAGCCACAGTCCGCAAGTGCAAACTGTGAGTGTCATGTTCGCCATGAAGGACGGCCGCTTGATCGGCTTGGCGACGATGACAGCGTTGCCGCTGTCGGCCACCCGCTCGATCTGAGCGCCGTTGCTGACCTCAGCGGCGACGATCGCCTGAAGGGCGGGATTCACAGGCTCAGCCCCTCGGCGGCACGGCTGTAGGCGACGTTGCGGGTGTCGCCATTGACGCCCTCCGAGCGCTGGACGATGATGTTCGCCAGCCGCTCACCCCGGAAGGTGACACGGTAAACGTGCTTGTCAGTGAACCCCTTGGACGGGCGCAGCGTCACTTGCAGCGGGTGACCGCTGTCCGGCATCGTGATGAAGTGGCCGATCTTGCTCGGATCGTGCTTGTACGGTGCGCTGCCGACGCCATACTCGGGCATCAGCATGAAGATCAGGCCATTGTTGACATGGCTGCCATTGGTCATGCCCTCGGCCCAGCCGTAGGCATAGGCGGTGAAGGTGTAGCTGGTGACCTTGCCGACATCGCGTGACTTGTCATAGCTGCCGACGCGCACGCCGCCGAACTCGGAGGCGAAGTTGGCGTCGATCACCGTGCCAGTGACAGTCCACTTGACGTAGTAGCCGTTGCTGAAGACCATCACGGTCTGCGCCTTGTAGGCGATCTCCTCGAACCAGGAGGCAGTCTCGAAGCTCTTGCGAGCCGTGCCGACGGGCACCTGCACCATCCCGATCGGGCGGTACGGCGCGTTCAGCGAATCGCGGAAGATCATGGTGATTGTTACTCCTTGTCGAAGGTGTAGCTGACCAGGTAGTCAGCGTCGGGGTGAATTCCCCAAAGCTCGGTGAAGTCGGCGGCATCCAGCTTGCCATTGTCGTAGGCAGCCTGATCCTCACCGACCATCATGGCCTCGTCAAGCGAGGCAACGTGGATCTGCGGCCACGAAGTGTCAACCACAGTCTCACCGGTTTCGGTGTCGATGATCGAGAAGTGTTCCATTATTACCTCGCTTGGTAGTGGGTTAGTCGGCGTCGGGGCCGAAGATCGGCTTCACACCGTGAACGCTGTCACTGAAGGCATCCTTGCGGACGCCAGCCGCCGCCGCAGCGGCACTGACAATCCACATGTTGCCCTTGCTGTCAGTGACAATCGCGCCCCCACCGTCGGGGATGCGCTCGCCCGTGATCGGGCAGATCGGGTTCTCGTTATCCGGCATGTCGGTTCTCCTTGAAAATCGGATTGTTACGCCACGTCTCGACGCGGCCGGGGACGATCCAACGGAAGGTCGGATCATCGTCATTGGCATTGGGTGCCTTCGCCACGCAGCAGCCTGCATGGCCCTGCCAGTGGCGGCACTGGTAGCCGGTCTGCCCGTATGTCTCCTGGCAGCGCTCACGCTCCCCGAACAGGGCTTCCCATGTATCCTTGGCTGCCATTACTCCTCCGTGGGCTCGATCGGCTTCACCGTGACCTGCATTCCCATGCCGTGCATGGAAGCCGAGACGATCATCGTCTCTTCCGTGGCAGGCGGTGTGACACTGCCATCGGGGCGGACGAACACCCGCACCGGCCCACCGATCTGGCGCATCTGGACCGCGCCATCGGTGTAAATCTGGGCGATGGCGAAGCCGATGCTGACCAACTGGTCCATTGGGGCGATCATGCGGTCGTCAATCGTGATGCTCATTGGTACTCCTCATTGGTTGGGTTGAAACGATTCTGCCACAGGCAGCCCCAGCGCCCACTCACTCATGAGCGCTCGGGTTGCCGCCCCATAGGGGCAGGCAGGTTGTTACTTGACGGTGACGATCCACTCGATGTCGTCGCCGCCGTAGCCGTGGCCGATCTTCAGCGAGCGCTTGGCCTTGCCGCTGTCGAAGTAGCGGTCGTTGCCCTCCACGCCCATGGCGTGCCAGATGGCGAAGGCCGAGCAGACCGCGCCGTAGGAGCAGCCGGTGTTGGCCATCATGTCCAGCGCCAGCGACTTGTCGGCCAGCGGCAGGTTGTTGAACTGGCCGAAGCTGTTCGGCACGGTGATGTCGGTGAAGAAGCTGTCCACGTTCATGTAAATCTCCTTGACAGTAAGTCGGTTGGTATTGACTAGCGGCCCTGACGGGCGATGAAGTCGTAGCAGCGGCGCTTGCTGCCGACGCCGGAGGTGCCGAACAGCTTGACGCCATCGGCGGTGAACACGCCGTTGGAGCGGACGCCAGCCTTGTTGGTGTAGGACTTGACGAGCATTGGTACTCCTTGGTTGGTTGGGCGGATATAGTGTGAAGCTGATTGACAGCCACTCGGGTGAATGACTGTCAACCAGCCTCACCCCTATGGGGTGAAGCGGCTCTCGTTGGCTCTACAGAGCCAATCAGCGGGCGTGGTAGGAGGCGATCAGAGCCTCCATGTCCTCGTCGCTGTCCTTCAGGGAGGCGATCGGATCGCCCAGGTAGGGGTCGGACTCGATGAACACCGGCTCGATCACCGGCTCCAGGATGAATCCTGAGCGCTCGTTGGCGAAGTCGATCGCGTCGGCGTCGGCGGCGTGCTCCATCTGGCGGATGAAGCGCTGGAAGTTGTCGTGCGGGTTGATCATAGTGAATCCTCCGGATTCGTTGGTTTGAGAGTGAAGTTGGTTGTTACTAGCCGCAGAGCGAGCTAGCCGAGCGGCGGGAAGTGCCCATCAGGGTGCGCATCTCGCGCTCCCGCAGATAGTCCGTCAGTTCGTCGTGGGCGGACTTGACGATGTGGCGCTGGTTGTCACTGAAGGAGCCGACGAGGCGGACAGAGTTGCCATACTGATCGGTGCCCCAGCGGGGAGAAGTGGTGTGCATTTGAGTACCTCGGTTGGGTTGGTTGGGCGGATTAGTTGGCCGGAATGATTCCGGTAAGCTTGAACTGCTCAGCAGCAGCAATCATGCGAATGAGTGCAGCCGACGACTGAATGGCGGGATTAGAACCCATGATTGCTCCTCTCAGAGAGAGCTTCTAGCCCTCTCGGTTGGGCGGAATGAACGCTCCAATTAGAACGTTCACCAGTATTAGGATGACTACCGTTGGGTCGCACAGGTGTGCGATAGCAACTAGGTTGATAACAACTAGGATGCAAATTTTCTGTAACTCCCTGCTCAGAAGCAGTTTCAAGATCGGAACCGACCCTCAAACTGATCCTGGAACAGCGTTTCCAGGGTGATTTTCATACTTATTCCTGCAAACCAGCTTCACGCTACCTTCGCGCGTCTGCCATGGTGGCAACTGCCAACTACAGTTGTCATTATTTTGCCAACTGCACTTGTTACTCGTCACACCCGCTTGGTATTGCCCGGTACGGAATCCAACCGCGACGTTCCAAGCAGGTTGATATGTCAAGAGGGTTGATATAGCCTCCGGACTTGCCTGAATGGACTGCAAGCGGGCACCAAGCGGGTGTGAGAGTGAATACTTCCATGTTGATTGCCACTCTTTGACCAGTTCACCGGGCAGGACTATGTGGCATGTCCACTGACTCCCGGCTAGCGGCTCCTGCTCAGCAACACCTTGGTATTGGCAGTTGAACTGGCAGGCATGAATTGCCGCTTTTATTCTCCCCGCTCAGGCTAAGGTTCGAGCCTACTTGCACTCTCTTCCCTACCTCACTCAGACCATGACCACCGTGCCGCACACTGCCAATCGCACTTTGCAGCGGGCTACGGATTACTAGCACCACAATGCCACCCGAGCTACTTGTGCAAGCGGGACACGCCACTTCCACCTATTCGGACACTGTGGTTGACATTCAGTAACGAATGCCATCCAAGCTTATTTCTCCCTGCGGGGAGTCACCCTGTCAATGCCATTGTCCCATGGTATCCGCTGTTATAGCTGCGGGACTTGACTGCCAGTCTGGGGGGTTCACTGTAAAAGGAGCGCTCGCAATCGGTGGGTAGCTCGCAGACTATCAGTCCGACTTACCATCTAAGTGCAGACTCGGCTGATAGCGGCTACAAGGATTGATCGCAAGATCAAGTTGTTATGTGAACCATGTCCATTGTGGCGGATGAACGGATATGTACGCACGCTTGATAGCGCGGAGTGCGTTACGAGTGACAATGGGAAGTCATCCCACTACATGACAACAGCGGTCGCTTGCCGACTTGTCATCCCTGCTGTCACCCGTATGCGACTGGATTGCGCGGGAGCCTATGGTGGCTCATTAGCGCGCCTAGCGCGCTCACCGCGTCAACTGCTATGTCTGACAGTCACCCGTAGGGTTCGTCAGTGCCCCGGCTTCAGGAGCAGACCCCCACCTATGGTGGGGCGTTTCGGCTATGCCTAGCCGACTGTCAATGGTGGGGCTACGCGACCAGCGCGGCGGCCTCAGCGTAGAGCGCGGAATTGCGGCCAAACTCCAGTCCCTTGACGGACTTCGCGTAGTTGCGCAGCATCGAGTAGCGCTCACGCACGTCCGCAATGGTGGGGACGTTCTCGATGAGGCTGTAGCCGTCCACGACATCGGTCCGACCGATGTCCATGAGCGCAAGCTCGCAAGCGACCATGCGGATGTACTCGTGATTGTCGGCCGTCGTGACATCGGCGCGGTTCACGGTGACCGGCTTCGCCTGCACGGGCTTCGCCTTGTCAGCGATGGCATCCGTGAGGATGTCCAGTCGGCCGTTCTCAGCGAGAGTGACAACGGCGTTGGCGAAGCTCAGAAGCTCGGCGTTGGGGGCGGTGAGAGTGATGACGTTGCTCATTGTGATTCCTTCCCGCAGTCCGTTGGTTGAGTGAGTGAGTGGAGTGGACTGCGCTGCTGCCCCAGTTGTCGCACTGAATGCCAACCGACTTGATGTCATCCTGCTGACAAGGGGCCTCAATCCCGCATTCTAGAGCCAAATATCCAAGTGGCATGTGGCGCGCAAACGCTCATCCCTCAAACACATACCAACCGGATTGATCAATTCGATGCATACAAACCCGCATTCTAGAGCCAAATCGCCTCGCGCATTATGCGCGCAAGCGTCGTGCGAGCGCAGATCTGCGCAAGGGTGCGCTCATGCGGATCTGCGCGAGTGTGCGCACTGGCAGGCAGGCTGGCAGAGATCCTGGTCAGGACGCGCGAGCATGTGCGCGAGTGTGCGTGCGCACCCATGTGCATGTGCGCTCAGGCGCGCGTAGGCGCGTGTGCGCGCCCCTGCACGCGCAGCCACGCGAGCGCGCGAGGCAAAAAGTGCCCAATTGCAGGGAAAACCGCAAAGATGACAAGTCGATAGGTAGGGCAGGGTGCAGGGTCCTAGGGCCTTAGGAGCCGTTCTAGGGGCCTCACAGGCGATTTGTCAGCAGGATGACAACTCGATTGGTAGTGAATCCGGTGCATTGGGTTCACTGTGAGTGCCAGTCCGATTGTCACTGTGACTGTAAATCGCCTTGCCATTTTGGTGACCACCCTTTTGCCGGATTTACTGTAAATCGGCCTGGCAAGGCGTGGATGGTAATGAGTCTGCCCAGGAGCCGCCAATGGAGGGCCACGCCCGCGCCGGGGGCGGAATTGGTACAGTAGAGACGTGTCCACTCCCGCAGAACCAGAGCATCTCAACGTCGAGGCACTGCTGGCGACGTTGACTCCCGAACAGGTCAAGTGCTTGAGCGAGGTGCTCAACTCCACGGCCGCAGGCTTTCGTGATCTGAAGCTGGTACTCGATCAGGCGACGACGCGGCTGACGCTGCTAGCCGAAGTAGTTGACAAGTTGGTTGATACAGGAGAGGGCGGCACCCTTCCAGTTTCACCAGCACTGGCCCAGCAGCCCCAGTACGCGGGTTCCGGCCCGCCGTATGCACATCCAGTTGTCATCCCTCCTCCAGCCGCCGACAATGGAGAGCCTGATGTCGTCTGATCTGCCGCATCTCGTGCCCCGCGCAGGTTCTATCAATCGGGCTGTCTATGACAGCTTGGAATACAGCGAACAGCACTCGGCCGAGGAGGTGGTGGATACGGTCAATTCGCGCTTCTTGCCGCAGGCCGTGCTGCACTCGCTGGCCAATCTCCAGGAAGCTGGGCTGGCAGAGAGTACACACCGGCATGGCATCACTTACTGGCGGCGGGCGGGAGGAGGACCCGGATGAGAAAGCAGGATGTGCTACTCCAGAAGCCGTATCCGGGCAGTAACAGGCGCTTGGTGTATGACGCGCTCGATTACAACATTGGGCTCAGTACGCTCGACCTGGTGGCGGAACTGCCGCTGACTGTCAGTCAGATTTACAGGGCCTTGCGGCACCTGGAGGCGTATGGGCTCGTGGAGCGCACACGCAGCAGGGCGAACGGCCGCAGCCTGTGGTTTTTGGTCGGGGCTACGCCGGACAACGACCCCACGACTGTGCTGCCCGGAGAGCCGCTGTAGCTCGGCCTGACGGGCTCTCGCGCGCACGCGCGGGCGGACGATACACGCGCGCGAGGGCTTCTTGCGCTATGATCTCAGCGACCCATGCCCAGCGTGGTCAGAGCCAACGCATTGAATCAAGCAACATGACAAGTGAGCGAGTCAAGGTGCCAGGAGAGCACCAAATCTGAAGAACGAGCCTGGAACATCGAGGATGCCATTCGGCAAGAGCGAGCCCACCCTGGCGAGAGTGCCAACCTGAGATAGCGAGCCTAGCTGCGAGCACGCCATACCATGCAAGCGAGTCACAGGCTGTTGAGGGGACCATCAACAACGAACGAGCCGCCGTCTCAGGAGCGCACCCTACAAGATGAGCGAGTCACCAACTCAGATGGCACCAAGTCTCACGAGCGAGCCGTTGGCTCATAGAGCACCAGTCACCGCGAGCGAGTCATCGTTTCCGAGAGTACCAACCAACCGAAGCGAGTCAATGTATTGGAGAGCACCAAAACATCCGATCGAGCCAATGTACTTGACAAGCTACATGCCGAATCAGCGAGCCGAGGTGCTAGAGAGCGCCCAATCAAGAGAGCGAGCCTGGACGCGGAAGAGGGCCATTGTAAAGGAGCTAGCCATTAGAGCGGAGTAGCACCAGACTACCTTAGCGAGCCCTGGACTCCTAGCGCACCAAAGAACCGTAGTGAGCCAATAGATGTGAGGGTACCAAGTAGCGACAGCGAGCCTGCCACCCAGGAGAGCACCATCCTTCCTGATCGAGCCATATAGTGAGAGTGAGCCATCTCTGCGGAGAGCGCCCTAAACAGCAAGCGAGCCATGACCTATAAGGGTGCCATTTAGTGGAAGCGAGCCTGGCTCCCGAAGCGTGCCACCCTGCCTGATCGAGCCATACGGAAAGAACGCGAATAGCACCTTGACGGAAGAGCGAGTCATTCAATCAGAGCGCACCAGTCGGCCGGTGAACGAGCCAGAACTACAGGAGTAGTACCAGCCCCCGGTGAGCGAGCCATGTATTCCGGAGGGCACCGCAGTACGTGAGCGAGACAAGGACCAGCAGCGCACCAATTCACGACGATCGAGCCATTGTCGCGGAGAGCACCACACTCTCAAAGCGAACCAACCGGCTTGATAGAACCTTCAACAACGAGTGAGAGCCTGAAGAAGCTAAGAGTACCAACCAGGTGGAGCGAGCCAATGGTCTTGAGGGAGCCTCTGACATTGGAGCGAGCCAACAACACCGGAGAGCACCTGTAGCTGGGAGCGAGCCACTGACAACGAGGGCACCGTTGAAGAAGAGCGTCAGTCACGGCGAGTGGACCAAGGACAACCCGCTAGTCAAATTGCCCGAGAGCACCAAGCAGTAAGAACGAGTCAACAACCATGATTTGTACCATGGCGTCCTGAACGAGTCACAGCAAATTGATAGCACCAACCCCGGAGAACGGAGCCAACTGTCCATAAGAGCACCACGTTCCACGAGCAAACCCCGTTCTCAGAGAGCGCCCAGGTCTTTGAGTGAGCCGCAGAGCCCAAGCGGTCCAGGTTGTGCAAGCGAGCCAGGGAACTGAAGAGCAACCAGCTTGACCAAGCGAACCTTCGGACTCGATAGCAACAGAGCTTACGAGTGAGCCAAACGTATCAAGCTGCACCACATAGCGCGAGCGAGCCGAGTTCACTTAGAGTACCCTCGAACTGAAGCGAGCCAACTACCAAGGAGGGTGCCAAGCATCCAGAACGAGTCATGCAATCGGAGAGTACCATCAGAACTGAACGATCCAATGTTCCAGAGAGCACCCTGTGTTCGGAGTGAGCCCTAGACTCGGATAGCAACACTGCTGACAAGCGAGCCGTATATACGGAGGGCACCATAGCGTTTGAGCGAACCGCAAAGGGGAGAGCACCAGAAGGTATCAGTGAGCCAGATCCGTTGAGAGCACCAGGCATGAGCAGCGAGCCATGCAAGATGTGAGCACCACTGCGTGTAGGAGCGAGACACGATTTCAAAGAGCACCAAAGAAGCCGATCGAGCCAAGCTAGCCCAGAGCACCTGTCTTACGGGAGCGAGCCTAACATCTTGATTTGCACCATCAAGGAGTAGCGAGCCATCAGTCGAGAGAGAACCTACGCTTCGGAGAGCGAGCCCAAGGACGTGATAGCAACTTAGATGTCTTAGCGAGCCATTCTTCCCAAGAACACCAAAGAAGGAAGAGCGAGACATCGCTCTGAGAGGACCAAGAGACGCGATCGAACAGCCATGCTAATCGAGCGTGCCAGCTAAGCAGAGCGAACCTCACAGCGAGAGCGCACCGTACCTTGCGAGTGAGTCATGTTGAAGCAGAGTACCAGTCGAGTTGAACGAACCGATGCCTGGATAGCACCATGTCTTAGGAGTGAATCATGAAGTACAAGTGCACCACTGTCTACACGAATGCCAACTAAGGAGACAAATTGAATCGCAGCACTACTCAGATCGAGGAGCTTGCGCGCCTCACCAGCGACATCCGCAGTGCCACCCGCACCCTGGAGCGGCGGGAGGCGCGCTATCTGGTGGACACCTACTACCAGCTACAGGACTACCGGATCTCGTCTGACAACCAGATCCGCAGCATGGCGAAGGATGCCGAGCCGCACCTGACGCTCGACTTCTTCGCCCACCAGATGCGTACCCTGGAGAACCAGGTGCGCTCGGTGCTCAACACCTGGACCGATACCGAGGAACTGGGTATCTGGGCTAAGTCGATAACTGGCATCGGGCCTGTCATCGCGGCCGGACTGCTGGCCCACATCGACATCGAGAAGGCTCCCACGGTCGGCCACATCTGGCGCTACGCCGGATTCGACCCCACCGTCGAGTGGGGCAAGGGCGAAAAGCGGCCCTGGAACGCCAGCCTCAAGGTCGTCTGCTGGAAGGCGGGCGAGAGCTTCGTCAAGGTGTCTGGCAACAAGAACGACATCTACGGCAAGATCTACCTCCAGCGCAAGGACTTCGAGATCCAGCGCAACGATGCCGTGAAGGAGATCTCGCGCAACGCCATCGAGGTCGTCGGTCACCAGGGGACCAATGACGACGGCAGCTACTTGATCATGGTTGACAAGGAGCTTGTCTCGGTCTACGAGATCGACGGTCGCTTCTACTACGACGGCAATGCCAAGCACGCCTACAGCACGCTCAAGCGCAAGAAGATCGGCAAGGACACCGACGCCTACAAGAGCTACAGCATCGGCAAGCTGCCGCCTGCGCACATCCACGCACGGGCCAAGCGCTACGCCGTCAAGCTGTTCCTGGCCCACTTCCACGAGGTCGGCTACAAGCTCCACTACGGCACCGAGCCGCCCGCGCCCTACCCGATCGCCATCCTTGGCCATGGGCACCGGATTCCGGCTCCCAACGCCGCGTAGGCTCGCAGCGCCTCGACAGACCCACTAGAATGCCCCGTAGCGCCGCCCGAGGCCGGTTTTCTGCCATTCGGCTGGATCTGGTTTGAAGGGACCACAGCCGGTACAGGCGGCGCTACACTCGTTGACAACAAACTTGGCTACCAAAGGGGGCCAATTGAGTAACACACTGAATGACCTGCTCCACAGCTTGACGATGAACTTCGCATCCGGGCTGCGGATCTCAGATGACCGCCGTACTGTCAGCGTCAGCCTGATGGGTCCTGCTGGCGACTTCGTGCTGATCTTCGAGCACCCTGACCCTGAGCGCATCGCCCGTGTCAAGAAGAGCGACGGAGCCGCCTACGCGGTGCCGGTGCACATCAGGCTGGTCAACCGCAATTCCGGCAAGGATGTGCGCGGCTTCGGGAGGATGGGCAAGTACCTGAACCCCTACTGGATCAGGCGTTTTGTCTACGAGATTGCTGCCGCCGTCGCCTGGATGGAGCGCGAGTGGGACATCATGTCGCCTGAATACGTCGAGCACGTGGATAAGAGCAACCGGGAGGACGAAGATGCCGACAACTAGAGGCGGCGCGGACAGCATCCGCTACGCCAGCAGCAGTGCACGCGCTCGCACAGCCAGCATGGAGGTGCTGGACGTGGACGATGACGATCCCAAGGTCAAGCGCGATGGCTGGTTCGCCTACGTGATGCCAACTCAGACTGGTGTCGAGATGGTCGGCAGCGGTCGCTACGGCTACTGGGAGGAGCGGCCCAAGGTCACCTACGAGCCGGGTACTGGCTGCTACCGCGTTGAAGGCGACACGGAGGAACCGATCCTGCTCGTCCCCGTCGCCAACGTCATCACGGTGTATATCGCTCAGGCCAAGCATCTGGAGGCGATGCCGATGCCGCAGTTGCAGGCCCCCGAGGAGCGATCGTGAACTGGAAGACGGTGGTGCTGGCGATCTGCGGTATGGGCATGATGGTCGCCATCATCCATCCCAGCACGGTGAAGACGCCCGTGCCGCCGCCCGAGCGGGTCGTGGTCGTCAAGCACGCTGATGCCAAGCAACCTGACGGCTACATGAGCGAGGAGGACTGCGCTCGCATCGATGCTGGCATGGCGGTCAGCAACCTGGTGTGGAAGTTCGGCTGGCCAGCGAGCGACTACGCCTACAGCAACTACGACCAGCGCTTCTTCTACCCGGTCCACGACCGTGGTGATGATCGCTGCGTCATCGCAGTTGATGACAACAAGGTAGTGAGTGCCCTCTACCGCGACGAGTAGGAGGAACGATGGCGCGATTCAAACTGATGGGACGGGTGATCGTGGGGCAGGAGGAGAACGAGCGCGCGCTGACCAGGGAGGAGCAGAACGCCCTGCCAACCGAACTGGTGTACGAGACGGACGATCTCTCCGAGGCGTCGGAGATCCAGCGCGCCGGGGGCTTCTTCCGGGATCGTGACACCTTCGTGTCGGTCACGTCGGTGGAGGACACCCAGGGCAGCAGCACCAGCTTCGGCAACGTCGGCAGCGCCGACCCTCAGCCAATGCCACAGAAGGGCGACAACTGAGATGCCAAAGAAGCAGGAACTCACTCCCGAGCACCAGTCGCTTCTGGCAGAGGCCATGGAGCTTGGCATGGATACGGTTGGATACACCGATCCGGAGGCCGACCTCGACCAGTTGCGCGGAGCGATTGCTCGTCATCTGGAGGAGGTGGCCAAGGCGGCTGCCGCTCGTGCCAAGCTTGCTGCCATGACAGAGGAGAGCGAGGACGATGAGTTCGAGGGATTCGATGAAGCCGCTGGCCAGACCCGTGGGGTGCTCGTCCGCCTGGTGGAGTGGACGGAGTGGATTCCGATTGGCATCTCTGAACACCTCAAGGGCCTCTCGGTTGCCAATGGCCTGACCGGTTTCGAGGCGGGCGAGAACGAGAAGGTCGTCTCGATCGAGACACTGGATACCAATCGGCGCAAGCGAGTGCCGATGGATGACGACCCTCAGCAGCACATCGAGTACAGCTTGCACGTCATGAAGGCGGTGCTGGCCAACAACGTGTCAACCGACTTGCTCAAACAACTGGTCGAGCTTCAGGGCGGCGATCGGGAGGGCAGTGAGCCCACTGGCAAGATCGTCATACCAGATGCCCCTCAGCCGAATCGGGCTGCACGTCGGAGGCGGAACTAACAACTGATTTGTCTTGCTTGGCAGATTGCTGCACGGTGGTGAAGCCGAGCATGACGAGCGCGATCGACAGCAGTTCGGGCGAGGGCTTGATGAGCGAGACGGCGAGGATGAGCAGGCCGATCAGGATACGAGGGGAGCGGAACATGCCCTCTGTATCGACCAGGATTCAGTAGATCTTTAGGTCCGTACACGGACCAAGCACCAAATAGCACAAACTAAGACAAGGAGATTGCTAGTGCCAGACGAAGAGGGCTTCAACCCCTCTAAGTTCTTCGAGACGCTGCGCAAGTCGGCGTCTGTCAAGGCAGGTGCCATCATGTTCGGGCAGGCGCAGATCGCCTACTACGACACGCTCAAGGAGCACATGAGCGAGGAGCAGGCGTTCAACTTGCTTGCTCATACCACCGAGACGCTGGTCAAGAACCTCTTGGCCGCTGCGCCTGGTGTCCTGGAGGTGCTCCTGAAGGCAGCAGCAACCTGGGAGGCATTCCAGACGGCGATTGCCGACAGGGAGAAGCTGTTCGGTACCGACAAGGAGGTCCCTGGCAGTGCCAAACCCGAATGACATCCGGCTTGCTCCGGGGCAAAAGCTCACAGAGATGTGGGAGGTCCAGTTCGAGGGCCGTGAGCGCCGTGGCCAGCGGCCGTACCGGATCGTCACCGGTACCCTCAAGCACTGGTTTCACAGCACCTACTACGGTGGCGCGACCGGCGAGGGCGAGACGGTGCCGGAAGCTCGCTTGGCAATGGTGCTGGGACTCGCGCGAGCGATCTGCGACGACGAGAGTGCCTTCAGCTACGACGCCGAGCAGCTTGGTAACAGCAAGATGCTGCACTGGTTCCAGTCGAAGCTTGAGGAGTTGGTTGCAGAGTTCGAGGTCGAGGATCTGACGGAGAAGCAGAGCAAGAAGCTCCGACGACAGATCAAGTTCCTTGAACAACTCATGGCCGAATGGCAGGAATCCAACGACTACTGGCCAGAGGAGGCCGATGACACAGAGACGGAAGCCACCCGCACGGCAGACACCCGCCGTGCCCGAGCCGCCCTCGTCCGAGCCCGAGCCGAAGGTGAGCGAACTGGAGGTAGCAAAGACTGACATGTTCCTTGCTCTCGCTGATCTGTGCTCGACAGCCTCGGCTGCCATCACCGACGTGCTGGCGATGGTCAAGGAGTCGGGATGAAGCACTACAAGGGTGGTTCACACGGTCTGCGCCCACTGAAGAAGCGCAAGACCAAGAAGCAACTGGACAAGCTGGCCGAGCGCCAGTTCAAACGCAAGGAACGCAAGAAGAAGGTGCCAAGCAATGGCAGTTGACAAGAATCCACGTCACTGGTTCATCGACGCCACGGACATCGCGGCCAACGTGGACGCCGACCAGATCGATGACTACGTGACAATCGAGTTCGCAGGTCGCGTCACGCCCACTACCAAACAGCGCATCAAGGAGGCGCTGATCGACGGCAACTTCGAGATCACCGAGAAGAAGCTGGCATGACACCGCCTGCGAAAAAGCCTGCGGCGAAGAAGCGCGCAGCGCCCAGGAGCCCGAGCAAGAAGGTTCGTGTCTCGGACAGCGGTCGCGCTGCTGCCGTGCAGGTTGGTACCAGCGATCGTGAGGTGGCTGAAGCACTGACCGGCGCGGACCAGCTTCCCGGCATGGGGATGGAACTTGGCAGGCCACCTGGCAAGCCGGAATTCGATCCGCATTCCCATGTCGAGGTCGAAGAGTCGGTCGTGACGCCGATCGTGACGATGGTGTTCGTTGCTGTCAGTGACGATGACATCGAGAACCGCGTCAAGCAAGTCGTCGCCTACGCTGAGGCGTTGGGACTTATCTACATGACTGCTACCGTCGGCCAGTTGGACGACGCAGCGCTGGACATCCTCAGTGGCTAGGAGGAAGACAGCTACTACCAACCCGGAGGACTTGACGCCCCGTGAGGGCAAGGTGCTCCGGTACTTCGTGGGGAGGAAGAAGTTCGGTGACAATCAGACCACCACCGATGACTGCATCGTAGAGACGCCCTGGAGTGATCTCCCACATAGTCACAACCAGGCTGTCATGACAATCAGCAGTCTCCAGGCGAAGGGGCTGCTGATCAGGGTCCATGACCACCAGCATACGCCTACCGAAGCTGGTATCAAGCTCATGGAACTCGCAGAGAAGATGGGGCTGTGGCTCGCGCCACCGCCGCCGTCAGTGACTAACAACCCGCAGAACATCGATCCAGTGGTCACTGACTACAACCCTGCTGACAGACACCGCCCGGTGCCGAAGCCAGCGGGCAAACTGAAGTCCAAACCGGCTGCCAAGAAGGCTGCCAAGACGAAGGCGAGGAAGAAGTAATGGCCTGCACCCTGCTCATCCGTGGCGGCGAGATCGAACTGCACCCCTCGGAGAACTTCAACAAGATCCGGCACCGCGCCAACAAGGCGAAGAAGATGCTGATCGACTACCAGAATGGCAACATCGATGGCGTGTCGAAGGACCAGAAGTTCGACCCGTCCCACGTGCTGTCCTTCCGCACCGACAATGGCACCGAAGAGGGCGGACGCATCTCCGTCGATGTCGAGAACTACATCGGCGTGATCTCGGACGAGCCCAAGGACGTGGGCGGCAGCAACGACGAGGAGGAGGAGTAGCAAGTTGGCTGACAGGAAGTACGGCCGGATGTTCACGATGGCCGACGTGGAGAAGATCATCGAACTGGTGGCCAACACCAAGGAAGTGCGTAACGTTCCACCGGATCAACTCTTCCGCGAGATCGAGGAGTGCGATGGGCCGTTCGATGGGCAGGATGCGCCGCCGCGTTTCAAGTTCGATGCCGACGAGCCCACGTTCACGCTGCGCGGTCGCGACCAGCGTGCCATCGCTGCCATCCGCTACTACCGCGACCACCAGAGCCCGAACGCGCCGATCGGGTTCCTGGAGGGCATCGACGGCGCGCTGTCGGACTTCGATCGCTTCCGACATGAGCACCCGGCGATGATGAAGCAACCCGACTGACATGTGGCTCTCTGTCAACCAGACTGAGATTCGTGTCATGGAGCACGAAGGCGACTACCAAGGTGGTGATACCCTCGTCCATCTCGAACCCGTCCGTAGCACCATGGGCGGCGTCAAGGTCGAGGTCATCGCCACGCCTGTCACGGAGGACAACTGATGGACCGCTTCCGTTCACGCGATGAGATCGATGATCAACTCAACCGCGCTGCTGAGGCAGTGGATGCCGGTGCCAGCAAGTGGCCTGGCATGACCTATGAGCAGGGTGTGGACAACGCTCTGCGCTGGGTGACCGGCGAGTCGGATGACATTCCGATGGAAGACGACTGACATGCCGGTTGCCAAAGATCCTCGTCTGGATCAGCTTGAAACCAGGCGGCTGGCAAGCGTCGGTCACCAGATCGACAATGACACGCTGCCTGCTGGCAGTCCGATGTACTACTACTGCAAGTGCTGCGGAATCCACGTGGCCACGATGCCAGAGGACTGGTATCGGGACCCGCCGCCGACGTACTGCGTCAACTGCAAGGATCTCATCTCGGATGGCGTGGTCGCCCGCGATGACACCTTCGAGCAGTGGGATCGCCAACGGGAGGCGACTGCCAGTGGCGGATGACATCATCATCCCTCGTCATGTCTACGACGACCTGATCAACTCTGCCAATACGCTTGTTGCTGTCGTCAGCAACGCGGTGGAGACGATCCTGGAGGGCACTCCCTACGAGTCGATGCTGCGTGGCCCGAACGAGGCGATGAAGGCGGCATTGACATTCGTCCCCGGTGCCGGTGTCTGGAATGGCAAGTGGGATGAGAGAGATGTGGAGTTCGAGGGCTTCCGGCACCACTCCCAGCCCGATCACAGCGGTCCCAACGCCGCCGTCAAGGCCACGCATCGGCCAACCGGCTTGTCGGTCGAGAGCTACATGAAGCCGAATGCCGATGCGAACCAGGCAAGCGCCCTCAGTGGCCTCAAGCGCCGGGTTGAGAGCTACGCTCGGCAGCAGGGGCTCACCACGTAGTACACTGCTGTCTCCGTCCTCCGTGGACGGTGTTGTCAACGGCATGAGCGCCCTGGTCCCCGCTGGCCGGGGCGTTCGTGTTTCTGGGCTTGGTAACCTTCCTGCTGTGAGAGCGCCTAAGCAGAACTGCCCGCGCTGCAACTCGCCTAGTCAGAGCTTCCGGCCCCAGCACCGCGATACTCCCAGTCCGTCTGGCAAGGTAATTGGTAGTCCTGCGGTGATCGAGGTCTACATCCGGTGCACGATCTGCCGCTGGGAGCGTGTACTGCGCAGGAGCACCAAGGAGATTGAACTGCTGGCCGACCGCGAACGCAGGCTTGTCAACCAGAGTGCTGCTGAGGAGAAGCGCTACGGCGTCACCAAGGGCTCGACAAGCAAACTGCTACAGACGGTGCGGGGAGAGATGTCCCGGATGCGTCAGGAGGCGGGGCTGGCATGACGCTGAAGGATCGGCTGACGCCGACAGAGCTTCAGATCGTCATGCACATTGCCAATGGCAAGTCGCTTGAAGAGATCGCTGCGATCCTGCACCGCTCGCGCTCCAACGTCAGCTACCACATCGGCCGTGCCCGCCAGCGGGCTCACGCCAACAACTTGCCGCACCTGGTGAGCATTGCCATTGCGACCGGCGATCTCATATGGGAGGATGAGCGTGAGTGCCGCTCCCTCTCCTCCCCAAACGGCGCTCAGCAGCCCCACCCGGCTTAGCGCTTTCAGTTCACCACCGGGTGGGGCCACGTGCTACTCTACCGGCCGCAGACGGGCCACGGCGATGGTCCTTCGCGAGCGTACAGCATGGCAGCCCGCTTGTCCTGTTCCGCAGGACTTGCATAAGCCGGGTTGCCACTTCCGCCCACGCTGTTCCAGGTGGACTGCGTGAACTGGTACGCCCCGTAGAAGCCGTTGCCGGTGTTGGTGCTGTAGTTGCCGCCTGACTCGCAGGAGCGAATCGACGCCAGCACACCACCCGCCCCGGCTCGGAGCGTCCGTGTCCCTGCTGGTGGGACGTGTGGTCTGCTGGCAACCAGCATCGTGTTGCCTGGGAACCGCATCCTGCGCAAGATGCGAAGCGACTTGGCGATATGCCTGCACTTCGACATGCGGTTGGTGCTCAGGCCCCACTTCCGGATGTTCCTTCCCGGTGCTCTTGTGCCATGGAGCCTGGCAACGGCGTGGTAATTCGCGGAGTAGACGGTAAGTAGCCTGTCATTACCGCACGATGTGCGCTTCGCCTCAGCGCTCACCGGTAGCATGAGCGTTGCCACTGCCGAAACAGCAACAACTAGCATGGTACGCATAACGTCTCCGCGCCCACCTCTCCCGCGTTGACCTGCTTCCTCAGCACGCGGGCCGTGGACGGGGATATACCCCCTTCCGGGTTGCTTGACCGGCGCACATGATACTAGCCTGTGAAACTGGCCCTAGAACGCAACAGACCCCCTGGGACGGAGGGGGTCTGCGCGTGGCGGGAGAGGCCAGTTCGCGAGCCGGACTCTAGCGCGTACCGGCGAGATCGCCAAGCTCGTCCAGGGGAACCGGCTGGGCGAGCAGTTCGCGGATCTGATCGGGGGTCCGACCGGAGGCAGCGGACACCTCATCCACGGAGTACCCGTGGACCCGGACAGCCTGCACAATCCCGCTGTCCAGAGCCGAACTCTCGGCCGCAGCGCGGACCTCGGCACGGATCAGGGTGGCGCTCTGGGAGGTGAGAACATCCAGGACGGTCATGGTGCTTGTCACTCTACATGATCCTAGCCTGTTTTGTCCAGATTCCGGGGGCATCAGCGCCTCCAAGGTTGGCAACTTCTTCCAATAACTACCCCGAAATCACCCCTTCGTAACACGTAGGATGGCCGGGTGATGGCCGCTGGCGAGCCGGGTCATGAGTCAATCGTTCTCAGTCGAGGCCGGTTGCGCTGCCCGCACTGCGAGCAGGTTGGCAAGTACCCAGGCGACTTCAAGTCGCTTGATCTCAACCCGAAGTACAAAGACGATCTAAACCCGG